AGCGCCGGCCGGAACCATTGAAACCAAGTGGTTTGCCGGCACCGCCGCTGCGGCGGGCGAGCTTGTCAAGATCACCACCACGGCGCCGGAGTAAGGAGCAGCACCATGAGCTTTATGAATCGTAAGCGGGCTTTTGCCCGTGATGCCGCCCTGATGGAACAGCGGATGGGCGTCATCCCATCCCTGGCGATGGATTACCTGCCCATCGAATACAAGTCGGACTTCCGCTTGGCGGCGGACGCGCAGCCGGCGCTCGTCACCACGTCCTCGGCTGGCATCCCGCAGTGGTTGACCAGCTACGTCGATCCCGATGTGATCCGGGTGTTCCAGACGCCGAACAAGGCAGCCCAGATCTTCCCCGAGACGAAGAAGGGCGATTGGACCATGCAGACCGCGTTCTTCCCGGTGGTGGAGAACACGGGCGAGGTCAGCAGCTACGGGGATTTCAACGACAATGCGCTCAGCGGCGCCAATGCCTCGTTTGAGGAGCGGGAATCCTACCTGTTCCAGACACACATCATCTATGGCGATCTGGAGGTGGAGCGCGCCGGGCTAGCCCGCTTGTCCTGGGTCAGCGAGTTGCAGGTGAGCGCCGCCAAGACCCTCGATAAGTTTCAAGATTATACTTATCATTTCGGCGTTGCGGGTTTGCGCTGCTACGGGATGCTGAACGACCCGAGTCTTTCGCCTGCGCTAACGCCCTCCGTCAAGGCTGCTGGCGGCACGAAGTGGGTCACGAACGGCCAGGCCACGGCCACGCCCAATGAAGTGTACAATGACATCCTGGCGCTGTTTCAGGAATTGGTCGGCGTTCAGGCCATAGGGCTGGTGGACGAGGACACGAAGCTCAAGCTGGTGCTTCCGAACGCCGTGGCAGTCGGGCTGGGCGCCACCAACAATTTCGGCCTGACCTTCCGCAAGGCGCTGAGCGAGTTTCTGCCGAACGTTGAGATCATCACCGATCCTCGTTACACCACGACGGCCGGCAACATTGTGCAACTCATCGCCAGCGAGATTGATGGGAAGGCCGCTGGCTACTGCGGCTTCAACGAGAAGCAGCGCGATCATCGTCTCGTGCCTGATACCTCCAGCTTCAAGCAGAAGAAAACGGCTGGTTCGTGGGGTTGTATCCTAAGGTTTCCCCTAGCTGTTGCCACAATGATTGGCGTGTAGTTCGATATCCGCTAGGCTGTGCCACAGGATAGGCGTATAAGTTAGGCACACTACTGTGAGCCTTGATGATGAAACGCTGCATAAAATGCAATGTTGAGAAGAGTCTAGATGACTTTTATCGTGCGTCGCGGAACGTCTCAGGTTATATGAATACCTGCAAAGAATGCGATTTAGCACGCTGTAAGCGTCGATACCAAATTGATCCCGATAGGATAAAGGCCAAAGTTACAGCTTGGAATTTGGCAAACCCAGAAAAGCGGAAAGCGAGAGACGCCGCTCACTACGTGAAGAACAGGATCGTCGCCAATCAAAGAGGCGCGCAATACTATCTCGCCAACAAAGCTGCCTGTAACGCCCAGAGCAAAATATGGGCAGCAAAGAACAAAGAAAGAGTGACCGAACTGAACCGGCAGAAGCGCATCCGCAACGGCGACCGGATCAGAGCAGCCCGCCGGGCACATTATACAGCGAACAAGGTGTCCTATGTTGCGAACGCAAGGAAACGGGAAGCCGACAAGTTGCGCGCAACGCCGGCATGGGCGGACTTGGCGAAGATCGAGGCTTTCTACGAGCTGCGGGAACGCCTGACCCTGGAAACCGGCATCTTGCACCACGTTGACCACATAGACCCGCTTCGTCACCCGCGTCTCTGCGGCCTGCATGTCCATTACAACCTGCGGGTAATCCCCGCTGCGATTAATCTTCGCAGGGGGAACAAACTTGAAAACGAGGTTTAACGATGGCCGGCACGGTTGACGTATGCTGCAAGTTGCCCGGCGGTCTACACTTGACGGTATTCCGAATGGAAGACAGCCAAGAATTGATGCAAGGGGGCACCTCGCGCGTCGTCAAGCGTGCAGTGGTCGAAGGCCGCGTCACCATCCGTGGCACCGGGCGCCGCGAGGACGATCCCCGCATCGTCGGCGGGTATGCTGTCACGCGCGGCGTGGCTGCAGAGTTCTGGGCGCGATGGCTGGAGCAGAATGCAGGTAGCGATCTGGTGAAGAACCACCTGCTTTTCGCTGCCGAGAAGCCCGCCATGGCGGAAGGTCAGGCAAATGAGCAATCTGCCCTGCGATCCGGCCTAGAGCCGCTGGACCCCAGCCGTCCGCCCCCCGAGTTTGCCCGCAAGATTGAAAAGGCCAAAGTTTTGGCCTGATCCGTCACTGTCCTTGGATAACGGAGATGCCAGCCCTGGCGAGCCGCAACGCAACTTCTTGGGTGATTGGGTCTTCGTTGGTGCCCTGTGTGTGATCCAGCGGCAGATCGTCATAATCGGGATCGCTGTCTAGCACCGGATACTCAGTACCGTCGCTGCATGGCGGGGCCGCAAACACGGTCATAAGCGCTCGCGCAACCCGTTCCTCAAGTTTCATCATCGCCTCCTTTGAGGAGCAGCTTTAGCACAGGAACAACAATCATGCCCGATACCATCAGCGTCGCCTCCCGCCTACCCATGTCCATCCGCATGGACGTGGAGGGCAAACCCCGCGTCATCATCCATGGCAGCAACAGCCGCGAGGCTGTAGACGGCGCCGGCATCACGCACGGCGTGGACCCCGCCGCATTCGACGCCTGGATGAAGATGCACGAGAAGTCCGACGCCGTGCAGCAGGGTATGATCCAGAAGGTCGATCCGGCCAAGCTGGAGGAGGCCAAAAAGGAATTGCCCGCGCCGCCGCCCGTCCCGGTTACTGCCGCCCCAGCCCCCGCGCCGACCGAGCGCGCCGACGTGGCCGACCTGAAGGTCATGAAGGAAGCCAAGGTCGCGCCGGCTACGCCACCCGCCGCCCCGCCGACCTAACCCATGGCGACCGCGCCGTTCGTCTATGCTGATTGGGCGGCGCAGTTCCCGGAGTTCGCCGGGCGCGTGACGGAAGCCATGGCGAACGCTTACTTCGCACAGGCTGGCGACGTTTCGCCGTTGGTGGACAACAGCGGCAGCAGCCCGATCACTGACCCCGCGCGGCTAGGGCGAGTCCTCTACCTGCTGACCGCGCACATGGCACAGTTGTTCGCCCCCCTCACCCCTGGCGGTGCGGCATCCGGTCTTGTCGGGCGCATCAGCAGTGCCGGCGAGGGATCAGTGTCGGTCGGCACCGACATGGGCCAGGTCACGACATCTGCGGCCTGGTTTTTGCAGACGCCGTATGGCGCGCTGGTTTGGCAGATGCTGTTGCCCTATCGGCTGGGTCGCTACGTGCCTGCTTGCCCGACGCCGCTGGGCTTCGATGTGATTCGGAGGCCGAACGGATGGCGATGAAAGGCGGCGCGAAGCTGGAAGCGTATTTCAAGCAGGCGGCGGCGCGTGTCAGCCAGCCTGGCACACTTGAGGTCGGCTTCCCCTCGGGTGACACGTACGCGAATGGGGTCAGTATCCCCATGGTTGCGGCATTAAATGAGTACGGTGTGCCCTCGCGCAACCAGCCGCCACGTCCGTTCTTCCGTAACATGATTGCTGCTGATTCTCCCCAATGGGGAAAGACCATGGGAACGCTACTCAAGGCAATGGATGGTGACGGTCATAAGGTGCTGACCCAGATGGGCGAATTGATTGCCGGGCAGTTAGAGAAAAGCATCACCGAGTTTACAAGTCCGCCGCTGTCGCCCAAGACGATTGCTCGCAAGGGATGGAGTCAGCCCCTGGTTGACAGCGGCGTTCTGAAGATGAGCATCAAATACAAAGTCACCGACGAGTGACCATAATTCGTGCCGCTCTCCGCCGACTAAGCGCGCTGTTCGCCCCGGCATCGCGCGCCCCGATCCCGCAGACGGGCATGGTCATCCCCATGCCGACCGGCACCAAGCCACCGCCACCCGCGCCGTCCCGATGAACCTGCACGGCATCGTCCGCAATGTCGTGGGCGCGGTCAATCCGCAGGTGCCCTGCACCGTGCAGCACAGCACCGGGTCTGAGACCTCTCCTGATGGCAAGCGCGTACCGGCATACGGCGTGCCAGTGCCGCTGATGGCACAGGTGCAGGCTCTGACCACACGCGACCTGATGCAGTTGAACGGTCTCAACATTCAGGGCAGCACCCACAAGATTTACCTGTCGGACCCGATCAACGGCATCGTGCGATCCACCCGCAAAGGCGGCGACCTGATCACGCTGAACGATGCCGTGCATGGAGTGCAGACCTATCTTGTGACGGCTGTGACCGAAGAGTGGCCTGATTGGACCGCAGTCACCGCCACCCTGCAATCGCCCTAAATGCCTGTCTCGCTGTCGCAAGCCGAAGCCGATGCCATGACGGCGCTGCGAGCCTTTCTGCTGAGCATCCTCCCGGCCACGATAGAAGTCGTCCAGGGTCAGACAAACCGTGTAGCCGAGCCAGTCGGGCCAGACTTCGTAGTGCTGACACCTACCTTGCGCGGGCGCCTCTCAACGAACGTCAGCACCTACCAAGATGTGCCTGCCGCTGGCACCCGCCGCGTGTTGGCCTCAACGCAACTGACCATACAAGTGGACGCGCACGGCCCAAACGGCGCTGAAACCATCCAGGTCATCACCACGCTGTTGCGCGACTTCGCGGCGTGTGCGGCCTTCAAGAAGGCAGGCGTTGACGCCGCGCCACTCTATGCCGGCGACCCGCACCAGACGCCGTTCATGAATGGCGAGGGGCAGGTTGAGACGCGCTGGACCGCCGATGCCGTGTTGCAGGTGAACCCGGCCAGCGTGGTCCCGCAGGACTTTGCCGCCGCAATGCGCATTGACGCTCGCGCGGCTGATCGGGGCAACGTGTTGACGGTTGGGCCGGTCGTCATGCCGCCAAGCATCACGCCGCCCCCGCCCGTCATTCCGGTGCTTCAATCCGATAGCTACGCCACCACGATCTACGGCAACGGCAGAGACAGCAGTTTTACCGTCAAGCACGGCCTCGGCACCCAAGACGTGGTGGTGCAAGTGCGCGACCCCAACGACGCATACGCCGTTGTGCCCGGCGTGGACAGCACTGCGCCGACTGCTGACACGGTCCTGATTGACCTCACTGCGCCGCTTTCTGAGGGCGCCTCTCTTCGCATTATCGTCAAGAGGTAATACCATGGCCATCGCAGCCTTCGGCCCGCGCTTCCTTGCAGTCATCAATGCCAACCCGCCCCTTGCCAATGCGACCTCGTGGGCTGCGAGCACGGTCTATGCCAGAGGGGCGACCGTTACGTTTGGCACCCCGCTTTCGCTGTACGTGGCTCCGCCGGCTGGCGTCCCGTCCCGGACCACGTTCACGGTGGGTGATTGGATTCTGATCGCCCAGGGAACGCAAGGTGGACAGGGAACGCAGGGCATCCAGGGCATCCAAGGCACGGCGGCGCCGCTCTTTGTCGGCACAGTGACGTGCGACGGCATCAACCATGCGTTCACGATCACGCACAACCTCAACAGCACATCGCTGGTCGGCCAGATTCACGACCCAAACGACAGCAACGCGGTAGTCCCCGGCGTGGACATCACCTTCCCGAGCACGACGACCGCAACAATCGACACTGGCAACGTCCTGCCCAGCGGCACAGTGCTCACCGTCGTCATCCACTAGCCCATGACCGCCCTGACCGGGGACGGCGGCCCGCGCGATGTAGCTACCCTGCTGGCGATGGCCGCCAACCTGACCGCAGTGCAGCCCTTCCGCCTCAGCAGCCCGCTTCTCCGCGCCAGTGCAACCGGCCTGACCGCCGCTGGCACGACGCAGGCCACAGGGCTGGTCCTAACCCGCGACATTAACGTGGTCACGACCGCGGCAACCGGGACCGGCGTTGTCCTGCCAAACTTCGGCATCGGTGCGGAAGTCCTCGTCATCAATCAGGGTGCCAACCCTCTGACGATCTACCCGTTCAGCGGCGGCAGCATAGGCGTCGTCCAGGTTGGTCCGTCCGCCCTTCCTCTGTCGTTCGCAGGCACCGCTGGCGCACCTACCGGCAACCAAGTCCTGACCATGATCAGCGGCACTGCGCCGTCGCTGAACGGCTCTGGTTCCATGGTGTTCACCAGCACCGAGGTGTTGGGGCTGATCGAAGGGATCGGCATGGTCCCAGACGGCGAGTACGTCTTCGCTGTGAATGGCGTGACGACCTCCAGCCAAGCGGACATCCTGATCCGAGCGGCTGGCACAGGTTCAACGAACCGCTACCTGTTGCAGTATCGCTGGGGCACGCCGTCTGTGAATTTCGTCGCGGAGCCAGGCGGCGTCCAGGGCACCTTTCAGAATGGTGGAAGCATGGGGCTGCCGTCATCGAGGATCAGCGTGCTGATCTCCGGCAGCACCTTCACGGCCAAGCAAGATGGCGTGGTGATCAGCAGCTTCACCGACACGTCGATTACGGCGGCCGGCTACATCGGCATTGGCGGCATAAGCCTCAACTACAGCGGCGTCTCATACTTGGCCCCCAGCGCCACGTTCTCGCTCGCCAGCGTGTCCGCCAAGCAGTTCGTGCAGGTCAGCGCGACGCAGTTCTATTCGGCCTAAGCGCCGCTGCTGCCATAGCACCTTGAGCCGCCGTACTGCGGCAGGAGTACCCTTAGACAACCCGCGGTTTCCAGGTTTTTCCTTTCAATACGCTTTTGATCGCATCTTCTGATACTCCATGCCTTTCTGCGATCACCGTGATTTTTTCGGGAAACATCTTATAACCAGATCGGATTTCAGCGGCTTTTTCATCACTCAGTCTGTGTTGTGGCATTCTGGCTCTACGCTTTTTCTCCAATGTCTCGGGAGTGTCTTGATAGCCTAGCTTGCGGGTGTTGCCTAGTAGGGATGTGCTGACTTTGGCTCTAGTTTCACTAGTTGAGGATTTGCCAATCCGTGCAGCGGCTTGCTTAGCTTTGTGCTGCGGCAGCATTGTCCTGCCTGTTAGGCCCGCAATGATATTTGCCTTGGCTTGTGGAGAACGCTTCTTGCCGCGATGCGCTGCACCGTTCTTCGCCCGAGCCTCAAGCGATGGAATATAGCCGCACTGACCGTCCCCTCCATCTGTCAGGTTGACAAGTAAGCCGCCGTTGATCTCGCGGCCAATCGCCGCGATCCATGCTATCTCGTAGTCTCGCGCCTTAGCTTGGCTTAATCCTTCTGCCACTTTGAGTTTTGGGAACTCCTTTTGCCCACTACGAAGGATTTCACGAATAATATTCGCACAATGCGTCTTACGTCCACTTTGAGCATACCATAGATGGTTCGTGATGCGCCTGCCTCTGCCTCTACCTACGTAGAACGGAAGACCGTTCCAGCGAAAGAGTACATAGACATAATAATCCATTTGGTCTAGGGAACGAACAGCCATGAAGATGTCTCCAGCATCGAGTGGTCAGGATCGGCGGCAGTGGTGGAACACTGACGCCGATCCGCATTATGCCTTGTTCGTCGCTGGATATCAACAATGACGAGCGGGAATTAATACGATGACTGCATCAGTGCCTGCTTCCCAAATTGTCAGCGTCACCCCAAGCGTCCTCAGCGCGGGCGGCCGGGCGCTAGACCTGATCGGCCTTGCACTCACCACCAGCCCCCTCGTACCTATCGGAACCGTGCCAGCCTTCGCAACTCCTGCTGACGTGCAGGGCTTCTTCGGTGCGGACTCTGACGAAGCGCAGGCGGCGGCCGTCTATTTCCTGGGCTACGACAACTCATTCAAGAAGCCGGGCGCCTTGCTGTTCGCACAGTATCCGGTGGCCGCTGTTTCTGCATACCTCCGCAGCGCCACCATCCTGCTGAACCTAGGTCAGTTGCAAACTCTGAGCGGCGACCTGGGCGTGCTAGTGGACGGCGTGCCAAAGTCGGCCTTGGCGATCAGCTTGGCAGGCGTAACTAGTTTCAGCGCCGCCGCTGACGCGATTGCGTCCGCAACGGGCGTCGCGTGCGCTTGGGATGCAGGCACCGCCACATTTACCTTAGCCTCCAGCACCACCGGCAGCGGGTCCACCATGGGTGAGGCCATCGGCAGCCTTGCTGACGAGTTGGGCTTCAGCACGCTACTCGGAGGCGTCACCTCGCAAGGCGCGGATGCGGCGGACCCCAGCACATTCATGGACAGCATCACCGCTGTTACCCGCAACTGGGCCAGCTTCACGACGCTATTTGAGGCGAACCTAGGCGACAAGCTAAATTTCGCAGCATGGAATACCGGCACCAACGGCCAATCGCTCTATGCCGAGTGGGATACTGACGCGACAGACGCCCAGTATGGGGCCGTCGCCTGCTTCGGCCAGTTGAACGGCCCGGCCGGCGCGAACAACTCCGGCACTGTCCCGATCTATCAATCGCGCGATCACGCCATGTTCCTGATGGGCGCCATCGCCTCCATTGACTTCGGCCGCCGAAATGGCCGCACCACGCTGGCCTTCCGCAGCCAAGCTGGCCTTACCGCTAGCGTCACAAACGCCTCGGTAGCGACCGCGCTGATCGCCAACGGCTACAACTTCTATGGCGCATATGCGACCGCCAACGACCGCTTCACGTTTCTGACTGGCGGCTCAATCAGCGGCCAGTTTGCTTGGATTGACACCTATATCAACGAAATCTGGATGACGAATAACTTCCAGTTGGCGTTGATGATATTGCTGACACAGGTGGGATCAGTTCCCTTTGACGAAGCTGGCTACGCCTTGATCCGCGCCGCGGGTCAGGACCCGATCAATCAAGCGATCAACTTCGGCGCAATCCGATCCGGCGTCAGTCTTTCAGCGGCGCAAGCGGCCGAGGTCAATCAACAGGCTGGCGTTCGGATCGACGACCTCCTGTCCACCCGCGGTTGGTATCTGCAAGTGCTGGACCCAACCCCGCAGGTACGTGCGGCGCGCGGCTCGCCGCAATGCACGTTCTGGTACACGGATGGTGGATCGGTGCAGTCAATCAACCTTGCTTCCATCACGATCCAGTAGAGGCCGGTAGCATGGCAACGATCACCGCAGCCAACAGTATCGTCATGCTGGGGATCAGGAACCTCTTTCCTGTCGCCCTGGAAATCCAGGGTTTTAGCATGGATGACGTGTTCGGCAGCGAAGCGCTGGAGACGGTCGAGACGATGATGGGCGTCGATGGCCGGTTGTCCGCCGGCTGGGTAGCGACTGCCAAGAAGTTCACGATCAGCTTGCAGGCTGACAGCCCCAGCAACGATGTGTTCGACTCATGCCATAATGCGCAGGAGACGGTGCGTGAAGCTTTTGAGTGGTTTGGCGAACTGTCGCTGCCGTCCATCGGCAGGACTTTCACGCTGACCCAGGGCTATATGACGACATACATGCCGACGCCTGAGGTCAAGAAGGTGTTGCAGCCCCGAAAGTTCACCCTGACTTGGGCGCGCATCCAAGGTGCTCGCATCCCGGTGTTTTAATGGCACGCAAGACACTCATCTATACCGTTAGCGATGCTGGAAGAGACTTCCAAAAGAAGTTCGTGATCACCGAAATGCCTGCCAGCCAAGCCGAACGATGGGGCACGCGCGCCCTGATGGGCATGGTGAAGGGGGGCGCGCAGGTGCCGGACGAGATCGTGGAGATCGGCGGCATGGCAGGAGTGGCCGCCATGGCTGGCCTGGGACGCCGCATGATAGCCGCCGCCGCTTCAGCTTTCGCCTCCATGCCTTTTGACGTGGCCGAACCACTGCTGGACGAGATGATGGGATGCGTGCTGTCTCAGCCAAACCCTGCCGACCCCCGCATTACCCGTGTTCTGACCGAGACGGACATTGAGGAGGTGCAGACCCGCGTGAAGCTGCGCGCCGAGGTGTTAAAGCTTCACCTGGATTTCTTGCCCGCCGCAGCCCCACAGGAGCCGATCCCGGCGGCGGCGACTCCCGCCTGATCGGCTACAAAAACCTGCCATCCAGCATCGGCACTGTGATCTCGGCCGGGAAGGCCACCCTGCACGAGCTAGACACCGTGTATTCGGTCGAGGACGTGTACGGCATGCTGGAGGTGCTGGCCGTGGATGCCCACAACCAGCGCGTGATGAACCCGCCGCCGGCCACTTAGGAGGCCAAGCCTTGATCAGCTGACCACATGCTGAGGCTTCAGGCTAAGTGGATTGTAGAAGGCTTTCTGTATGAACGAAGCGCAGTCTTTTCTTGCTACGGTAAGTGATGCAGCAGACAAATTCTGTAGTGCGAGGGATGTCTATCGCATTTCAGGCTTAGCACCTGAGCATTGAGATGCTTACTTGAAAGCCAGACACGCATACGGAGTTGCGGCTTTTGAGTTGAAAGTCTTGCACAATAAGATTTTGCAAAGCGCTGCCATAGATGCTGCTTCCTCTATAGAATGAGATGATATAAAGAGGACGGGAGGCTTTCATAGCAACAGTCATAGATGCATTAATAATTACCCTGGGCCTGAACGCCGACAACTACGTCCAGAACAGCAAGAAAGCGCGCGAGGCACAGAAGAACCTGACCGCCGAGGAGGCGCACGCTGCCAAGGACGCAGAGGGGTTCGCCAAGAAGCGCGGCGAAGCCTACCGCAAGATCGGCGCGGAGTTCCTGGGCCTGATCGCCGTGTTCACCGCCGGGCGCAGCATCAAGCAGTTTGCCAGCGACATCACGGCAAGTGACGCCGCAGTGGGACGCTTCGCGCAAAACGTCAACATGACCACGCAGGATGTGACGGCCTGGGAAGGCGCCGTGGAACGAGCCGGCGGATCGGCGGCCGGCATTGACGGCACGCTGCACGGCCTAACGCAGCAGTTTCAGCAGTTGGCGATCACCGGGCACAGTGCCGTAGTGCCCTATTTCCAGGCGTTGGGCGTGGAAATCAGCGAAGCCAGCGGCAAGGCCCGGCCGATGGGTGATATTCTGTTGAGCCTAGCGGATAAGTTCCAGGGCCTGAACCCAGCCCGCGCCGCCGCCCTGGGTGCCGGGATTGGGCTTGATCAGGACACCATCAACCTGCTGCGACAAGGCCGCGCCGCCGTGCAGCAACTCTTGGATGAACAGCGCAAGATGGGCGTGGTGTCCGCCGAGGATGCGGAGCGGGCGCAGCGCCTGCAAAACAGCCTCCTAGACTTGCGCCAGATGATGACTTCGCTGGGCCGCACGATTCTGAACGACGTGACGCCCTACGTGATTGAGTTCATTCACTGGCTGGACGAGTTGTTGCAGGCGAACCGCAAGGGGCTGGCGGCTGAGATCACTGAAAAGATCAAGGCCCTAGGCGACTTCTTGCGGAAGATTGATTGGCCAGAGGTGCAGAAGGGCGCAAAACAGTTTGCCCATGAAGTCATGGAGATCGCTAAGGTTGTTGACCACTTGGTTGATCGCCTGGGCGTCATGCTGGGCCTCTGGAAAAGCTCTGCTCCCATAAGCGGCATTGAGTCATTCCTGATGAGCACACCCACTGAGGCTTGGGAAGGCTTCAAAGGGTGGGCAGGCGGCAAGATTTTCGGCACCACCAAGCCAGCCGGGGACGCGCCGGCTGCAACGGCCCCTGGCGCCCCTGGAGGACATGTTGAGGCCAACCCGTCCCCGGCCGATGCCTGGTACAAGCCGATCCTAGACCTGATCGGCATGGGCGAGGGCACGGACAAGGGTCGCGGCTATAACGAGACCTTGGGCTACGGCAAGTTTACCAAGACGCCGGACAATCCGACCGGCGCGATGAACCTGACCGGCATGACGCTGGACCAGATCGACAAGCTGCAAAAAGATATGCTGGCCAAGCAGGGCGACAACCCGGCGCGATCCTCAGCCCTAGGGCGCTACCAGTTCACGCAGACCACCTTGCGCGACATGCGCGACAAGTACGGCTTGTCCGGCTCTACCCTGTTCAACGAACAGATGCAGGACCACCTGGCGGCGTTGCTTATTAAAGACAGCGGCGGTGCAAACCCCAAGACGCTGTCAAGGAAGTGGGCCTCAATTCCGGACCCTGAGAGTGGGCGTTCCTTTTACGGCCAGCGGACGGGCGTCACCCCGCAGCAGGTGCAGGATGCCTTGCGGGGGCTGCCGCCGGTTGGCGCCCCTTCCCGTGCGGCGAACGTCAACAGCACCCGCACCACCAGCAACGACAACAGCGCCACGACGCAGATCGGCAGCATTACCGTCAACACGCAGGCCAAGGATGCGCGCGGCCTCATGGGCGACATCCGGCGCGAGGCCAGCCGCAGCAGCTTGGTCGCGCAGGCTGCAACCGGGCTATCCTAAGTGTCGGCCCTCTATCCCGATGTGCCCGATGTGCCCGGTGTGCCGCCCGTGCTGCGCCAGTCAGGCGTCAACCTGGCCATTGATGTCGCCTTGCTGACCGCAGACGTGCTGACCGGCCTGGGCGGGCTGTTTCTGCCGCAGTGGGGCATCTTCGATGCGCTCGGCGCCCCGGCCTTCATTGGAGATGCGGTGCTGGGCGTGGACTTCCGCGATGAGGCGCGCGTGTCGGACTTCTCGTTGGAGGCCGGCGCATTCAGTTCGTACAACAAGGTGGATGTGCCGTTTGATGTGCGGGTGACGTTCGCAGTCAGCGCCGACCTCGCCACCCGGGCCGGCTTCCTAGCCGATTTGCGCGCGGCGAAGCAGTCGCTGGACTTGTTTACGGTCATGACCCCGGAAGCAGTCTATCCTAGCGCGAACATTGTGCATTATGACTACCGCAGGCAGACGCGCGGGGCGGTGTCGCGCATTGACGTGGACGTGTGGCTGCAAGAAATCCGCATCACTGCGGCGGCGCAGTTCAGCAGTTCGCAGGACCCCGCCGCGGCCGATCCCGTAGACGGCGGCACGGTGACGCCCACGCCTTCCAACGATACATCGAACGTAAGCCCCAACCCGCCCACCAACACCCCGTCAGCGACCGCTGCAGATGGGCCGCAGGCGCTTCCGGCTACCACCACATCGTCCAGCACTCCCCCGGAAGGGTCTGTCGTGCCGGTGCCCGGCAGCAGCAACCCACCTCTTCCGGAGATCACCGTATCTTCGGCGCCACCAGCCAACGCGCCGACCATCTCGGACGTGGACGCCATGGTGGCTCAATCGCGCGCCATGGGCGTCCCAGAGGAGTCCATTCGCGCTGACTTTGAGGCGGCAGGTGCGCTCGACCTCTACAAGCCGCCGAGCTGACACATGTCCATTATCCCGCTGGCGGGTATCCCGTCGCAAACCGTGGCCGTGTCGCTGGCAGGCCAGCGGTGCCGGCTCAACGTCTATTCCAGATCAGTCTATCCGATTATGCAGTCAACCACGCCACAGCTACTGGCAAGTGAGCCTTACCAAGATCAGATTCTCGGCACCGAAAGCGGGCAGGACATCATTGCGGAAAGCGGCCAGGTCCTGAGCATTGTAGATGCGAGCCAGCCCACAACGCAGCAGAATTTGGTGACAGAGGGCGGCGTGGCACTGGTTGTCGGAACGCTACTTGCAACGGATCAAAGCGTGCTGCCGCAGCTCTACATGGACCTGATCGTCAACGACGTGCTGCTGGCGGCTAGCGTGCCGTGTCTCGCTGGAGCGCTGATCGTGCAGGACGCCTACCTCGGGTTCACTGGCAACCTGTTCTGGTATGACAACGTTGGCCAGGATGACCCACAGTTCGGCGGCATCGGCTCGCGTTGGTTTTTGGACTACTTGGACCTTAGCGGCTCCTAGCGAGCGCGTCCCAGTAGCAATGCCTGCCGTTTGATGCTCAACGTCATTGCCGGGTCGGCGCGCAACCAAACGCAACCTGCCGGAGTTGCCTTATGCAACCCTTGCTGTTGGCCTTCATGTAGAATGCCTTCCAACTGAGGCTCCTGCGGTCCAAAGGATAGCCAGTTGGTGCGGGCATCGGCGATCAGACCAGCAATCGCGCCACTCGCAGTTGGACCATCTAAGACATGGCAAGTAAGCGATGCCTGTATCAGCGCAATGGAGGCGATGCTGTCCGCCTTTGCGTGCTCCCAGGCATAGCGGCGTTCCTTTGGCGTGATCTCCTGCCCCCAGGCGCACGGGGTGGCCGCGACGGCGCATAGGAGTGCTGCGACGATGATCTTCATGGCTTACCTGTAGGGTGGCAAACGCATCCTATGCACGCCGCCGGCTGGATGTCACGTTTACCTTGGGAACCGGGACGTTTGGCGAAGGCACGCCAGACACCGTGACCCTAAGCGGCCTGCGTGTGTCGGCCGCCATCAGCAAGGCCGGCAGCCCTTCGTTCAGCCAGGCGCAACTCCGCATCTACGGCATGACCGAGAGCCAGATGAACAAGCTGTCCACCCTGGGACAGCGCGTGAGCGAGCAGCGCAAGAACACCGTGGCCGTCCAGGCGGGCGACGATCAAAGCGGCATGAGCCTGGTATTCCAAGGCACGATCTACGAGGCATGGGCGGACTTCAACGCCGCGCCGGAGGTGGTGTTCAACGTCGCGGCCACGTCCGGCATGTACGATAACATCAAACCGGTTCCGGCCAAGTCCTTCCGTGGCCCGACCGATGCCGCTGTCATCATGGCGGGCCTGGCGCGGGATATGAATCTGACGTTTGAGAACAGCGGTGTCGGCGGCATCATGCTGAGCAGCCCCTATTTCCCAGGGACGGCTAGGCGCCAGGCCGAGGCTTGCGCCAAGGCGGCAAACATCAACTGGCTCATCGACAACAACACGCTGGCGATCTGGCCCAAGGGTGCGGCACGCGGCGACCAGGTGCCGCTGCTGTCGCCTGACACCGGCATGAGAGGCTACCCGACCTATACCAGCACGGGGGTTGCCATCGTGGCGCTCTACAACCCGTCCCTGACCTACGGCGGCAAGATCAGGGTGCAGAGTGATCAGACCCCGGCCTGCGGTGTCTGGTTGGTGCAGGTGCTAGACTACGATCTTGAGGCCGAAACGCCGGGCGGCGCGTGGTATTGCCGGATCGAAGCAGTGAGGCCGGGCTATGGCATCGCCTTCTGATACCGGCCCCTTCTCGACGCAGGAAGCCAACACAACTGGCGGCGATGTTAACGCCCACGCCTTCCTCATTGAGCAGATTGTCAATCGCATGGGCACCACCTCGCTGGTCAAGGTACTTGCCGTGAATCCGCCGGCTGCTGGCGGCAGGGTGGGCACCTTGGACGTGCAGCCCATGGTGCATCAGGTGGACGGTGTGGGTCAGCCGACCCCGCACGGCACGATCCATGACGTGCCTTACTTCCGTTACCAGGGCGGCAAGAACGCCATCATCTTGGACCCGGAGGTCGGCGACATCGGCTTGGCGCTGTTCTGCTCGCATGACAGCAGCACCGTGAAAACGACCGGCCAGCCGTCGCCGCCCGGGTCGCGCCGTCGCTTCGACATGGCGGATGCGCTTTACATCGGCGGCGTCCTGAACAGCGCGCCAACGCAGACGGTGGCATTCGGGTCGGATGGCATCACGATCACCTCGCTCACGGCGATCATCCACAAAGCGCCCTCCATCGCCATGATCTCACCTAGCATTGCCTTCAAGGGGGATGCCCTGACCCACAACGGTGTCAACATCGGAGCGACCCACAAGCATGGAGGCGTGCAGACCGGCGGCGGCATCACCAGCGTGCCGCAATGAGCGGGCGCACCTTGCTTCTGGAAAGATCGGCCTGGGACCTGTGCCTGACTGCCAGCCGTAGCATCGCCACCTGCACGGGCGCTTACGCCCTGGCGCAGGACACCGCCAGCGCCATTCGGCTGTTTCGCGGGGAGTTGTGGTACGACACGCGCCAGGGCGTGCCCTACTTTGAAGACATCTTGGACCAGGCGCCATCCGTTGCGTTCATGCGGGCGCAGTTTGAAGCGGCGGCCTTGACCGTACCGGGCGTGGTGACGGCGACGTGCTTTATCAGCGGCATCATCAACCGCCAGGTGCGCGGTCAGGTGCAGATCACCGATGCTGCTGGCGTCATCGCTGCGGCGGGCTTTTGATGGCAGCAACCAACGTCCCCCGCGCGAAGATCACCCTGCAAGGCGTAGTGGCCCCTGCCGCGTCTGCCGTTCTGGCGGGCGTGTGGTCGGACCTCAACACGGCGTTCGGCGGCGACCTCAACACCACCAACCTAGCGACCCCCGAGGGGCAGCTCGCCAGTAGTACTACCGCCATCATCACTGACAAGAACGACCAGTTTCGCGCCTACGTGGCCGGAGTTGATCCGGCCTACTCAGCCGGGCGGATGCAGGACGGCATCGCACGCATTTACTTCATCAGCCGCGATCCAGCCCGCCCAACCGTCGTTCAGGGACAGTGCATTGGAGCGGCAGGGACCGCAATCCCGTTCGGGGTGCTTGCCAGGGCTGCTGATGGCAACCTCTACCGCTGCACGACTGCCGGCACGATCCCAGAGGGCGGGTCTGTCGCGCTGCCATTCGCTTGCCAGGCGACGGGGCCGATCCCCTGCCCGGCCGGCACTCTCGGCGTCTACCAGATCATCTCCGGCTGGGACGCCATCACGAACGCAGCAGATGGCGTCATCGGCAACAACGTGGAAAGCCGGGTGGCTTTTGAGGCTAGGCGACGGGCTTCGGTGGCGATCAACGCGCGAGATAGCCTGGACTCCATCCTGGCGAACGTGCTGGCGGTGCCAGACGTGCTGGATGCCTATGCGGCTCAGAACGACACGGCGTTCTCTGTCATCAGGGGCGGAATCACCCTGCCCCCGCACTCGCTGTATGTGGGCGTGGCCGGCGGCGATCCCGATGCAGTGGCCCTGGCGATCCGCACCCGCAAGTCTCTGGGCTGCGACACGGTGGGCAACGTCACTCGGATGGTGCCGGATGCTGCTTACGCCGCGCCGCAGCCGACCTATGCCACCTCGTTCCAAGTGCTGGCACCGACGCCAGTCTTGTTCGCCATCAAATTGGCAAACGATCCCAACGTGCCCTCGGATGCGCCGTCGCAGGTACAGGCTGCGATAATCAACGCGTTCGCCGGGGCGGATGGTGGCCTGCGTGCCCGAAGCGGCGGTACGATCTATGCAAGCCGGTACTATGCGCCTGTGTCAGCCTTGGGGGCTTGGGTGCAGATCATGTCCATCACGCTGGGGGTCGGCGCGGCCACCGGCTACTCCACCGTGATGCGGATTGATCAGATGCCAGTTGTGGCCCCGACTGACATCACCGTGACGTTGGTCTGATGCAGGGGATTGAGCGGACCGTTGTCTCCCAGTACGGAAACAGTCCCGTGCTGCTGGCGATCATCAACGCCTTCAACGATGCCATTGACCCGGCAGCCGACTTTGAACTGTTCTATGACCAGATTTGGAATCTTGATACCGCATCTGGCTACGGGTTGGATTTGTGGGGCCGCATCGTTGACGTGTCCCGCACGCTATCGCTCACAGTCGCGCAGACCTCGTTCGGCTTCAACACCAAGAACCGCAGCTTCGCCCCGTTTGGGCAGGCACCCTTCGTCAGCAGCGCAAACGTCACACGGAACTTTCGGCTAGAGGATGAACCTTATCGCCGACTGATCCTAGCAAAAGCGGCGGCCAATATCTGCGCCTGCTCGGCGCCCGTTCTGAACATGATCTTGACCTCACTGTTTGGGGATCAAGGCCGCTGCTATGTTACCGACTACGGCCACATGATGATGCGGTTCACGTTTGAGTTCTTCCTGAACCCAACCGACTTCGCGATCCTCACGCAGTCCGGCGTGATGCCAAAGCCTGCCGGCGTCACCCTCTATGTGGCGCAGCTTCCGCCACGCAGAACGTTCGGTTTTGCGGAAGCGGGGCGTGATTCGTCGGCACCGTTCGGACAGGCGCCGATGTTGTCCACTGCCAGCATCATCGTCGCTGTCGCCCAACAGCCAGGCATCTAGCCGCCCTGCCTTTGCGCTGCGCCGTTACGCGCGCTGGAGAACACTTGATGCAGTCCAGCAACCTCCCGGCGCGGGTTCCACTCGCCTTCGCGACCGATGGACCCAAGAACATTATCCCGCTTGCCTCGCAGATCGCAATCAAACCGGCTATCGCCTCCCTAACTGATGGCTTTCCGCCTATCACTATGCTGCCTGACAACGCTGGCGGTTTGGCGCCGTTCGGCGAGGACTTCAACGGTATCCTCTTTTTGTTGTCCGCGCAGATTGTTTGGGCGTGCGCGGGCGGTCCAATGACGTTTGATGTTGGGTTCGCAGAAGCGGTTGGCGGCTATCCCAAGGGCGCGAACCTCGCATCCAACACCGCTCCTGGCCGGCGCTGGACATCAGTCATTGAGAACAATGCCAACGACCCAGACGCGGGCGGCGCCGGATGGATTGTCGGAGCGCAGCCGCCAACAGCGCGCGAGGTGTACAGCCAGCCCGGTACGGTGGAATGGGTTTGTCCCCCTGGTGTGTATCAGCTTGAGCCGCGTTTGGTTGGCCCTGGCGGCGCAGGCAGCAATGGCGCGCCCCCGAATCCTGGCCATGGCGGCGGCGGCGGCGGTTACTGCTCCGGCCCGGTGTATGTAGTTCCGGGCAACATCTATCCTCTCTCAGTTGGCTTGTTCGGCGGCGTGGGCGTTCCCGGTAGTCCGACCAGCGCGTTCGGTCTGATCGCAAACGACGGCGGCAATGGCAGTGCGGGTGGCCCTGGCGCTGGCGGCACGGCCACAGGTGGCCTTATCAATCGCCAAGGCGGCGGCGGTGGCTACGGCTACATGGGGGGTACGACGGCCTTCGGCGGTGGCGGCGGCGCTTCGCCTACGTTGTATGGACCAAACCCCAGCGTCAACAGCCCTGGCCCAGCCACGCCAGGCCAGCCCGGTAGCACCGGACAGGGCGGCACGGGCGGCCCGAACGGCTCAGGCGGCAATGGCGGTGGTGGAGAAATCGTACTATGCTACTGACCCGCGCCACGCTAATGGCCAGCGTGCTGCTCTTGCCTATGGCAAGCCGTGCTGCGGAGCCGACCAGCGCACCGATCAGCGGCCTGCCGACCGCAACGTCAACAACCGGCGGGGAACTGCTTCCCTGCGTTCAGGGCGGCGTGACGCGCCGCTGCACCGTGCAGCAGATCGTCAAGGCCCCAATGGACAGCGTTGCCGCCGAGGCTGCTCGCGCGCTTGCAGCGGAGGCCGCCAAAGCCAGTCAAGCCAATTTCTCCACGTCCACCACGGGCGATGTGGTGCTGAGTTCAGGCACCGCCGGAGCGCAGGTCAGAACCACGCTCGGTATCTCAGCCATCGGCTCCATAACAGCGGGGTTCGACGGCAGGGTGCCTGGCGCGAATTGGCTTAGGACCTATGCCTATGGCGATCATGCCAGCTTCGTCGGCTTATCTCCTTACGGAGATGTCGGCCTCACTGGCGCAAGCAGGAACACTGACAACGGGGGCGCGCAGTCGGCGTCGATTGGGACCGTAGGGTTCAACTTCAACTACAACACGGTGACACCGGCCGGCGGTTGGGGCGGGTATTTTGAAACCCGCCATGCCCAGGGTGCCGGCGTTTCGCAGGGCATTGAGATCGACGCGACCGAGTTTGGCACCGCTATCAACCCGACCGCTTATTACGGTGCGTTCAGCACCGCAGCTTTGTGGCTTGCTTCAGGCGGTGGCTGCATTGCTAGTGCACCATGCTGGAACGGGACATCGCAGGGCGGCGTGGCCTCGGATGCCAGCGTGGCAATCGGCATCACCAACAATGGTGCTAGGTTTTTGAAAGGCATTGTCGTCCGCAATGGCTCCGTCACCGGCTGTGACGGTACGAGCCCTAATCAGACTTGCACTGTCTTGGAAGCAGGGCGTGGTTCACAGATCGTATTTGATGACCCTCTGGGCAGTCCGCGCTCCGTCATCAGTGCTGATGCCGGAACAGGTGCTCCTGTGTCGAAAATCAAGTTTACCGATCAAGGCGTGGCTATTCAGAATGCGTTTAATGTGAACACACTTCGTGTTGTGCCTGACAGCAGCGACGTGAACGGGATTGTTATTGCTGGTGCCACGTCGGGAAACAGCCCTACCATCATTCCCTCGCAAGAGAACACCGGGCTGCTGCTGACCGGGAACGGCGGAAGCACGCTCATCCGACTCTTGCCGTTCGTGAAGTTTGGCGAGGGGCTGCTGGTCGCCTCCCTTCCATCCTGCGATGCCGCCCATGCGGGCTGGGTTACGTTCGTCACGGACGCCGCTTCCCCCGCCTATAACGCGGCGGTCACGGGCGGCGGCATAGGCCCGTCTGCTTCGGTCAATGTGCTTTGCAACGGAGCCGCCTGGACGGCGCATTGAGAAGCACGCCGATCTTCGCCGCTTGCTGACGCATCCCTGACTGCTGGTCTTACCGCATCTCTCGCAAGGAACCCCCTGCCATGACCTATGTCCTCCCGAAGCCGCCGTCCGCCGTCGTCATCCGGCCTGACAATGGGCAACAGTTGCCGGCAACGGGAGCCGACATTCCGCCGGCCTACATCAACTGGGTCCTGACGGAGCTAAAGGCGCAGGCGATCCAGCTTGGCAGCGCGCCGGTCGGCAGCGTGACCGTGCCGACGCCTACTCCGACGCCTACGCCCGTTCCTACGCCCGTTCCAACGCCTGTGCCGACGCCGACCCCCACACCCAGCCCGACGCCCACCGGCACCTATGACACTGATGCACAGGTTCATGCCGTCGTTGCGGCGGCCCTGGCCGCGTTCCCTGGCGGTGAGCTGCCCGCGCAGGTTCACACCGACATCGCCGCAGCCCTGGCGGCGCTTCCACCCTCCGCCACCTCGGCGCAGATGGCCGCCGCTATCGCGACTGCCGTGCAGCCTCTTGCGACGCAGGCGCAAGTCACGGCATTCATCAGCGCCGCTGTAGCCGCCTTGCCGCCCGGCGAGACCCAGGCGCAGGCACATACAGACATCGCGACGGCGATTGCGGCCCTGCCGGCTGGCGCGACCCTGGCGCAGATGACGGCGGCCATCGCAACCGCAGTGGCCCCGCTCCAAACTGCGGTGCAGGTCACGGCCTTGATCAACGCGGCTTTGGCGGCCCTGCCAAGCAGCAGCGCGCCCGGCACCACGCTCAGCCAGGTCAACACGGCGATCAGCACCGCGCTCGCCGCCCTGCCGCCCAGCGAGTCCGCAGCCAAGGTTCAGACCGATATCGCGGCGGCCATCGCAGCCCTGCCGGCCAGTTCCACCCCGGCGCAGGTGAGCGCGGCCATTGCGGCGGCCATTGCGGCATTGCCGGCGACGGACAGCCACGCGGCCATTGCGGCGGAAATCGCGGTGGCGATCCAGGCGATCCCCGCCCCGGTGCCGGACCCGATCCACAAATACGTGGCGGCCGGCGCCATCGCCTCAAACGTCCGCAACGCTTGGCTGTATGCAGCAGGGGCCTACACGCTCGGTGCACCGACGCAGGACGGCCAGCGCATGACCATCAAGCGCCGGGTGGCGGGTTCGGTCAGCGTCACCCTGTCGCTTGAGGATCAGGCAAGCTACGCCTTTACGATGGGCGATCCTGCCGCGCCGTCGCCACCGACGTTCCCGCGCGACTGCCTAACCCTGACCGGCGAGACCACCACCGCAGCGGCGCCCACTTGGTCGCTGATCTAAGACCTCAGTCATGTCCTACTTGCCCACGCCCGCTGCAGCCGACCAGGTTATTGCGCCGAGCATCGCGATAACCGACACGCTGCGGGGGCTGCATGGGCGGGCGGAGGTGCAGTACACTCCGCAGGCCATCGCCGACCTGATCCGCGATCTCAATGCGGTGAAGCCACTGCAAATCGCGCAGACCTACGGTGCCCAGCCCGATGCTGACCAGGGCGCCTTCCTGAACAAGTTCGTTGTCCACGAGAACATCCAGTTTGCTGGCAAGATCGACGTGCTCACGCTGGAACACCACTACGGGGGCGGTGCTGGCGGGCGCAACACTTCGGAAGTGTTTAGCTTCTTCGACAGCGCGTCCTTGCCCTCAAACACCGACCGCAACTATGTGGGCTTTGCCAGCAGCTTCTTCGCAAGCGCGGCGGATAGCCCCGATGCCAACGGCAACGGCGGCGGGGGCTTTGCCGTAAACTTCGTCGCAACGGTCGGACCCGGCGTCAAGTGGTACAATATCACCGGGGGCGAGATAAACTTTGGGATTGAAACAGGCGGTTCCGCCATACTTAAAAGCGGGCTTTCCATTGCGCCTAATCCCACCGACACGGTGCAGGCAACGCTCTATGATTGCGGCCTGTCGATCAGCAGCCAGAATGCGACGTTGGGCCTGCGGCACGGTATCCTGTTCAGCAACTACAACGGATACTTCCCGTGCCGGGCCGATGGCACCCTGATCGGGGTCGCAGGCCCTGGCGCTGCAACCCGCAACGGCATCGACTTCACAGGCTGCAAGTTCTCCGGCGCCGCCTTCGCATCGGCTAACTTCCAGGTGGATGGCAGCGGCGAGATGCTGGCGAACTCGCTCTCCATCTTCGGCAACCTGGGACCTCCCGGGCAAGCTCTCCTCGTCCCGGCGTCGCATGCCAACCGCGGGGGCCTTGTCGGCTGGAATGCGTCCAACCTCTCAGGCGAGGTCTCCTACATAAACACCTACCCCGGGGCGCAGAACGCGCACGAGTGGTACCAGCAGATCGCGGACGGATCGCTGCGTGCCCTGGGCGCGGTCGATAGCACAGGGGCTTGGCAGTTCCCCGTGAGCGTGTTCACGCCACGGCTGGAGTTCACCCCGGGCGGCGCGGTCCAGGCGTTCTACGACCCTGCTCCAGGCAAGATACTTTTTCAGATCGGGGGCGTGGTTGTCATGTCCGTCGATGCCGGTGGCAATATCCGCTCCAAGGGAACCCTCACGGGAAGCGTCGTCCCGTGATGTTCACGCAAGCCCAAGCCGCAAACCTACTGGCGTTTCTACGCCCCGAAATCGAGAAGGCGCAGGCGCTCGGCGAACTACTGAACATCATCGGGCCGATTGCCAATCCGCCGCCATCGCCGCCCGGATCGCCTACGCCGTCTCTGCCCGAACCGCCTGCCGAGGCGCCTTTCAACCCGTCCTGACACGAGGGGCTATCATCCATGTCCATCATCAATCCGCAGCCCGCGCAGGGCACGCTAGGCACGAGCACGTCGTTCGTGGTGTCCGATTCTACTGGACAGCAGACAGCCACGCCAACGCAGGTTGGCGTGCTCCTGGGCATTACTGTGGCACCAGCGGCCACCACTCCCACGCCCACCCCGACGACGCCCGGTCCGACCCCGACGCCGACCACGCCGACCACGCCGACCACGGCATTCTCGCTGGTGACGGCTGGCAACCCCATGCCGGACCTGCTGCTGGCCCTCGACCCGGCGCTGCCGGCTTCCACCGCATCGCTGGTGACCGGCACGCCCGGCATCCAGGTCGATACGAACAAGAACGTCCTTGCTCTGATCGAGCCGGTGAACGGCTACCCGTGCGGCCATGGGTATGGCGAGACCATGCTGGTGGCGAGCGGCCCCGGCGGGTTCCCAGTGTTCCACTCGACCCCAGCCGGATACAATCAGACCTACGACGCCATCGTCTTGCCGTATGAAGTCGGGACCAAGCTGTTCGGCGCCCCGAACGCAGGCGCCTATGTCGCCTTCGTGCTCAAGCAGACCGCGGCTGGCGCGAACGCGCTGCTGCAGGTGTGGGGGGCGAACGGCAACGTCAACGTCATCGGCGCGTCCGGGGCCTCCGACGGCGCGCTGCGGGTCGAGCAGAACAACGGCGGCGCGGTGGGCTCGGAGCCGACCTCGTCCGCGACCGCGCTGAACCAACTGCAGATCCTTGAGCTGATTTTCGACCCGAACAAAAAGACCATTGCGGTCTGGCGCAACGGCAGCCTCACCTTGGAGACCCCGCCCGGCTACATCGGCAACATCGGCGCGCTCAGCCGCTTCGAGGTGCTGAATGACGGCCGCGCCGACGTGAGTTGCGCGCTGTTCGGCAGCACCATCCCCACAGTGGCCCAGCAGAACGCGGTCCGCGCCTTCCTGGCGGCGCGCTATGCCATCACCGTGACGACGAGCACCCCCGCCGTCGTCAACCCGCCTGCCACCACGCCTGGCGCGCTGGCCGACTACCCGCAAATCTATCGCCAGCCGTCCGGCCCAATATTCAAAGATACGACCCAGGTGCCGTTTGGGGTGACATTGGTCAACCCGGCCAGCAACGTCCAGTGGCTGAAAATGGGACGCTTGGTTTCAGACGCGAACATCAAGAGCCAAGCCGACCTTTTCTCACAAGTCTATACGCGGAACGCCAACGCCATAGACTCTCCCAGCTATTATCCCAACCAGGGAGAAAACGGGTTCGACGCGGTTTATCGGGATTATCCGGAAGGCGACCCTCGGAACCTGCACGTCATCAAGGATGACTGCATGGCGCTGATCCTCCGCACCCTGGTGGTCGGTCAGACCAGCAGCTACCGTTTCGAGATGGGCTTCATGCGGCTGCTGGAGCACCTGACGAAGGGACGCTACGCCGAGATGACCTGGACTTGGCCAGGTGGCGACTTTGACACCATCGTCGGGCAGTTGATTTCCTGGCTGACGTTCTGGGGCTTTTCGAACTATCAGGAGCCGTTGACAAAGAACGTGTATATCGGGCAACCGAGCCTTGAAGGCGACTGGCCCGACAACTTCAAAGAGGATCATGCCCAGCTTGGCGACAGCTATAATACCGGGTATGTCCTATATGGTAATTACCTGAAGGATGCGCAGGGCAACTACTATCCCGATCCCTCTGTTTATGGAAATCCGAGAAACCTATACCTGAGCAACACGCCGCCCTTCGTCGGTGGGCGGAACGGGCGGGTCTATGTCACCGATCCCGCCATGAAGCCGCACACCGGCAAGCATCGCATGGGGATCGACTGGCGGCTGGATGACACCTGGGTTTTCGTCATTGACGGCGTGCCGGTCCGCAAGCTGCACATCGCGTATCCAGCCGTCTTCGGATCAGGCGGCAGCTACGTGGGCCAGGGCAATCCCCCGCCGGCCGCCATGAACGGTAAGCCGGTGCCGTTGAACATTGAGATCGGGCACCAGAGCCAGGCGCGGTTCAACCCTGACACCTACGCCAAGATGATCGCCAACAACGACACGACAAACCCGCTGCGGGCGGAGCTTCGCATCTACTCCATCGGCGTCTGGGACAGCAACACGACGGTCGAGCCGCCGACCAGCACGCCCATCCCGGCGCTCCCAGCGCCGCAGACCGGCGCCGCGCTAGGCGACCTGCCGGCGATCACGTCGGGCACCTACCTGCTCAACATCGACGCCGGCAAGCCGAACCCAGTCAGCGACCAACTCGGGCTGAACACCGTGTTTGCGGTCAACAACCTCTACGTGCCGACCGACCAGATCAACGGGCTGGGCACGATCCACCTGGACGGCGACGACAACAACCCCGCCGGCCTCGCCGTCCGCGGCCCGGCCGTGGGCCAGGCGCAGGGGGCAGGGCAGGTCGTCCTTTTCGTGGTGCTCAAGGACGCCAATCCCTATGCGGACAGCCATCCGCAGGTGCTGGCGCAGTTCTCCAGGATCACCCCTCAGACCGACCAGAACACGAACCGCATCACGCTGAGCATGTCGTCCTTCGGCGCCGGCGCATCGTGCCAGGCGTTCGGCACCCACGGCGGCAACTACGGGGCCTGCATCGCCGGCAGCGACGGGCACTATGCCACGGCGTCGGCGGGAGGCTGCAATTTCGGACAGACCGAGATCATCACCCTGACCAAGTCCCTGGCGGGCGACGGCACGGTGGTGGTTGGATCGGGCTACGGCGGGCAGCAGAACCTGCCGGCGTCCGGCGGCGGGGTGCCGCCTGCCAACATCAGCGGGCTGACCGAGCTGACCATCGGGTGCGCCCGCGACTACGACGGGTTTGCCACCTGGGGCGCGCTTGGACTGCTGGGACAGGTGATCGAGGTGGGCGTCGCGGCCGGCGGCAGCTTGTCCGCTACCGATTACACGGCCATCGTCGCCTACCTGCAAGCCAAGCGCGGGGCGGCCAACCCAGGCGCGTCCACCAGCGCGAACGCCGCGGCATCCTCGGGTTTCTAGCCGGGAGCACGGGGGCGCCGGCCCCCGCTGCTCCCACCCCGCCCGCCCCCGGCTTGGTGATGACCTTCGACTACCAGGCCGCACGCGACGGCCTGGCCCTGCTGACGCACGGTGATAACGCCAGCCTGGATGCCGGCTACCAGGCCAGCGCCGCAGCCAATCCCGCCGCGATCTGGAACCCACGCTATGTGCCGCAAGGCGCGGCAGCAAAGGGCGGCACCGACGTTTTCAGCGGCAACTATCAGTTCAACGCTGATCCCGAGTTCGCTTGGTCCAACCACTTCACGCCGTTCGCCACTGACGGCAACGGCGACCTTCGCATCCGCGCACAGCAGATCTCGACTTTGGGGTTCGCGTCCGGCGAGGTGCCGATTGAGCCGGTGAGCGGCCAGCCATACCCGTATATGTCGGGCCTGCTGTCCAGCAAGGATCGGTTCTCCCAGCAGGGCGGCTACTGGGAGGTGGTCGCCAAGATGCCGCATGGCACGGCCACTTGGCCTGCATTCTGGCTGATACCGCTCGCCGAGACGCACCCGCCGGAAATCGACATCAACGAGTATGTCGGCCAGGACGCGGCCACGACCTACCGCACGAACGCCATCTCGGCTGGCCCCACCATGCACTCGCAGCCGGTGGCAGGTGCGGTTGACCTCAGCGCCGACTTCTACACCTACGGCGTTTTCTGGACCGACACGACGCTGACCTACTACCTGGACCGGGTAGCCATGGCCACGGTGGACATCAAGGACGACCCGGAGTTTGGCCAGCCGTTCTACGCGCTCCTCAACCTCCAGATCGGCTCCCGCTTGTCCGGATGGGTGCCACCGCCTGACGGCAGCACACCGGCCATCCTTGACATGCTGGTCCGGTCTATGAGCGTCTGGCAGCAACCCGGCCCGGTTGGCGTCAACTTCTCAGCCAGTAGCTTCCTGGATACGACACCGGTTGGCGGCGTAGTATGCACGCTCACAAGCGGCAGCTTCGGCGGCAGCACGGGCCAGACGTTTACCCTGTTGGCTGGGTCTGATCCGTCCCTGGCTGTGACCGGGAACACGGTCACTGTGGCGCAGGTCGTGTCTGCAAAGACGAGCGCCGCCCGATCTATTCGAGTCCAGGTGATGGACAGCGCTGGGCGGACGCAGCAGCGGCTGTTGAAGCTTTCGGTCGTCAGCGGTGCGACGGCCACCAACCTGCTGCCGACTTCGGACCTGACCAGCGATGCCTGGAACAAGGAAGGCGTCACCGCGACGGCACCGAACGTTATCATGGAGACGACGGCCAGCGGCGGGCATGACGTGATCGCAGCAGCAGCGGTCGCCAAACCAGCAGGGGCCACGCGCTTCGCCTTCACCGTTCGCGCGACGCCGAACCTGTCGGATGGCTGGGTGCAGGTCCAGGTGTTCGCCAGCACGGGCGGAGCAACAGATTTTGGAACGACTGCCACAGCTTGGTTCAATGTGGCGTCGTCGGCAGTCGGTTATAGCGTCACCACCGGCAACTGGTCTGGCGGGGTAGCAGCGACCGCAACGCCATTGTCCGGCGGCCAAGTGTTGTTAAGCATGACTTGGGCCGCCGGAAACGAAACCGGACTGGTGCCGCTACTTCGTTTAGCCAAAGGTCAAGATCAAACGTCGTATGCCGGCGCCACAACTGCTGGTATGACGCTAGACAATGTTAATCTTTCTGTGGCGCAGTGAGTGGTAGAGAGACCTCTAACAAAGTTTTTTGTTCTAATCCAGCGGTCGCACGACGCCAGTTTCTACGGGAACGTACAGCCCGTATTGTCGCACGACATACACCATAGAGTTCCGATAACTGGCTGTTTGTACTCATAGACAGGTAGATATTACGAGCAATTTCTTCATTCAATACGGTTTGCGGCAGTCTGGTGCCGTACGCGATTGTATCGTTGCTAGCAGCATCAATCACGTTATCGGTGTGAAGAATGCATATCACGTTGCTTGGCTCATAAGCACCTTTGTCACCCAACCGAGCCATACAAAACTTTCCTTTGGTGCATCCTCGCTTTTCAAACCAATCTGCGCCAAGGGCGTTTTCCCACCAAGATACCCACTCTGCAAAAGAGAATAGAAGTGGAATGCCTCGGCTTTTGGCACTATAGAATTGATTTTCAAATGCGGTTTTAGCGCGAAGCGTTTCCCGATGCCGGAAACTATAGCAAGAAAAGCAAAGCGTCTTTTCATCTCTAGTTGCCGCCTGATTACATCCAGGCGTTTGGCACATTGGTTTATACCTACCAAGGTTGTGCCTTAGGTTATATGCGTCAACACGTAGCTCTCCACATAGAGCACAGGTGCCTCTTGCTGTGTTGCGCTGGCTGCGATGCCCTTTTCCACACAGCCGCCCATCAAAGTATCGGTTCAAGCCTTGCGCAAGCGCGTTCGCGCGCGTGACAATCGGCCCGGCATAGTCCACGGTCTCGTCAGCCATGTCGCGTGTGCCCCTGTATGCGCGTTTCGGTCAGGAGCCGCATGGGTCTGATCACCCGGCGGCTCCGCTCCCATCATAGCACAAACCTCCTACGCCGGCAGCACCGCCGCCGGGATGCAGCTCGACGCCATCAGCCTCTCCGTCGCGCAATAAAGATCGCTCAAGGAACGTCCATATGAGCTTTACGCCACTCCTGACTGCTGCCGCCATTGATGTGAAGGTCGCAGCCTTGCGCGCCGAACTGGTTGCGGCTGGGGTCCTGTCGGCAACCAGCGCCCCGGTGGTCCCTGCATCCCCTCTGGCTCCCACGCCCACGCCTACCCCGGTGGTCCTGCCAGCCATCACGGCTAGCCCCATCGCGCCGACCAGCGTCATCGGGTTCACGCTCGGCACCGGCAACGCGGCCATAGCGCTGCTGTCCGCCGTGCCGTCTGGCGCGACCCGCAGCCTGTCGCCGAACGACGGGCGCGTGGTCCTGGACAGCAGCGGCACGCACCTGATCGTGGGCATGACCGCAGCTACGGCCGGGACGATCAGCTACACCATCACCGACACTCTATCCGGCAGCGCCAGCGTAAGCCTCGTGGTGCCCGTCGTGGTCAGCGCCGCGCAGCTTGCCCAGGCCACTGCACCGACCGGCCCGGCGCCCGCCATCACCATCCCCGGTGCGGGCCAGCTCCCCAACCAGCGCGTTGGCCTCTTGCAGCCCGCTCTATTTGTCAGCCCGACCGGATCGGACAGCAACCCCGGCACGCAGTCGGCCCCGCTCAAGACTGCGGCGGCAGCACAGACGGCCATGCGCGCCCAGGGCGTCAAGACCGTCTATTTCCGCGATGGTGTCTATCCGCTGACCGCAACGCTGCAAATCAGCGAGAGCGACAGCGGCACCAACTGGCTGGGCTTCCCCGGCGAAAAGCCGATCTTCGACGGCGGCGGCACGACCGTTGGCGGTTTTCTGCTGCAATACTACACGACTGGCGCGAAGGTGGACCACCTCACGTTCCGCAACTTCTCCACGAATGGCATTTGGATACACGGTGGCAATGGGGCTGGCGCAGTCGGGAACACCATCTCCAATAACGAAGTCTATAATATCAGCATTCCGAACATCGCGGGTGGTGCCGGAAATAGTGGCGGCATTCTGCTGACATACAACACCCAGGGCAACGTCGTTACGCACAACTTCGTCCATGATACTCAAACCGCCGGGATTAGCATGGCGGCAGGCAGTACGGGCGAAAGCATCAAGGGTAATGCGATCACCTTCAATAAGGTGTGGCGTACGAATTCATCTGGGCAGTTGGACAGCGGAGGCGTATACGCCCTCGACCGCACTGCGGCGCAATCAGGCTGCATCATCGCCTACAATGACGTGCGGGACACGTCGAAAAACGCTAGTGGCGGTGGCCCTGGCAACGGATGCGACAATACGAAGGGAATTTATGCCGACGATATGGCGAGCGGCTTCACCATCGCCTACAACATAATTTCCGGCAATGAGGCCATGGCGATCCAATACCATGGCGGGACGAACAACAAGGTTTACGGCAACATTCTCGACGTGTCGCAGACTATGCTTGGCATCCTGTACCAGGATGATACCGAGTTCGGTGGCACCACGATGAGCGGCAACACCTTCACCGGAAACATCGTCTATACGAGCACGGCCTACAATGGCAACGTCGGCCAAGCTGGGCAGCCGGGGCTTTGGACCGTGGGGTTCGTCAGCACGCTCATCAAGCCGAGCGTCAGTGGCAACATCTATTGGAATACCACAAACACGACCACGCCATTCCCGAACAGTGGTGCTGTGGACGTGATCGACCTCAGCCCGCATGTGGTCAACCCAAATTTCGCCAACCCGGCACTTTACGACTACAGCTTCACGGACGGTGGGGCTGCGATGGCTGCTTTTGGGTTTGCGCCCATCGACCAGACCATCATCGGTCCGAACGTCCAGTCTATCGGCGCGGCGCAGGCAAGCCTGTCCGGCATCCCGAGCGCATCTACTGTCGGCGCGGACATCTCCGGGTCTGTGGTACTCACCTACATTCAGACGGCGTATGCCGCTCTATACGTAGGCGGCGCGGACGAGGGCGCGTGTGTGGCGTTCCAGGGCGGCACGCTGCCCAAGTTGCAGGCGCAGACCTCCTCACCACAGTACGAATACCACGTCTATGACGCCATGGTCGGCGGCAACCTGTTGGCCAAGTTCGGTCCCATCAGCGTCGGCGGCCCCGTGGCGACCGCTACCCTGTCCAACGTCACCACCACCGTCTCGGTCGGCGGCACCGTCTCGGGCACCGTGGCGCTGCGCTACACCAGCACCGCCTACGCCGTCCTGGCCTCTGGCGGCGCTGACATCGGCAGCCGCGTGGCCGTGTCCAACGGCGCGCAGCTCGCGCTGACCGCGCCCTCCATCGCCGTCGATACGGTGCGCGTGTGGGATGCGGCGACCGGGGGCACGCTGCTGGTGGAGTCCGGCGCGATCAACGTCCATGCGGTCGGGGCGGTGCCCTCTCCAGCGTTCTTCATCGCGCCCACTGGCTCGGATGCAAACCCGGGCACGCAGGCGGCACCCTTCCTCACCTTCGAGGCGGCGCTTGCGGCCATGCAGGGTAGCACCACCAAGCTGACCCTGGCGCGCGGCGGTCTTTACCCGCGCACGGCGTCGATCAAGTTCAACGACAGCAGCAACACGGCCATCGGCGGGCCTGGCCCCAAGACGCACGACAACGGGGTGACGTTCATGCGCTTCCCCGGCGAGGTGCCGGTGGTGGACGGCGGCGGGAGTGTAACTGATCTCTGGTTTTTGGACTATCACACCCAAAGAGTTACAATCCAGGGTTTTGAGATACGAAACTGTCTTAATTCAGGCGTGCATCTAAATGGTTACAGGACCGCAACGGATGAGGGCACGATCCTTGGATGCGTGGTCCAGGACAACTACATCCACGACATTGCCAACGGCGTGTCCAACGTCGGCGCAGGCAATACAGGCGGTGTGCGCGGTTCCTTTGCCACCCGCAACAACATCGTGCGGAACAACCGTATTGAAAACACGTTCGGCCCAGCCGTGTCCTTCGTGGCCGGGGGGACGAATGAGACGATTGCCGGGAACCAGATGCTAAACAATATCTGCCGGAACAACAACCAATCCGGGCAGCCGGATACTGGCGCTCTCTACATTCTCGATCGTGGTCATAATGCCATATCTACTGATCAGGTTATCATCAGCAATAACTACGTTGAAAATCCTGGCGGAGGTGCCGCAACGAAAGGAATATACCTGGATGATCATTCTTCTTACGTAACGGTATCTAATAACATTGTTCGTGGCGTTATGAAAAACTCTATGCAACTTCATGGCGGCGACCACGTGACATTCAGCGGAAATATATTCGACATCTCGGGCACAGCGGAACAGCCTTTCTACGCACAAGAGGCAGTTTTGTCAGCAGGTCCAACAAACTTTGGCATGGGGAGCGATGCATTTACGGGCAACATCATCTACTGCGCCACTTCTTGGCACGGCGGCGACCTTTGGCTCTTTGAGACTGACGGGCAAGTCATCGCCCTGCCTGCTGTGAGCAACAACCTGTATTTCTGCACAGCAGGGCCTTTGCCCAATACCGGTGCCGTGGTGGATGCCTCGCCCAAGTCCGTTAATCCAAATTTCACCAATGCCAGTATTGGAGACTACAGCTTTACCGATGGCGGGGCTGCTGTCGCCGCCGCCATTGGATTCAGTCCCATAAACCAAAACGCTCTAGGACCGCAATAGTATTCAACCGCGCGCGCTCGGCTCTTTCGCGTGCGCCGCGCTTCCTCTGTGCCTCGCTCATCTTTGCTTTCGTTTCAAGACTAGCCTTGGTTCCTGCTCGTGACCTACCAACCGCAATGATAGCGGCTCGGTGTTCAGCAGAGTTTGGGTTTGTCTGCCATCTCAGCAAAGCGGAAGCGCTCATCTGAGCGCGCGTCTCTGGCGTGTTCTTTCGACCGGTATTCTTAAGAGCGGTTTCCGCGACATGACGCGGGTCTAGGAACCCAGCGGGAATCTTGCCGGTCATGTTGGCGCGTTGCTTCTCAATATGCTCTGGACTGAGTTTCCGGCCCTTTAACCCAGCGCTGATGGCAGCGCGCCATTCCGGCGTTATTATCCTGCCGCGGTTCGCCACGCTAAGCTTAAGACGCGCTTCTGCACTCATCACCCGCCCCTTAGACCGCAGACCTACCCTAGCGCGAGCTTCTGGAGTGGACTGGACAACCTTCTGAACAGCCCGCATCTTAGCGAGTGTCTCAGCCGAGTGCTTATGGCCGCGATTGCTGGCGGCTACGGTGCGGGTGTTGTAGCCAAACTTGGGATCAGTTGCCTGCGTCCTATCAAGCCAAACCTGTTCATGGGCTAAGAGGTCGTCAATGCCCTCAACGATTTCTAGCACTTCAAACGCGAAGGCATCTTCACCGTGCTTGGAGAATGCATGTTGCAGGTAGCGGGCGATGTGTGTCCCTTGCCGTAGGTGATGGATATGAATGTTCCAGCGCAGGTTAATACTTTGGGCGCTGCCAACGTAAAGTTGGCCGCTCGCTAGGTGCCGGATTCCATAGATGCCAGCGCACTTGGGCTTGACCTTGGTGCGCGTTCCGTCCAACTGAATTACAACCATCTGATGCAACTCGCTCTTGCTAGGGTGGCCAGGGGCGCGAGGGCTGTTTCAGCAACCCTCGCGTTCCCGCATTTTAGCAGACCCTCCAAAACCTGCAAGAACTCACGTAGATCACCAAAGGACGGCCCACATGAGCCACCTGCCCGGCTTCTTCACCTCGCCTGCCCAGATGCAGAGCGCCATCACCACAGCCGTCTCCGGCGTGCCGCTGGGCGAGCTGCCGACACAGGTGCACCAGGACATCGCCGCCGCGGTCCTGGCGCTTCCGGCAGGCTCTACGCCCGCGCAGGTGCAGACCGCGATCACCACGGCGCTCGCTGGGCAGCCGGTGGGGGAGTTGCCCGCGCAGGTTCATGCGGACATCGCGGCGGCGGTTGCGGCTCTGCCGGTTGGCGCGACCCCGGCGCAGGTGACGGCGGCGATCACCAGCGCGACGGCTGGGCTGGCGACGGTGGCGCAGGTGGCGGCACAGTTCAGCGGCGCACCGCTGGCAGCGCTGGCGGACACGACGCAGCTCGCAGTGTCGTCCGGCAGCGCCATCGTCGGCACGATCCCAGTCAGCGCGTTCCGATCCTACCTCATGGCAACCTCTGCTCCAGTGCCGTTGCCTATACTGGCGCTGGTCATGCCAACCGCCGTCCAGTCAGGTACCGGCTACATGATCAACGGCACCTACGCCAACGACGGCACCTCGCCGATCCTGAGCGTCATCGTGGATGGCGGCAGTCCCCAAACCCTTCCGGCCGGCAGCACCGTCAGCGGCGGCAGCATCGTGCTGGCGATGGGCGGCATGAGCAACGGCACGCACCGCGTGCAGGTGCAGGACGGCAACGGCAACCTGAGCAACGTGGTTCAGTTCGCGGTTACGCCGGCTGAAACGCTGACCCTGGACCCGATCACGACGCCGCCCGCGCCGGGCGCGGCGTTCTCGCTGACAGGTGGGTATGCCAACGGCACGCCAGGCGGGCTGGACTACGCCATCACGCTCACGGGCGACACCGTCACCTGGACCTCCGCCGTGTCGCCGACGCTTGCCAGCGGGCGCTACAGCATCGCGGTGCCGGCGCTCCCGGCTGCGGGCAGATACACCGTGCAGGTGCGTGACCACTCGGCGCAAAGCATCGTGGCTAGCACGGCGCTGACAGTAGCCGCGGCGGCTGGAACCATGCCGACCGTGCCGCTGCCGGTCAATGCGGCAGCCGGCGCACCGGCGCCCGCGAACCTGCCGCCGCTGCTGGCTTTCACCGGACCTGCAGGTCCGCCGACCGGCGCGCTGGCGCTGACCCATCTCGGCGGCGCTGCAATCGACACCATGGTTCAAAACGGTTCTGGCGCGCTGGTTCTGCCGGGCGTGGCGTATGCCTATGCGGCGCTTGAGGGCCTCGGCGCGCTTGCAAACGGGGCGTTTGAGATCGTTGCGGCCAATGGCCCCCAAGCGCTGAACTTCGGGGTGTTTGTCCGGGTGCCTCCCGACTTCTCCAAGTCCCCCGTGCTGCTCTTCAAGGGCGGCAACGGCGTGCAGTTGTATGGGTTTGACCCATCCAATCCATCGTTCAGCGCGCCAGCCACATTCAGCGACCTGCTTGTCTCAGTAACAGGGCAGACGGTGGTCGTGACCGTGGATGGCGCTCAAGTGCTGTCTTTCACCGGCACCCAGCTTCCGGCCTCCGGCTTTGTCGGCCTTGGATCGTCTACCACGCCGATGCCGCAGGCGCAGGTCGCCTCCGTGCGCGTGTTGACGGCAGCGCAAATCGCAGCGGCACTAGCGCAGTCCGCTGCGACCGCCGCTGCCGCTGCCACCGCGGAAGCCTTGATCGGCAACCCGGTCACGAACCCCAATGCGGACGGCTTTGCTCCCGGCATCTACGGACCGGACACCGTAGTTGTCGCCGCCGGCAGCTACGGCACCCGCACCTATGGCAACTGGTTCGCGCGACTGCCGACCGGCGGCGCGCAGCAATGGTCGTTGAGCGGTCCTGCCGCCTCGACCGGCATGTATCTGGGCGGCACGAGCGGCACCAGCTTGACGGAATACGGCATCGGAGCGGCAAACGGCACCTATCCTGGGGTGCTGACAGTCACCGATGGGCAGAGCACGTTCACCAAGAACATTTCGGTCGTCGTCCAGGCCACCGCCGTCATCCCAGGCGGATGCTTTATCTTGGACAGCGCGGCGGTCAACCCCTATGGCAACGGCAGCGGCGATCTTGCGGCGCAGCTCATCCTTGAGCCGCCCATTGATCAGTTTGCAGGGGGCGCCGCCACCTTCACCGATCCGAACGGGATGCTAGGCTGGGATCGACAGGGTTTGAACCAGCTTTGGGTCACGTCTGCCGGACGCCCCCTCTCGGCGCACTACGGCAAGCACACGGGAGCGACGTTCACCTCGCCGGCAGGGACGCAGGCATTTACCTACTACTTCGCGCAAGAGCAGCCTGCCGGGCTGACGTTCCAGCCGGTGCCCGCTTACACCTATGCCCAGCCTGGCAATGTGTTCGGCCGCCTGCTGGCCTCATCGGATGCGGGTATCGCGAGCTACAGCGTCATCTCGACAGACACGCCGCTGTCCATCGGCAGCGACGGAACCATGCGCTATCTGGTCCAGCCCGCGGCAGGAGCCGGCAACGCGGTGCATGTGCGCGTCACCAGCCAGAGCGGCCACACGACGGACATCACCGTCAGCAACCCCGTCCAGGCCAGCACGACGCTGCCGGCCAGCAGCATGACGCTGACCTTGTCGGCCGCGCTGGACAACAGCATGGGCACCCTCGTGGCACCCGGCCCGGTGCCGGTCGGCACGGCGTCCGTCAGCGGCATGGGCAACCCCGTGTGGCGCGTGCAGGCGGTCGGCGAGTTCCCGCTCAACACGGGCAGCGGCATCCAGGGCACGTTCAACATCGCGCCGCGCGCCGGCAACCCAGCCCTGGCCGACATCACGGCCAACTTCTTGTCGGGCCAGACCTATCAGGTCCAGGTGACGGCGACCCAGGGGGCCACGCAATGCCAGGCGACGACGGCGCTGACGGTCGCCGACCTGAACGGCACGGGTCCGGTCATCCAGATCGTGCCCGGCAGCGCCGTCACGGCGACGCAGGCCCCGACCTGGAACCAGGCCATGGACATCTACCGGCAGGCTCCAGCTGCGAACAAGGGCTGCACGATGCAGCTTCCCGGCGGCCCCTTTGCCATCGTCAACGACCCCTCGGGCACGGCGGACTTCAACCGCCACGGCATCGGGCACGGCAACAACGAACAGTATCCGCCCGGTCCCTACACCCTGCGCGGGCCTGCCGATGTCAGCAACCCTGCGATCCTGACCTTGAACGGTGCGCCAGGCTTGTCGGCGCAGGGCGGCCTGATCGCGCAGGGCGGCGACGTGCAGTTCATCAACCTCATGGTCAAGAACGTCAGCAACCTCAATGCCGGGGAAGGCAACGCTGGCGCGTTCTACAAGACGGGTGGCTGCCCCCACAACCTACTGATCCAGGACAGCAAGGCATACAACAGCGACAACGGGTTCCTATCCGGCTACAACGAGGCCAGCACCATCACGATGCGGCGGTGCGTGTTCGCCTTCAACGGCATCGGCGCGGGCGGCCTCACCCACAACTTCTATGTGGGCCATGCCGGGCACGCCATCGCCGACCAGGTGCTGTCGTTCTCGACGGCGCAGGTGCATGAGGGCAAGTGGCGCAGCCGCATCACCACGATCACGAACAGCACCTTTGCCGACGGGCAGAACGGCGTGCCGGGCAGCAGCTCGTGCCTAGACTTCCCGCTGGGTGGGCTGGTGAACGTCACCAACACCGTGCTGCACAAAGGCCCCTGCCCGAACGGCGACACGGACATGGTGCAGTATGGCGAGGAGGCGCCGGGGCAGAACGGCCCCGCCTGGGACGTGAACGTGCTGACCCTGGACGGCGTGACGTTCCTGAACACGGCGGCACCAGGCTCCACCAGCTCAAGCACGATCGCGGTCAACTTCATGCAGGGCGGCGCCGTGCCGTGCGTGTCCCCGACGACCGGCACTCCTGCGACCATCGTCGTCAAGAACAGCCGGTTCTACAACCTGCCGCGGGATCAGTGGTTCCTGGAAAGCGCGCCAGGTAACACCATCACCGATGGCGGCGGCAACGTGTTCCTGACCGATTGGCCCGGCCTGCAAGCCATTGATCCCAGCACGGGCGTGCTGCTAACGCAGGCGCACAAACCGGGGCCAGGGTTCGACGCGGGCTACATCGGCGTCAAAGGCGATCATGGCATCGTGCTGGATGCGCTGGAGCTGGAGACGCGCATCCCGGCCGGCGCCTCAGTCGGCAGCTGGGTGACGCAGTTCTTCGTTTACGACCAAGCCGGCAAGCCGCTGGGCAGCCCCGTGTGGTCCCTGCCGACCGACCAGGTGAACACCGGGGCGTTCAGCCTCACCGCGTCCGGCCAGCTCAACGTGGCGCAGGCAGGGCTTGTGGACGGCCTGCGCTGGGCCAAGGCGCAGGTGACGGGCACGGACAGCTTCGGTGCGGCACAGAGCTACACGAAATACATCTACGTGATTGTGGGCACCGGGCACGTTCCGGGCCTGGCGACGCAGGGTGGGGCGGTTCTGGCCGCCTAGCTTATCGCCAGCACCCGCCGCTTGGGATGCAGCATCGCCCCAAGCGGCACTTCCACCCACCGATGCACGATCCAGCCCACGGCCACGCACGCGACGATGGCGACCGGCAGCGCGGCCAGCATGGGCAACGGCAGCGTCACCGGGCGGATGGCTTGCAGGACGAACAGATGTGTGAGGTAGAGGGCATAGCTGCTGTCCCCGATGCGGCCTAGCAGCGGGATGCGGGGCAGGCGTCCGCCGGCTTCCAGGCCGAGCGCGGCGGCGGTAATCAGCAGCACAGGCAACCCCCAGGCCAGCGCCCGCCACGTCTCGGGCACGGGGCTGCGGGATTGCACCGCCAGCAGCATGGCGCCGGCGAAGGCAATCACGATACCCCGCGGCAGACATCCATGCTGCCAGGCCCGGTGCAGGCACGCCCCGGCCAGAAACTCCAGCAGCATTGGGCTGGTGACGGTGGCAAGGATCGGGTCGGCCGGGCGCAGTGCGATCCCGGCTAGGACCAGCGCCCCAAACCCTGCGGTCAACACCAGCAGGCGGCGCGCGGCAGGCAGCAGCAGCGACGCGGCGAATAGCAGGTAGAACAGAGCCTCGAAGTTGAGCGTCCACCCCTGGACCAGCACTGGCCAGCCGCGCCCGTCCGGCCCGGCGTGCGGCAGGAAAAGCAGCGACGCCAGCAGGTGCCCGGCGTCCGTCGTGCGAGCCAGCACCGCCGCCAGGAGCGTTGCCAGCCAGTAGAGCGGCACCACCCGCACTGCGCGGGCGCGCAGGAAGGCGGCGGGCGACGGCTCGCGTCCGCTGACGTGCACCATGATGAAGCCGCTGATGACGAAAAACAGATCTACGCCAGCCTGCCCGACCTGAGTGTGCGTCCAGGTGGTGTGGTGCGCCACCACGGCCAGCGCCGCGATGCCGCGCAGATACTGAATGGAGCGGAGCGAGCCGGGTGCATGGGTCATGCCCGCATTCGTCCCGCACGCCTCTCGTCCGTCAACCCACCCTTTCGCACAGGTGCCCCATGCCCGTCCTCACGACCCCCAGCAACACCGTGCTGTTTGCCCAGCCTGCGCTGACCCCACAAGCGCTTGCCGCCGCGCTGACCGCGCTGCTGGCGACGCTGCCCACATCCCCGGCCGCGACTTCCAAAGCCCTGTGGAACAACGGCGGCGTCATTGAGCAAACCCCATGAGGTCGAACATGATCCTACGCCGCATCCTCCTGGCCTCTGCCTTGCTATGCGGGCAGGCCCAGGCACAGACCGTGCAGCCCTTCGCCGTCGGCACGCCGACGCAGGCGAACCAAGCCACGCCGAAGAGCTACGTGGACAGTGCCGTTGCTGCCGTCCTGGCCGTCGCCTGCCAAGCATTCGGCACCTCTGCGGCCGGCGTTCCAGCTTGCGCGAGCGCCACGGCCTCGACGCCGCCGCCCAGCACGCCGCCCATCACGACCAACACCCAGGCGCAAATCGCGGCGCTCGCGGCCATCGGGCTGCCGGCCGACACGGTGTTCGCGCTGGACCCGGCGCAGGGCGTCACCTCGAACGCGACCAACGTGACGCAGGTGGCATCGGTCGCAGGCGGCTGGCTGTTCACCCCGAGCGGCGGGCGAACCGTGCTGAACCCGACCGGCATCAATGGCCAGCCGGCGTTCACAAACCCTTCTTTCCTAAGATTATGCCGCATCACCGTGGCGCGGGGTTCGCCGCTCATGCCGCGCGTCTCCACCCGGCCGGCGCTGGATGCGCCTCATGCGCCGCGGGCGCACAAGCAGCAGCGCCATGGCCAGTAGCGCCATGACCAGTAGCGACAATGAGGCCGGCTCCGGCACGGCCACCCCAGCATAGTCATAGGACACCGTGACGGTCCCGCTTGCGGTGGTGCGGGACGATCCGTCGAACAGGAAGGAAAGCCCGCCCTGCGGCTGGGCGAAGATGTCATACCTGACGGTGAGCGGGCCGCTCGCGGAATAGTCGGCGACCGGCACCGTGAAGCTGTCGGTGAAGCCCGCGGTGACGAGGCCCGTCCCGTCTGCGGCAATCGCGGTCGAGACCGATTGCGTGAGAACACTCCTGTCGGCCGCGGGCGTCGGAATCACCTGGGCATTGTAGATGGCCTCGAAACTTCCCGTGCCAGGGAAGGCAGCGCCTGTTGCCGCCTGCACCTGCACGGTTTCCGACAGGAAGGCACGTGTGCTCACGGTGATGCTGTTGAGCGTGCCAAGGCTCGCATCGAACCCAGGCAGCACCTCGTCCCGCTCGCTGTAATAGGGGTCGAACGTCCCCAAGGGAGTGCTGAAAACCTCGACCGCCGCCTGTGCGCCCATCGAGGCCACGCACGTCATCGCTGCCAGCAATAGAGTTGTTCGCATGGGTGTTTTCCTAACTTTGATATGAGGCTGGCCTAGACTCGTGCATTCCGCCAAGCGTCCACGATCCGCCGGATTAGGTCCGACACGCTGATGCCCAACTTGTCAGCTTCTTGCTTGAGGATTTCGTGCTGAGGAATGGTCAGGGTGATGGACTGGCGAAACATGGTGCTCATAAGCACCGTTGATACACCTGATGCAGCGACTTTGCAAGCGCTTCATGCGCCCAACGTCGCGCGGGGATTGTCGCTCATGCCGCGCACCGTGCCCTGCGGCGTCCTGACCGTCCATAGCATCTGGAGACCGCGCATGACATTTGCTGACCGAGCGTGGCGCTGATGCCCCCTGAACGGCCTCATGGATTGATTTTGACCTTGGTTCGAGCCGCGCTGGCGCACCTGCGGCGGGTGTTCAGCCGCAGCCCGTGGGCAGCCGAGTGCGCGTCGGCCATGACCCTCATGACGTGGGCCGTCTATTGCTGGGCCGGACCCAACGACATGGAAATATGGCCGTCCGCGGTCATGATGATGCAACTCGGGACCGATGAAGCGTGGCAGATGGTGGGATTCTCCCTCGGGTTCTGGCAACTCATGTTCCTCGGCCTGGACCGGCGCTGGACGCGATGGATGATGGCGCTGGCATGCTGTTGGTTCTGGGCGCTGCTGGCCTTGAGCGTATGGGTGGCCACCCCGTGGAACCCGCATGTGCCGGCTTACGGCGGCTATATCCTCATCAACCTGTTCTCAATCCTGCGCCTGCTCCGCCCGGAGCGGTGAGGGTGGACCTTATGTGGCTGTTCATCGCGCCGGCCATGGCGTCGGATGGCATGCCTGCGCTGAATGCAAATTCCCCCTGGTGGTTGGTGGTGCTTGCGTTCTTGCCGACTGTTGGCGGCGGTGCGTTGGCGGCGTGGCGTTACCGGGCGGATCGCGGCGACAAGAGCGAGATTGAGCATCTGACGCGCGAGCAGCAGCTGATGCGCGACCTCGACGCCCAGCGGGCTGCGGCGGACCTAAAGGCATCAAACCTCGCTGATCGGACGCTGGCGGCGCTGAACCGGGCCGAGTTGGAAAGCTCCAACATGCGGACGCAACGCGATGCAGCGTGGGCCGAGGGCGACAAGCAACGGCTGGACAAAGAGGATTACGCCGAGGCAGCGCGTCGCTGGGAACGTGTGGCGCGGCGGCTACGACACGAGATGCAGATGGCCCGCAGCAAAGTGAACCTGATGCGCGCTGCTGCCGCCTTACCGCCTCTTGAGTGGTCGGACGACGATATGCCTACGGCTGAGAAGCCTGAATGATCGACCGGTTGCGCGGCGCGCTGCTGCATCCCGTCGAAATTTGGTCAGCGCTGGCGGCGATCAGTTTTTCGAAGGCGATCTTCTGGCTGGACGACACGCTGGATGGCAACCCCTCTTACAGCGTGGCCACGGCCCTTTGGGATACCGCCGACTGGGACCTTGCGGCATTCGTGATCGGCCTAGCGCAACTCGGCGCGCTGCTGTGGGGCTGCCGGTGGGGGCGCATCGTCGCGGCCGGCGCGGCGGGCTGGTTCTGGCTGCTGCTCGGGCTGGCGTTCTGGATGGCCAATACCCACGCGCCGGGGTTCGTGCCGCTGATCGCATTGGGAGTTCTCAATCAGGACACCATGCTGCGGTGCATCATTCATCGCAAACACGCATAAAACGGCCGCTGCTGGCCGGAATGGAGGCCAACCATGGCAACGACCAGCTGTCCCATCCTGTTCGGCCCACTGCTTGGCCAAGTCGGTGTCGTCGCTATCGGCGAGGTCCATGACCTCAGCGGCGAGCTGACGGTTGAGGCGGCCGAGGAACTGATCGTCTCGCTGACCCTGGCCGTCGCCAGAGCAAAAGCGTGGAAGTCCGCAATCTTGGTTGAGGATCTTCTGGGGTAGGCACTGCGAACCGGGTTCGACACCGGCTACGGATTTTCGCTTGCGGAAGCTAGGGCGCGAGTGTGTCGGGCATCTCCGCACTTTCTTTGGTCCAACGTATCGGCATCCGTCCTGCCCACGGGGTCTCAGCCCGCCTTTGAGCCGGTCCTTCCCGGCTGTCGCAGCATGATCTGCATACCACATTTCTAGGAGCACAGCATGAGCCTGTTCACCGATGCCGCGATCCGGCTGCTGCGAGGCGAGGATTACACCGTCTATGCGCCGGGCGACGAGCCGAAGGCGCTGCTGAAAGATGAGATGGTGGACCTGTTGGCCGGTGCCGGCTTCACGGTCCTACCGCCGGGCGTGTCTGTGGCGCAGGCGGCGCGGAACATGGGGTTGGTGGTCCTGCAGCGCGGTGAGAAGCCCCCGGCAATCGGTAATTGGGTGCCGAAGGACAAGGCCAACTCACTGCGGATCGTGCTTGAGACAGACGGGGCAAGTGTCCTCTATCGGCAGGATGGCGACCTGCGGCGGCACACGGTCGGGGCGTTTCACAAGTGGCGGAGGCGGAACAAGGCGGTGCTGGTCAGGATCACGCCTGGCCCGGCACAACCCTCTGTTTCCGAGAAAGAGCAGCACTCCGGGGAACCCTCATGACCCACGACCAAGAGCTGCAACTGCTCGCCCCCATCATCTCCCCCCTGATCCTGGGCGTCGGCAGCACGCTGACCGTCATCGTGTCCCTGGGCACCGCGCGCCTGCGCGCTTGGCTGGACGCCCGCAGCCAAGCCGACGCCTCCCGCGTGGTGGCCGACGCCAGCACCCGCTTGCAGGCCGCGATGGGCAACAGCGCCGGCAACATCGCGCTGGCCATCCAGACGGGCGCGCTGGACCCCACGAGCCTGTTGTCGCTGCGGCAGGCAGCCATGGCGGAGGCGGTGAAGATCGCGGCCAAGATGCCGGGCGCGCTGGCGGTGCTGCAACCCCTTGAGGGGTCTGTGGTCGAGGGCATCATGGGCAAGATCACGGCGGCTGCGGCCGGGGTGAGTGCGCCGGCTGCGGTGAAGGCGTGATCCTTTATCCCAGCACCTTGAGAACAGACCCGCATGAGCACTCAATCGGCACCCGAGGCGCGTCCAGGTCAACTTTGTGCTGAGCACCGCATTTGGGGCATCGAAAGTCGATATCGGAGGACGCTTCCACACCGTAGGTCATCTTTCAGGTTGTCTGTGGAGTGTCATCTTTTTTGCTAGTCGGCATTTTCGGCCTCCCAGGCAAAAGGAAAACATTCATGGTGCGGATCCACATGCCAGTATCCGACTCCGTTATTGATCTGCCAGCAGGTTGCTATCGGGCCATTCTGCGTTGAAGGGCCATTGCACCAAGCCTTGATCCATGTGCCATCGCGCGGCGCAATCTCTATGGGCCAGACGGTTCTATGGTTCGTCTCAGGTTGCTTGCTGTCGCTCATGGTGTCTGCGCCTCCTTGCGCTTGGTGCGGGTCTGTTCGCCTGCGATTTTAAGGCCACGCAACGTTGCCCCAGCCGGCTGCAACCGCAGCCACGCATAAACGTGAGCGGCGGCCTTAATAATATCGTCGGGAATGGTGATAGTCCCGACAGGTCTGCCGTGCTTATCGAATAGATCGTGGCGGGTCGCCTGCACTGCGCCGGTGTCACTCATCGTCCTCGTTCTCCTCGCTATCGCTTTCCATGCAAGCGCACGGCTCATCATCGGACGGCGATAGCGTCGCCAGGTTTCGAAGCACGCCGGAGCCTCCGCATTTCGGGCAGACGTTGCCCTCCTCGTCTCTCACTAGAAACCTGCCCATCGTTCTGGACCTCCTTGTGCTTGGTGTGAACGCTACCCGCCAACGGATCATAAGCCCCATGCGCCCCGCCCTCCTAGCCGTCCTCGCCCTCACTGCCTGCGCCACCCCGGAGCAGACCCAGCGCGCCCGCGCCACCGTGGACCAGGGCGCGCACGTCATCAGCGTCGCAGCCCCGATGCTGGTGCTGATCCCGGAATTCGGGCCAGCCTGCGTTGTCGCGCTGCGGGCGGCGTGCGCTGCCGTGGAGACGGCTGCTGAATGGCCAGATGGCCCGGGCGCAACTGTAGTGCCGGTACCCTAACCAAGAGTTTTCGGGCTGATCCTTCGCTTACCAAGGGTCCAATTTGCTGCATGGCGTAGCCCGCAACCATGCGTGCAGCACATTACACCAAGGATCACACCATGAAGCACCTCATGCTTGCCACCCTCGCCTTGTCTGTCGTCAGCCTATCCGCCTGCGCCGTGGACCCCGCCACGGGCCAGATGACGTTCTCCAAGCCCGTCCCGGTCAGCGCCGACACGCTCCGCGCCGACATCGCCGAGGGTCAGCTTCTCTGCCAGGCTGGACCCGGCACCGTCGCCATGTTCAGCGCGTCCGGCGCGGCGATCCTGGCGAAGGGTGCTACCAAGGTGGCCGTCGATACCGTGTGCGGCATCCTCGGCAGCGTAGCCGTGTCGCCGGTTGGTGCGCCCGTGGGCAGCGTCACCGTTGCGTTGCCGGCCAGCTTGAGCATCCCACTCAAGACTTAGCACCCCCTGGGCGGCGGGTTGTACGCATCAGCCTGCTGCCCTATGCTTCCGGTAAGGGCAGAAGGGATAGATAGAAGGCACCTGACTGGCCAGATCACCGACCCCGGTGCGATGCAGAAGAATGAGCAGCCATAGCTTAAAGCTCAAAGCACCAAGACAACTTGGAATGTTACGGGTAGGACCAAATCCCGTTGGCGCGCCCCTTACAGGGATAAAACAGTCTGCATGGGGTCCCCCATTTTACAGATCACAAATCTCAGGAGGTTCCCGGTGCAGCGCCAAGCCATGACCCGCCGCACGCTGGTGTTCGCGGCGTTCGCGCCGAGCGCCGCCGCAGCCAGCGCCACCCTCCCATCGTGGCCGGAGTGCGGTCGCAAGCCGCGATGCAATTTCGTGCAGATCGCGCGATCGCAGGATGTGACCCGGTGCGTGCCGCCGCCGCGGGACAGCCAGGGGCGGGTGCTGTCGTAGGGTGGAGATTGCTGGTTGCCGGTGCGGACGGAGTGGGTCTGTCAGGTGTGCGGCAAATTAGTGCGCACAATGGATTAGGGACCTATTGCTTTGAGTAACGCGGCATGGTAGGTTCCGTGCATGAACCTGATCTCCTTCATGAAGGACTACGGCACCCTTGAAGCCTGCCGGGCGCACATGGAAAGCGTGCGCTGGCCGGATGGTCCGGTGTGTCCGAAGTGCGGTGCGGTCGGTCATGCGGGCCGGGTTGGTCCCCGTCCCGGCATGTATCGCTGCCACGCCTGCAAGAGCCAGTTCAGCGTCACCGTGGGCACCGCGATGGAGGGCACCCACCTGCCGCTGAACATCTGGTATCTCGCCATGTACCTGATGCTGAGCACGGCCAAGCCGATCAGCGCCATGAGCCTGTCGCGCCAGATGCAGATGCAGTACCGCACCTGCTGGCACCTGCTGCATCGGCTGCGCGCCATGATGGAAGGCGGCGGGACGCTGCCGCTGTCCGGCATCGTCGAGACGGACGAAACCTACGTCGGCGGCAAGGCCCGGAACCGGCAGAAGCATCGCCCTGACGCCACGCGGGGCCGTGGCACCGACAAGCCCATGCTGTTCGCGGCCATCGAGCGCGGCGGCGAGGCGCGCTCGATGGTGGTGCCCTCTGCTTCCATCGCCGCCATCGCACCTGCCTTGTGGGACTGGACCGGGGGTGCTGCCACGCTGATGACGGACGAGTTGGGCGCTTACCGCTGGATCGGGCGGAAGATGGAAGCGCACCACCGCGTCAACCACAGCCAGAAGGAATACGCCCGCACCACGTCTGGCGGCTTGCGTGCCCACGTCAACACGGCGGAAGGCTTCTTCGGCCTGTTCAAGATGGCGCTGGTTGGCGTCCACCATGCCGTGTCTCCGAAGCACCTGCACCGCTACGCCACCGAGCACACCTTCCGCTACAACCGCCGGGGTCACGACGCCGCTGAGCGCATCGCGCGCTGCCTGATCGGGCGTCATGGGCGGCTGCGCCTCCGGGACCTGTTCGCGTGACGGCTGGCGTCATGCAGGCGGCGAAGGGACGCCTCTACGGCGGCGGGCTGGCTGGCGTGGCACGGACCGGCGGCCAGTGCCGGGCGGTGTGGAACCTGTTCGTTGCCGAGAATGCCGACCGCTACAAGGCGGAAGGCAAGTTCGTGTTCTACGCCGAGATGTCGGCACGGCTGCCCAAGCTGCTGAAAGAAGACCCGCGCCTCGCCGGGCTGCCGCACCGGGCGGCGCAGATGACCGTGCAGAAGCTGGACCGGGCGCTGCGGGAGTGCGGCCGCGCGCATGGCAACCGGCGCAAGGGCTTCCCGCGCTTCAAGAAATACGCTGACCGCTCGGACGCCTTCTCCTTCGTTGGGCGCGAGTGCCGCTTCGAGGCAGGGCGCGTGCGGCTGCCCAAGGTGGGATGGCTGCGCGTGCGCGGCTTGTCCTTGCCGGTAGGTGCGGACGCCAAGGTGGTCGCGGTCACGCAGGAGCCGAACGGCTGGCACGTCTCCGTCCAGTTCGAGGCCGCGCCCAAGGCGTATGCTGAGCCGACGCAGCCCATGATCGGCATTGACGGCGGGCTGACCTACTTGGCAACGCTCAGCGACGGGACGCGGATCGCGCACCCCCGGCTGGCGCGCAAGGCGGCGAAGCGGCTGCGGCGGCTGAACAGGCAGCGCGACCGGAGGCGCAAGGGCAGCGTCAATCGGCGGCGCACCGTGGCCCGGCTGGGCCGCGCGCACCGGGCGCTGGGCGACGCCCGCAAGGACGCCATGCACAAGGCGACACGGTCGCTGGTGGACACCTACGAGGGCTTTGCCGTCGAGGATTTGAGCCTGCGCGGCTTGATGCGGACCCGCATGGCGGGTTCGCTGGCCGACGCCGGGCTGGGAGGGTTCCTGCGGACCCTCCGCTACAAGGCCGAATGGGCAGGGCGCAGTTGGCGCGTCCACGCCCGCTTCAAGCGCAGCACGGGCGTCTGCCCGGCGACTGGCGCGGTTGGCCCCAAGCTGTCCCTCTCCGTGCGGAGTTGGGCCTGTGATAGCTGCGGCGCGGTCCATGACCGCGACGTGGCGGCTGCTCAGGTAATCCTGAGCGGCGCGGTACCGCAAGCGTTGCGGGAACCGGCTTCGGATACGAAGCCTAAGCGAGGCGCTGCCGTACGTGGCGGGGTCCGGGTGAAAGCCAGGACTAGTCACGGCGGGCCACCTTCGAATGTTGCCGATACCCTGCTGGACGAAGCGGCGTGAGTAAAAGCAATAAGCGCGATGTGGAAGTAGCCTACCCCAACGCCACCCGCACCGCTCGCGCCACGGCTGCGGCGCGGGACGGGTCGCCGTGGCGCTGGGCTAAGGTGTCCAGGGCGTCCATCACATCGCCGGGCAGTTCCACCCGTCCGACACGCCGCGCTGCCACGCTGGCCCGCTTGCGCTCGGTTGCGGTCATAGGGGCCGGACCAAGGGGCGGTCGACCACGGAGACGTTTTGGAGTTTCATGAGCCATAGGCGTTCGCCGTCTTGGGCGCAGCAGGGCAAGGCATCCAGTGTGTCGGCACACCCTCCCGCACTTCACAATGCCAGTAGCCATCATCGGCTTGTGAACTTTCCTTGCCAGACAAGTCTAGCCAGGAGGAGACTGCTACCCAAAGCGGTATATCATCTAGCCAATGAGCAAGAATGACATCCGTTCCATCATGCGGCGCGCTACTGATCGGTTGCCATTCGGTCGTGCTTGAATTTGTTTCTTGACTAAGTTCTGCGCGTAATCTGGTAATTTCAGCAGCTTGGCGCTCAAGCCAATGGGCACATGACATGAGGTCGGTGTAGAACGTAGACGCACCCGCCCGCGTCATTGCCCAAGCTCGAAGCACTTCCGGGCCGGTGCGAGCGCCGCCGACATACGGAATGTCTGGCTTTCTTAAGTAGCTCGCTTTTGGCGTATGAGCAGAGTCCATCATCACACCGCGCCGATGGCGGCATCAACGGACGCCCGCCCATAAACCAACTCAGTCTGGCCGATCAGGATGACCGTCCAGCCGTGGATCGTCAGGACAGCTCGCACCAAGTTGGTGCCGTAGCGCCACGGCGTTGCGTTGTGGGTTTCAACGGCAGCGCGGGCGCGGGCTTCAGTGACATAGATCATGATGCTGCATCCTGCTGGTCCTGGGTGTTGTAGAAGGCCATAGCCCGGTCAAACGGGTTGTAGCCGATGGCCGCCTTGAAGTGCTTCAGCTTCCAGTCGCCACGCTCGCCGGTCACGCCGTCGCAGAACTCGACAAGCCCGTCGTCATGCTCTGCGGCGTAACGCCATAGCTTCAAGCCATCTTCCGGGGTCTTGAGGCCGAAAGACAAGTCCTCGTGCTGATAAGAAAGCCAGTGCGCGGCGGCCGCCAGCTGTTCGCGTGCGTTCATGTCCATACTCTACATCCTACCTGCCGGGGCCTGATCGCCTCCGGTGACAACAGATATACGCGGCACCCCGCACATATGCAACATCTATTTGCGGCACCCCACAAAATAATCACCACACAACCGCGAGGCCACCATGCTCCCTATCCCGCCCGCCGCCCTGGCGCTGGTGTCCGCCCTCGTGATGGACGAAGAGGTTTATGCAGCGAAGCCGTACTACGATGAGATCGGCAAGATTTGGAGCCAGGGTTATGGTTTCACATTCACACCGAGCGGCGGCCCAATCAATGCGTACAGCCCACCGCTAACCCAAGTCGCGTGCCAGGCGCTGCTGACGAACAAGCTGCTGGCAACCTACCTACCGCCGGTCATTGCGGAGTGCGGCTGGCCCCTGACCAACGGGCAGCTTGCCGGCCTCGGATCGCTTTGCTGGAACTGCGGCCCTGGCGCGATCAGGAACAGCATCATCCCGAATCTGGCGCGTGCTGGCGTTTGGGCTGGGGTCCAGGCCGCCATGCAGCAGTTCACACATGACCATGTCGGCCATATCGTGCCGGACCTGGTTGGTCGCCGCCGCCGTGAAGGATTGATCCTGATGGGGGTCACGTTCCTGCCCGGCAAGCGCACTGGCGAGGTATTGGGCACGCCGACACGCCCACCCGTGCTAGCTGTGCAGGCGCATCCGTATGCAGCTCCGCAGTTGCAGCCCCGTCCGGCGCTGGCCGCAGCGCGCGCCGTGGTGTCGCCCGCGCAGTCCGTCGCGCCCGCGCCGCAGTCGGAAGCCGATGCCTTGATGGCCGGTGAACTTCACAACCTCGGAGTGCCGACATGAACACCATCACCCTTGACCTCACCTATTCCGACTTGGCGGCTTTCCTGCCAGGCGAGAATGCCCTTCCTGCCGGGCTGACACGGCAGCTTTTCTCAATCCTCTTTCAAGGACTTGATAACATCATGCTCGACATCACCAAGCTGACCGACGCCATCACCTCGCTCAAGGCAGACGAGGCAGACGAAAAGGTCCGTGTCACAGCAGACCTCGCCGCGCTCAAGGCGCAGGTGGCCGCGCTGCCGGTCGATACCGCAGAGGTGCAGGCCAAGATCGACGCGCTGACTGTCACCGTCAGCGGCATGGACACCGACGTAAAGGGTGTGGACGCTTCTGCGTCCGCGCCCGTCGTGCCCGTTGACCCCGCCGCCTCCAGCAACCCCGCCGAGCCGGTTGTCGCCACTGGCACCGTCGCCACTGGCACCGTGGTGGCTGAGCCGACCGTGCCTGTACTGCCGGTCACAACCGAGCCGGCCAAGCCCGTCGTGACCACCGAGCCGGCCCCGGCTCCGACCCCGTCCAGCACGCCTGCTGGCTAGAGCACTGCGCCCCGGCCAATCCACGCTGGTCGGGGCGCACCTCGGACCATGAACCCACTCGCACGGCTGCGCCTGCCCGCCCTGTTTCGCCGGTCGCCGCCGGCAACGCTCACGAACGCCCCTGCGGTGAGCGACACCCCCGCCAAAGGACACCTCATGAGCGACACCTCCGCCGAACTGATGCCGACCGCGCTGGATTTCCTGACCAAGATGGCCGACACGCTGCAAGCCGAGCGGAAGGCGCGGAAAGTGGCCGAGATGCAGATCGCCACGCTCATGGGGCGCGAAGCCGTGATGAAGCAGCTCATGACCGACGTTTTGCGGGCGCATGAGGACGATGGGGGCGTTGTGACGCCGCCTGTGGCGCTGACCGCACCAACTGTCGGCGGCGGTGCGGGAGGGATTGCGGCACCCATGCCGGCTGCTCTGCCTGACGTTACTTACACCGTTCATCTGCCCGACGCGGCGCCGGTCGGGCTAGAGATGGCACTGCATCCGCCGGTGGGGGTGCCGACCGTGGAGAGCGTGATCCCGACGCCGCCCGTCGTCGCTGCGCCGACCGTGCTGCCGGTGGGGGCGAATGCGGATGGGATGGTGGGATGACTACTCTGGAGTTAGTAATCTCAACTATTGTTTATTCCCGCTGACCGGATCAGTACCGTCATCAGTTTGTGGAAGCGGCATCCACCAGTAAACTGGATGCACATGAACGGTATGGCCATAGCCTTCGTTGGTTCTCCACCACATGCCCCCTCTCCAAGAGCCATCATAAATACATGCCGGTCGCCCAGCGCATATAATAACAGATTCAAACTCGGGAGGCAGTTGTTCGCTTGGTTTAAAAGTGTCCCGTGGCAATGTTCCACCGCGCTTTTCTACTACCATCTCATCGGCAACTTGCATGCATTCTGGATGCCAGTCGGCAGGCGGCTTTCCTGCTCTAACATGACATCGACAGCATAAGTAATTGTCATCTTGGCAATGCATTGCTGGTCTGCCGCATACCCAGCACTTTGTTTCAAATGGCTCTTGGTTGGTGGATTGAGCGAGATTCATGGCTAAACTTTCAGAGGTTGAGATTAGTAATCTGGCCTGCGAACGAACACGGATGGGACGGTGCCGGGGAGTGCTTCGGGGTTAGGCTGCCCCCTCAATCCCTGATCACGACAAGAATTGATGCAGGCGGAATTACACGGTTAAAGTCTAACTCGACCGTATCGGCATCCAGGATCGTCAGTATTAGATCCAGGTCAAAGCAAAGACCATATGGCGGTGCGTTCACGTAAGACTCTATGATCACGTGGCTGGTCCCAAGCCCATGCCGCACGCGATACACGCCGGTTGTGCCGCCGCCGATGACTTCGCGGTATTGGGAAGCCTGATCGTCGGCCGCCATCACCCGTCCCCGCCGTCGCCAGCCCACGCCGTCGCGACGTGCCGATCCCGTTCCCACCGCTGCATCTCCAACTCAACCATCCACGCCTGCCATTCCGCCTCGCCGTTCGGCGCGCGCCGTTCCTTGGCTCGCTGGACCTGCTTGAGACAAGCTTCTATCTCCGATCGGTTCTTGGCGCAAAGTGCGGATTGCAGCCCGATCTCCATGCCCAACCGGTAACTCGGCGTGTGGAACGTGTCATCGGTCATCTCACTGCCCCTCCAACGCAGCGCGGCCGGCGGGGGTAATGTGGACGGCAGGGACACCCTTATCGCCGGTCTTGATTATCGGATGGTCGCACGTCTCAATCCACTTCTCGTTCAGCGCCTTGCGCGCCCTTGGCACATCGCCGTTTGCCTGGACGGTCAGTTGCAGGAACGCACCGTCGCCGTCTGTGGCTCGGCAGATGCGGTCAAGCATAGCGCGGGTCGCGGGCGCCAGCTTGGTGGCGCTCATGGGTTGGCTCCTAATGCGGCGCGACCAGCGTCGGTCGTGGCAGCATCTTCCGCAGCTTCATCCCTAGCTTGCATCAGATCAGCCATCGCTGCGGCGATCGCTCGGCCTAGAGCTTCAATACAGCAAGTCATCTCGTAGATTTCCGTATATGAAACGGGACCGCTCAGCCCATTGTTAACATTAATATCTTTCAGTCTATGGGTAAGGTCGCCCGCTGCCTCCGCAGCACTCCTAAAGTGCTCTGGCGTGTTTGCGACGATGCTTGTGCGCTTGTACCTGTTCGGATGATTCACCACGGCCTAGCACTCCCGAGCGGATTTGAGGGTAAGCCTGAAAGCTACCTCGTCCTGCTCAATGTCGCCCTTCGCGCCAATTTCATCTGCGTAGTTATTAGCAACCTGAACGCAGAGCTTGATGAGACGCAGGCGAGCAACACCTTCTACGGTGTCTACTGCCTCATCCATGTTGTCGTAGCAGTCCTTGAGGTCTTCCAGCGTGTTGCTGTGCCGGCAGTGGTTCATGTTGGCCATCATCTATCTCTGCCCCTGGATGTCCGAGGCGCGGCAACTGGTTTGCCTCGGAAGGGGGTCGGGTTTGCCTCCCAGGCAAACCTACTCTAGTTTGCCTCAGGCTGGCAAACAATAGGCAAACCGATGGCAAACCCGGAAAACTTACAAGACGCTGCCCCATGGACGATCAAGAACGTAGGGGTGCGAACCCGGAAGATCGCAACCGACTGCGCCGCCCGCGAGGACATGACGATGGGGCAGTGGATGGACCGCATGGTGCCGATGATGGCGACGATTCAGGAGGGCAACCAAGTGCTTCCACCTGACCAACGTGGGACAGCGCCACCGTCCGCGCACGCCGTCACCATGATGGAAGTGGAGCGCATGGACGCCCTCTCCCGCTTGATGACAGCGGTCGCCAGCGCCGCTGCGGCCGGGGTGCCGAAGCGGGCTGTGGGAGAGATAGCCGCCCTGGCACGCGAGCAGGGCCGGCTTGCGCGCGGTTTGCCTGCCTTAGCGCCACCAAGCAAACCGGAGGGCAAACGCAAGGCAAACCCGGCGGACCCACGGCTGATTGAGGGCTGATGGCTACATCTGGCAGCGCCCAGCAACCCGCGCCATCCGCTCCGCCACCAACGCCCGATGCGCCTCAGTGACCACCGGCAGCAACGCAAGCTGCTGTGCCACGGAGCGCACCTGACCGCTTCCTATCCTTGAACTTACTGGCCGTCCGTCCCCCTGATGCATCCGGCGGACGCAGGGCGCGGGCGGCAACATCGTTTGGTAAGCGCACGGCTTATCGCGGCGTAGGTTGCCCGCGTAGACCGGCTGCCGCTCCCACTCTAGCAGGCCGAGGCGCTTCCCGGCCCGCTTAGCGCGGGTGACGGTGGATCGGGATACGCCGGCCTCGCTGGCAAGGCGGGCCTCCGACGGTTCCGTATCGCCCTGGAGGGCCAGCCGCCCCAGCACATCAAGCACGCGCGCCTGGTCGCCGGAGATGTTGCGGTTGCGGCGCTCAAGATCCACGCGGTCCAGCCATACGCGGTCAAACATGGGTCAGCTCCACAAGGGGCCGACGAACAAGCATAGCGAGGGCGTTGCCCGGTTGGGGGTTGTTTTCACGCGCTCACTATGGTCTGGTGATAGCTGCCCCTCGCAAGGCTTCCATCATCAGCTTACCGAAGGTCGTCCCGCTGCCAGGCAGGGCGACCTTCGCTGTTCATGGGCTAGTTCATCGGACACTCCGAACTCACGGGGATCGTGAGGTTTGCCAGCGTGGCACGGAGTCCGGCGTGGGGGAAGCCGTTGCGCGCCCACACAATCAAGGCAAGCTGGTCGTCACCTTGGTAAAGTCTGCCCGGTCACGATCTAGGCTGGCATCCGTTTCGTCCGCTAAGATTTATTTTCGCCCCCTATCTGTATGATCCGCCTCATGCTCGCCCCCGCCGGCAAACACCGGTGGGGAGCAGATTACGTGAGGCAACAGGTCACCCGTTGGGAGCATTTCAGGCGAGGCAATGCGATGCGCGTGGTGGCGGGTGCTACATAGTGCCGCTTACCAGCGAGCACCGGCATCATCCTGACCTCAGTTCCGCCATTGGCACGGATTGTGAGCACAACCCTTGGTTGGCGAGCACGACACGATGATGGCGAGCACAGTGGCAGATAATGTGAGCACGAGGCCCGCCCCATTGTCAGCGAATCCGAGCAGAAATCCGCTCCGTTTGCGAGCACGACGTCCGATGATTGCGAGCGGCTACACCTATCCGGCCTCGCAATGTTCTTCCAGATACACCAGGAATCGTTCAACCAAGGAGGGATGCGGGGCGGTCATGGCGCGGCTCCAGCCGGCGGGGCTGGCATGGGCCGCCAATGCGTCGGGTCCTGATCGGTTAGGAACCCGAACCCGTCCCCGTGCCAGTGGGTGCCGCGCGTCCATCCCGGGCCGCCCACCAGCACCCGCGTTCCATCCTGCGGGGCCGTCGCAATCGGTTGCCAGCCCTCCCCCGCTTGCACAGCGGCGATGGCGGCGCGCACGATGTCACACAGCGCTTTCGTGGTCGCCTCTGTGCTGCCTGTCAAGCGTTCCCACTTGGCGCAGTGCGCGGCATCCCAATAGCCGTCGTGATGAAAAACCAGCACGGCTTGCAACGCATTCTCCACGCCGGGCTGCTGCGGCCGGACGACCTGGCGTAACTCCATCAGCTCGTCCAGGATCACGAGCATGGACCTGCGCTCCACCATGATCAGCGCTTCTGGACTGGCGCCGGTTGGGCCAGCGCAGAGGGCGCGCAGTTCCAGCAGGCGAGCGTTCGTGGGGTGGTCGGCGGGAGATTGCTCCCCCGCTGGGATCGGCGCGGTCATGCTGCTTTCCGATCATCGATGTGATACGCCGCATGACAGGGGACACACATCCAGGGGATGGCAAGTGGTAAATCATAATTATCGTGGTGGGCTGTCACCGGCTTCTCCTCACGACAAGTTTGACAACGTGTAGGTTTTGCAAGCAAGCCGTCTCTCAAAGCGTTACTAACGGCTATATGCGCCGCCCGCTTCTTAGGATTACGAACTGCCCAAGCTTTAGAACTAGCACGAAGCTTGATTTTTCCTGCTTCTGTTGATTTATATGCAACTCGCGCTGCCACGCGATCAAGCGCGTTTGCTCGTTTCTGGTCACAGTCACTCTGACAGATTTTGCAACGTGCAACCAGCCCATCAGGACTGGCTGCACGCTTATGAAAAAAATTTGCTGGATATGTCATCTGGCAAATTCTGCATAACTTAACTTGCATTTTTGACTATTCCTAAAAGGGTATTTCGTCGTCCAGATCAGCATCTACTGCAACCGACTGACGCGACGGCGGTGCAGCAGCACGACGCGAAGGCATCGCGGTGCTGGCCTGCTGCTTCGACGGATCAAGATAATAAGCAACCTTGTTCTTTGGCTCATAGCCAGGGTTGACATCCTTGGCGATCTTGCAGCGACCACTGGCGTGCAGGATGTCACTTGGTCCAAACTCACCAGTATCATACTGCTGCAACAGTCCGACCGCAGCAGCAAAACCGCGTATCTTCCGCAGGCCACCATCGCTGGAAACGAGGTAGTCCCGCACGGTGCGGGAACCGCCATCGCCGTCATGCACCTTTAAGCTCAAAACCATCATTTCATTTCCGGATGTTTTGCTGATTGCATCCTCTACATCCGCAACTTCAAAATCATAGTCGCCATTCGGCAACAAGCCACCTTCGGCGATTTCTTCAGCACTCTTAGGAGGAAACTTCATCTTACATTCCTAAAGAAGACGCCCATTCTCTTGGGCAAAAGTTATAGGGTCTTTCGCATACTTCCGCTGATTGCAAGGCTGGCAAAGTAGCTTGAGATTACGCACGTCATTGTGGCCACCAAGGGCAATAGGCATCCAGTGATCTATATGAAAACCCTGGCGTATAGACTTGAAACAGACTGCACAACAATATTTCTGCTTAATCTGCAAAGCAGAAATATCAGCGGCGGTGTATGTTCCTCTTGCCTTCTTGATCCTGGCACGTCGATTGCCCTTATGAACCACCCGGGCCAGCGGATTACGCTTGTGCCAGTCCTGACAGGCTTTGCGGCTTCTATCCGAATGCAAGGCATACCAGTCTCGGTTCTTTTGCTGATAGATGGCAGGGGCTTTCCAGTATCGCTCACGGGCGTAAGACCTAGAGTGATCACGGTTTTTATTGTGCCATATCGCAGCATTGCGATTTTGACATTCAGAACAGTTGCCAGTGCTCACGTAGCGTTCCGCAAAATGTCCAGCAGGACAGGGCTTACCCGTGAAATACCGGACAAGACCCAAGGCCGCAGCAACCGCGCGAGCGCCAGCAGGCATTAGACCTCTACTCCCTTCAATTTGTCGTTTAGCAGCTCAAGCACTTTGCTGGCGTGATCGACGGACATCTCGGCAAACGTCGCAGCTTGTGCCTTTGTGAGCATCTTCTCAGTCCAGCCATCTGGCATCTTCACCACCGTAAGAAGACGTTCAATTTCCGCTACGTCCGCAGTAGCAGCCAGTTGGATCGAAACCGCTGCGTTCTCCATCACATCGCGGCCATATCGACCAGCAAACTCTTCATAAGTCCAAGGAAACCGCTCATTGTCAGGGAACCCAAGTAACCGAGTCTTGCGGACTTGGGCATAACGGCTGTTGCCTTCCTTTAGAATATGTAAGCACAGGTGCAGTTCATAAGCAGTGCGATCCCAAGCATCAAACGTAGCACCGATCTGCTCACGCTGGCCCTTATTGTTTAGACCCCATTCTGCCATCTCATGAGCAATCAGAATCACGTTCATATCAAGCCTGTTCAGCCACGCAATCAGACGGCGCATGAGCGAAATTGCCTGCTTCTTGTCAGCACCAAAAGCATTCTTATCGCCAAGTCGCTCAGCTTCCAGAGTGATGGCAGTTTGGAACATCTTGGAAATGCTGTCAATAACCAAAGTCCGGTATGGATGTTCCTCGGTAGCAAGTGCCTGGACTTGACCAATCACAGTTTCGAAATCAAGGCTTCCCTGGTCTGGCCCGAAATAGACACCGCCAGCTTTTTCCAAACGATCTGTATAATGCGGTAGATTAGCACCTCCTTCGGTGTCTATGAAATAAGGCGTAGGCCACGTAACAGCAGCCCAGGTCTTGCCGACCCCAGGCTTGCCGAACACCAGGATTTTCGGCTTGCTGGGCGCTGCTGCCTTAGGCGCAACAGCCTTTAGTTTTGACTTCGGCGCAGGCTTCGTGATTGCGTTCATGTCAGTTTGCCTTTCGTTGTGTGTTCGCAGCCTGCAACTCCCGCAGTGCCACCTCCGCCGCAGCAATATTCGGAAACGGGCCGATCTTCTGTTCAGGCATGACAAAGATCAGCCAGCATCGGTTGTTGAGGTCCACGCTCACGCGCCACTCGCCCTGGCTCAAAGCAGCACCAGCATGTCAAGCTGCGGATTGCGGCGCTGATCAGCACGGCGAAGTGCAGCCCATGCCCTGATCGCGTCGGCTAGGGCGTCCGCCTGGTCCGGCGTGGGGTCTAGCGGCACTGCCTGCATGGCAGGGTAGGCGTCGGGGTCAGACGAGGCACTGAACAGCGTCCAGCCGTCGCGCTCCAGGAGCAGGCTGCCAGTGTGCGCAGCGCCTGAAAACACAATCTCAATCATCGCGTCGCCCTCCGCATCCCCAAAAACGGAAGAACATTGTTCCTTGACTGCGAAGCCAACATCTCACGCATGACAGAAGCTCCTTCCAAAAGTTGCGCGAGCACAGCGGCCTCGGTGGCTGTCAGGCTGACAGGATCGCCTATGGCTTTGTCGCGCATGATCGCGGCGGCGCGGGCGTATTTGCAGGCTGGGACGGGCATAGCTATACAAACTCCTTTGGCGCTGCACCCGGCTCCAGCGTGTCGGGGTCAATCCATTCGATGAAGCCAAGCCGGCCCATGACGCGGGTCAGTTGTCCACCGCCCGTCGTCTTTAGGTGCCCATGGCAGACGATCTCTTGGTCTACGATTGACCCTTTGTGACAAAGAAAGTCCGTATCCTTCCGAACTGTATCCCGTATGATCTGTGCAGTTCTCTTGTTTGGCACAATGCGATTTTTAGAATACAAGCACTGGCCGCACTGACGGGCCATCACTTTGTGCTTGCTCATACTCAGGACTCCATCGGTGGGTGCTCAGCGCGCATCGGGCGCCGCAGCCAGCTTTCGATTGCGGACAGGATCAGAGCACGGGGCATCAGTGGGGCCTCCCTTGCGGCAGTTCGCCGTCGCCAAGGTCAAGCGGCGATCCGTTGTTGGTGACCGTCACGCCCGGCAGGCTGCCCAGCGTGCGCATCAGGGTTATCAGGGCAGCTTCGCGCTCCATGGGCGGCAGCGCATTCAGCACCATCATCGGCAACAGGCAAATCGCCAGGACGGCCTGCTGCTCCCGGTGCTTCGCATTGGGCAGGGCGTCGATGGTGCGGCAGAGGGCCAGCAACGCCGCCTGCATCTCGGCGTCCTCGGGATCGTCGTCCAGGTCGTCGGTCGCAATCGGGCCGATCATGATACCGCCCCCTCAATCAACGCCAGCCCATGCGCCGCCGCGGCCAGCACGTCGGCCGCCTCGAAGCACCCGGCCGTCCGCAAGGCCGTGCGGATGCGCCGGGCTTGGCGCACGTCCTGCTCCATGAGCCGGGTGGTGCAGACGTTGAACTCCGGGTGCTCAGCGATGAACTCCGCGTGGTGGCGCACCATGCGGACGTGCCACGCATGGGTTTCCGCGAGCAGCGCTGCCACATCGTCGGGCAGGCCGACGCGCTCCGCCGGCGGCATGACGGGGCAGGGGGCCGGCGGCGCAGGCATGTGCACCGCGATGCGGGCGAACTCGGCGGCGGTAATCATGATGCGGCTCTTTCGGCATTGGTGATGGCGCGATCAGGCTCAGCGACCTCGCGCAGCGTCACCGATGCAATGGTAGCCGCGTCCCAGATGCAGCCGCTTGCGCAGTCCCACCCGTAGTACCAGCCAGAATGCCGGCTAAGCCGCCGCTGCCAAACGTAGGGCGCAATAATGATGCCCTGATACACCCTAGCCACTCTGTTCCAGTCGATAGTGTCAAGGCTGTACTGGCGGTTGGATTTCAAGAATTGAAAGGTGAAGGCGTCGATCTCACTCGCATCGGTCAACCGCAGCACATTCGCGCTGGGTGCAAGCAGCACGTCATGAACGTGTGTCAGACTGACCAAGTTGAACTCCTCGGCAATGCACCACTCGCGCCAGCCGTCGCCGTTGCCCTCAACAGAGACCCAGAGGCCGTTGGGCTTGCCAATGCCCAGGCCGTCGCCAGACTGCTCCGCTGACCTCACTTGAAGGACAGGGGACGCTCCGTAGTGGACCAGATGTTCGGTTTGGACGCGGTTCATTGTGCAGCACTCCACTTGATACCCAGCCCCGCCACCTCGCCACGCGCCAGCAGCGCCCCGCGCAGACGTGCGATGTCCAGGCTCAGCCGGGCCACCAACACTGGCGCGCGATCCTCGCCGAGCAAGTCGCGGCACGGGCGGTTGCGCACGGCGGCAAGCTCTTGGCGCGTGGTGCGCAGCGTGCGCTTGAGACACCACGTCGGCAGGCTGTTGATGTGATCGCGACGGTCAGCGCGAAGGGTCGGGATGGCGGCCGGGGCGGCTAGGGCGACGGCGGGGGTCATGCTCTGCCTCCTGCCATCTTCGCCAGGAACGCCGTTATCTCGTCGTCCTTCTCGGCCTCCTGCTCATCGACGCGGACGGACAGGGCCAGCAACTCAATCAGGCTGATGGCGCGCGCAAGGATGATGCCGGCGGCGTCCTGGGTGTGCGGGTCGGCGGTGGGGTGGATCAGGGCGGCTTGGTCGCGGACGGCCTCTAATAAACCACGAAGATTGCCTATGCAGGTGCCTGGAAGATTAATGGCGACGGTCATGCTGTGGTCTCCGCTGTCTGCGCTTCGGGCACGCCGCGCCCATCCGATGCTGCCAAGGCAAGCAGAATTGGGCCATGCGCGTCCCAGAACCGCCGCGACGCCCTGCCATCCATGCGGGCGATCTGGGCATTGTCGAATGCCGCCCAATCAGCCAACGAGTGCAACTCGCAGCCAATTTGCATGTGCTGGTCGAGGATCGTGACGGGGTAGGCCAGTCCGTAAAGCTGCAGTGGGCGGTGGTTGAGGATGATGCCGTTGCGCCACTTGGCGCCGGCCAGGTTGGCGCCGGCCAGGTAGGCGCCGGCCAGGTAGGCGCCGGCCAGATTGGCGCCGGCACTCACTGCCGCGGTTACGGCATCCCGTAGCGAGGCATGCTCGCTGCTGAACAGAATGCCATTGTTCCAGCGGTGTTTGATCTCAATGAGATTGCTCATGCCCCCGCGCTCCCGACCAGCACCAGCAGCAGCACGGTCACGCCGGCTGCCAGGATGGAGGCGATGCTGAGCGCCGCGATGCGAGCCAGCTCGGCGCGGATCTGTGGGAGCGTCATGGCGCGGAAGCCGGCCAGCAGCTTGGTCATACAGGCGATGACCTGGATGTTGCGCTCGTTGATCAGGTCGCCCGTGTTGGGGGCGAACAGCACATCGTCGCCCATGGGGTCGCGGATGGGGACCAGGCCGTCAGTCGGCGTGGCAGGAAGCCAGGGCAAAGGCGAGGCTTGGCGGCTCATTGGGTGGCGCTCCATCAGGGGTGATGGAGGGGAGTATTGCTAAACCAGATAGCAGATGCAAGCTCTAACCGCACTCATCCGCTAATTAGTTTAGCATTGCCTCCCTGCTACTTAGCTAGCTCGCACCCAGGATGGACTTTCGTTGCTAAGTAGTAATTGTTTCTGGATGCAAGCGAGATGAGATAGTTCCTGCTTGCATCATTACAACTATGACGGGATACGCTGTGAACAAAGTGTGTCAGGGGAGGTGTGGCTTTGGCCTTGATAGCTATGAAGTGGCCGCTTTCGACTTCTTGCGCCGGGGGCGGGCGACCTCCGGTGAAGCAACCTCCACAACCGGCACCTCCGGCTCCCTGGCCTCTGCCGGCGGGACCGCGTCCCCGTCCATCGCAGCTTGCAGCCTGATCGCTCTGGCGTAGCCCATGCTGGATGGGTCGTTGTAGAACAACCAGTCCAGCGTGATGCCCTCGGCGCGCAGCGGCCCTAGGTAGCGCACGGGTGGGAACGCTCGCCCGTTGAGCCACGCATCCACCGTCACACGTTCGGCGCCGAGGAACATGGCGAAGGTCTGCGTCGTCTTGTAGCCAAGCTCGTTTTTCACGGCGCGCAGGCGACGACCTACAGCCTTCTCGTCATGGTCTGTCATGCTGCTAACCATACCATCAGGCAGGCATAAGGGCATGCTACCGTTCCCAGCGCGCAAGAGGCTTGCGTTCTGCTAAACCACATAGCAATATGCCTGCCATGGCATCTGCAAACACCATCATCGCCCAGCTTGGGGGTCCTGACGCGGTAGCTAGGATCACCGGCGCAAAGCTGAACGCCATCCGACAGTGGGACCGCATCGGCATACCTTACCGGTTCTGGGGTGCGGTGGTGGACGCGGCGGCAGCGTCCGAGGTTGATGGCATCACCTTCGACGTGCTGCGGGAGAGCAAAGCTGAATACCTGGCGCAGCGCGCTGGGGTGGCCGCTTGATGCCGGTCTACTTTGCACGCATTGAAGGACGCTCTGAGGTCAAGATCGGCCACGCCGCGATCCTCCGTAGTCGCCTTGCCACCATTCAGTCCTGCAATCCTGGTGATGTGTGGTTCAGTCGCACCTTTGCTGGCAACAGGGCCGATGAGATGGTGCTGCATCAACGATTTGCCCATTTGCGACTGAATGGCGAGTGGTTTGCCTGGGATGATGTTTTTAACAGCGATCTCGGACTGATTGATCTTGGCTCAATGGGGCCGTTTCCGGTCCTGATCAAGCGCCCGCCTAAGTCCGAACACACGAGGGCGCTCCACAGCCAGACCATGCGCGCTTCGTGGGCTGAACGTCGCCAGCGGGGTGCAGCATGAATCGCAACTGGGTCGCCGAGATGCAAGCCCGCTCCAAGCGCGGCGACTTCCACGCCATCGACGGCGCCTTACTGCCCCCGGTCAAGCCCGCCGAACCCGTGCTCCACGCCAATGATGATATCCGCGAGGATGAGTACGACGACCCGCTGTCCGCCGTGCGCGGCATCGTGTGGGTTGTGGCGATCTGCGTCGTCGGCGTGCTGCTGGTGGCGCTGGCGATGGCGTATCGCTGGTGAGCACGCACACTGAGGCGACCAAAGCAAAGATCAGCGCTGCCAAGATGAAGGGCCGTGCGAAGCCGCCCGAGGTCGTCGCCAAGGTCGCAGCCGCGCACACCGGCATAAAGCGCCCGCCGGCTACGGATGAGCATCGGGCCAGGATCTCGGCAGGAGTGAAGGCGTATCGCGCAGCGGAACGGGAGCGCAAGGGGATTGCTGCTGCCGATCCTGTGGCACTCCTGGATGCCGCCGCACGCAAGGAGGCCAGTCCTTGGCCCGATGCCAAGGATGTGCGCCTTACAGCGTTGTGGGCCGAGGGTCATAGCACGACCGAGATCGGCAAGCGCATCGGCGCATCCAAGAACAGCGTCGTCGGGCGCGCGCACCGTCTCAACCTGCCGGCGCGTCCCAGCCCGATCAAGCACAACGCCGAGGCAGGACACGTCAAACGCCGGGATCAGCCTAAGCGCGCTTTCAAGGCGACGCTTCCGCCCCCGCCCTCCGTCGTGCAACTCGCACCTGCCATCACCGCCGTGTCCGTCCCTAAGCACACGCCGGACAACCCCGTGCTTCACTTGACCCCCACGGGCAGCGGCGTGGGGCGCATCCCGTCCTGCAGCCCGTGCCAGTGGCCTACGACGACGGCCAACGGACGGCACCGGATGCTGTGTGAATCCCCCGCAGACGGGCGCACGTCCTATTGCCTCAAGCACCAAGCCGAAAGCCGCCGCAGCAGTGGGATGCTCGCGGCGACGCAGGCCCGGTTGGCGTCGGCGCATGGCTAACCGCATCCTCGCATTACGCCCGCACCCCATCGCGCTGTGCGGCGGCGAGCTGATCGCGCTGGGGCTTGGCTGTCCCGACTGCAACGAGGTCGCGTTCCAGGGCGTGGCATCAGGCGTCAGCGATCTATGGCTGTTCATCATCGGCACAGATGATGGCGTTCCGAATACAAAACGGCCAGCAGCGCGAAAGGGCGCAGCCTCCGCATGAGCATAACGACGGCCGATCTGTTCCGGCTGGCCTGGCCTAGGCACGCTGCGAAGCACGCCGCCCGCGCCGCGAGCGGCCCAGTCGATACCGCGCAGCGATGGATGCGCAGCCGCTACCGGCCGAACAGTGACACGCTGCTCAAGATGGTGCAGCAATCAAAGGAGCTGCGGGCCGAGCTGGTCCGGCTATGCGGAGAATGGGATGCAGAAACTCCGTTGGCATCTGGCGCAATGGCTCTACCGGCGCGGGCAGACGCTCGGGCGTCTAGCCGATTGGCTGAATCCACTCAGGTAGAGCGGCGCGTCGGCGACAGGCGCCGGGGGTGAGCGTTCGCAACTGGCTTTCTTGCGAAACTTCCCAGCTGATCGCCAAAGCCGATGCGGCTTGGATCCGTGGCGGCGACATGCCCTATCAGCAGCGCGAGCGCATGCTCCGCCGAGCGGCGCAATGGCGTGCGTGGAAGTATCCGGATGGGGACCGCGGTCCTATCCCTGAACATGCCATGCCGGTTGCCAATGCCGAAAAGTGGCACGCCGAACACGAGCGCATCTTCGGCTACGGGAAGGCTTACTCGGGTCAGCTTGAGATGTTCGGGGATGCAGCATGATCGGCGCGTGGAGATACACCACGGTCGCGTGCCGACGCATCTGGCGCTGGTATGACCGAGTTGGCCCCGCCGAGCACGTCCGCAGCGCCATCCCCGCGTGCGCCAAGGTCGCCGGCATCGCCTTCCCGCTGCTGGCGCTGCCCGGTGCAGTGCCGGTCCCGACGCGGCCCGTGCTGCCGCCTGCCGTGCCGAGTGCGAGCTACGGCGGGTTTGCGCCTGGGGCGTTCGGGCCGGGTGCGTTCGGGCCGCTGACCGACACGGGCCTTAGTGGCGTCAGTGAAGGCCTGGGCGGCTTCGGCGGCGGACTTGTTTTCCTCAGCGGGGCAGGTGGTATCGTCAGCACCCCAGCCATCGTCAACATCGCCCCGAACGCGCTCAACGCCAGCCCGGCCATGCTGGCCGTGCTGACGCAGCCGGTCGGCGTTCCTGCGGTCATCACGGGGCCCGGGCAGGGCGTACCCATGGCGTTCGTGCCCGACGTGCCAGTTCCGCAGCCAGTGCCGTGTCCGCCCGGTGTATGGATGATGCTGACGGCGCTGCTGGGGCTGGCTGCGGCGCGGCGGCGGGCGGCGGCGGTCAGGGTGCAACCATGCTCATCCGTCTCGACATGACCCCCGCCGAGGAATTGGCCTGGCTGCAAGCCGCGATGGTCCGCAAGGTCGTGCCCAAGCGCCCGGGCAAGCCTCTGCCGCCGGAGCGCGCGGCGCAGCAAAGCGTAGTCGCCTATTTGCACCGAGTGCTCCCAGATGCGGTGGTGCAGCACGTACGCAACGAGGCTGCACCACGGTCCATGACGCCGCAACAGCGCATGAACTTTCACGCCATGCGCAAGCGCGACGGGCTGACTTGGGGATTCCCGGACCTGCTGCTGTTCCTGGCTGACGGGCGCATGGGCTTGGTCGAGATGAAGCGCCCGGTCGGCGGCATCGTCTCCACGACGCAGGACGAGCTGCACGGCAAGCTGCGCGGCATGGGGCACCTAGTCGGCGTGGCGACGTGCCAGGACACCATGCGGCACCTGCTGCACGTCTGGGGCGTGACCACGCGTGAGGCTGCTGGCGCTCCTATGCGGGAGGCGGCGGTGCGGGTTGCCAAGCCTCGCACGCGGCTGCCGGCTGACGCGGTGCCGTTCTAGTGCGCGCCCAGCCGCAAACAGACTATTGGAACGCCGCAATGCCGCCAGCAGACCGGCAGGCCTTGCGCGATGCCTGGCAGGCGTATCGCTCGTGCCGCGACTGCAAGCATTGGGCGCATGAAGCCGGTCATCACGCAGGCTGCTGCGAGGCAGCTTACGAGCCTGGCGTACCAGCGTCGTTGATGACACCAGAGGATTACACCTGCGATGATTTCGTTGCAGGTGACGGGACACTCGACGCATGACCCGCCGCTCCCAGCAGCGCACGAAGGCCAGCGACCCGCGTTTCGTCTGGCCCATCAGCGCCTCGCTCCCGCCCGTGCACAAGCCCGACGCGCCCCCGCCGGTCTGGACGGGCACGTTGTCGCTCAACCCAGGTGCCCACGTCGGCGGTACGCTGTCCCATGGCGGTTGGACGCTCGGGCTGCAAGGCGTGGTCCAGGACCCGGCACAGGGCGGCATGCTGTGCCTACGCGGCACGGTGATGACGCGCGGGCTGGTGGCGCTGCCGTTCGAGGACTTCGGCCTGACCGCCGAGATGACGCAGCGCGCGGCGCACGGATCCTGGCTGCTCATGATGGAACGCAACGGCGACGGGTTCCTGGGGACCGTCTGCGGAACTGGCTGGCACCTGGCCGTCCAGGGCACGCCGTTCCAGCCGGGGCGGCTGCGGCTGCGCGGCGTGGTGGGGGCGGCATGACCGACGATGCAATCAAACCAGCGCCAGAGGCAGACATCACCGTGAACGGGCACCGCCTGACAACGGCGCAGTCGATGACCGTCCGGGTCGCGCTTGGCAACTTCGCCATGACCCTTCGCGAGCAGGGCGAACCGCAGCCGGGGTCGATTGAGAGCAGCTATCTCCAGCGGATCAGCGAAGTCATGAGGGCGATGGCATGATCCGCGCCCTGGGCACGCCCGGCAACGTCGTGCCGCGCTCCAATCCCGAGCGCGACGCCCTCGCTGCCGTGCGCGGCCTGCTGCGCATAGCGCCGATGCGCGAGCCGAGCGCGTTCGTGCTGGCCGTGCTGAGCCTCAGCGAATTGGACCGCGCCGGGGTCGTAGTGGAGCGCGCATGACCCGCCCATCCGATGAGGAACGCGCCGCGAGATACGAGCAGTATCGCCTGGAACTCATTGTCGCAGATCGGGACCGCTGCAAGGCCCTGCTGGACGCGGCTGAAACACGACTGGGGGTCGCATTGGAGCAAGCGGCGCGCGGCGATCTGGTCACGGGCTACTGCAAGGACCAAGCCGGATGACCGGGCATGGCGCCTTGATCGGGCTCGGCGATCTGAGGTATGCTGCAAGGTGTTGCGCCCACATGGCGCGGCGGGGACCGGCGGCGCTGGAGGCGCCAACCGATCCCCTGACGGCTACGGTGCTGGAGGCACACATGACCGCTCTTCGCCACGATATCGCACGCCCAGCGTGCGACTGCAATTCCGTTTTCTGTGTGTGCTCGTGAGCGCGTCTGATCGCATCCATCGCGCACGGAACACGCGCGAAGCCGCGGGACGCGCTTACCTGTTGGCGCTGCACGCTTCCATCGCGGCTGGCGAACCGCTGTATGAGCTGGCGCGCGATCATATGGCCTGGGATCGGGCCGCATCGCAGGTCATAGAGGTTTGCGGGACCGTGGGTGTGGATGCGCCGATGGTGTTGACTGCATGAACGCCACCGCATCGCCAGTTGACTTCGCCGCCGTCGCTCGGTTGGCCCTGTCGCAATCGTTGGACCTGCTCACCCGCTGGTTCCCGGCCGGCAAGAAAGTGCAACGCGAGTATGTCATCGGCAACCTCGCTGGCGACGCCGGCGATAGCCTGTCCATCAACACGCAGACGGGCCGCTGGGCCGACTTCGCCGCCAATGCGGCTGGCGGCGACCTCGTAAGCCTGTATGCCGCCATCCATCGCCTGTCGCAATCCGAAGCAGCCCGAAGGCTGGCAGCGGAGCTAGGACAACCAATGGAGGCGCGCACCTCTCGCGCAGTCCCACCGCGCACCTTGCAGCCGGTCCTGGCCGCTGCGGCGGAGCAGTGGACGCCCGTCCTGCCAATCCCGGAGGATGCACCCGCGCCACCACCTTCGCACCCCGCGCATGGACGCCCAACGCACGTTGCGACTTACCGCAACCGGGACGGCTTGCCCCTTGGACTGATCTATCGCTGCGAGCCGAAGGGCAAGCGCAAGCAGGTGATGCCGCTGACCTGGTGCGTCCACACCGATGGGCATCACGCTTGGCAATGGAAGTCCCTGCCCAAGCCCCGCAGCCTCTACGGCGCCGAGCTGCTGGACGCGGCACCAGCCGCAACGGTGCTGGTGGTGGAAGGCGAGGGCAAGTGCGAAGCCGGCCGGCGCCTGCTGGGCAGCCGCATGACGGTGGTCGCTTGGCCGGGCGGTGCCAATGCCACCGGCACAGCCGATTGGTCGCTGCTCCGGGACCGCAAGGTGATCGTTTGGCCTGATGCGGACAAGCCTGGCGCTGATGCCGCGACGGCTATCGTGCGGGCCGTCAAGGCGTTCGGCGCGAATGCCCGCATCGCGGCTCCTCCTGTCTACGTGGCGGACGGCTGGGACCTGGCCGACGCCGAACATGAGGGCTGGACTGCGGAGCAAGTCATGGATCATCTCGGCCTCACCAGTACGCCCCGGGTGACGCCGCTTGTTCGCCGGTCCGCCAACCTCGATGCCATCCGCGTCGTCAAAGGGGAGGCAGACCTGGCCGCATCGGCTGGCGAGGATGCGTTGCTGGCCTCGAAAATGCCCGTGTTCCGGCGGGACAAGCTGCTTGTGCAGCCAGTTTCGCAGAAGGTGCCGGCCAGCGGCGGGCGGATGACTATCGCCGCAGGGCTGGACACCATCGGGCTGTTCGGCCTGATCGACCTGCTGTGCCAGGCCGTCGAGTGGGTCAAGTACGACAAGCGGGACGAGAAGTGGAAGCCGATCAATCCGCCGGCCGACGTGACCAGCATCATCCTCTCCCGCGCCGCCAAGTCGCGCCTGCCGAGCATCGCAGGCGTCATCACCACGCCCACGCTCCGGCCGGACGGCTCCCTGCTGCTGGAGGCGGGTTATGACGAGGCAACCCGCCTTTACCACATCCAGGACACCGCACTGCGCTTGCCGACCCTGCCGGAGCGGCCGACCAAGGCCAATGCCCTGGAGGCCCTGGCCGACCTTGATGCGCTGCTGATCGGCTTCCCGTTCTCGGACGACCCGCGGTACGACAAGGCCGGCGTCGCCCTGCCTGTCCAGCACATCTCCAAGGCGGTGGCGTTGTCGGGCATCATCACGGCTGTCGTGCGCGGCGCCTTGTCTGTCGCACCCATGCACGCCTTCAAGGCCAGCACCGCCGGCAGCGGCAAGTCGTACCTCGTGGACCTTGCCAGCCTGATCAGCACCGGGCGGCCCTGCCCGGTCACGTCCGCTGCACCCGACGACCAGGCCGAGACGGAGAAGCGGCTCGTTGGCTTGCTACTGGCCGGCTACCCGATCATCAGCCTGGACAACGTGAACGGCGAAATCGGCGGCGACCTGCTGTGCCAGGCCATCGAACGCCCGCTGGTGCGGGTCCGCGGCCTCGGCCACTCCACGATCACCGAGATTGAATCGCGCGCTTCCCTGTTCGCCACCGGCAATGCCTTGCGGGTGCGCGGCGACATGACCCGGCGAACGCTAATCGGCTCGCTTGATGCCGGCATGGAACGGCCGGAGACGCGGGAGTTTGCGACCGATCCCGCCGCCGAAGTGCTGGGCGACCGGGGCCGCTACGTCGCCGCCTGCCTCACCATCGTTCGGGCCTACCTTGCAGCAGGCAAGCCGTCCCAATTGACGCCTCTGGCCTCGTTTGAGGAGTGGTCGGATTGGGTGCGTGGCGCCCTGGTATGGCTCGGCTGTGCCGATCCGGCACTGTCCATGGAGGGCGCGCGCGAGGACGATCCCGAGCTGTCGGACCTGAAAGAGCTGGTGTCGGCGTGGCGCGACTCTCTGGCACTCAACGACGGCTACACGCTTCGTGAAGTTGACACCATCTCAAACGAGAAGTCTTGGAGTGAAGATGGAACCAGGCACACAGACGAGTTGAAGCATCCAGACTTGCGAGTTGTTCTGATGAAGATAGCTGGAGAACGCGGCGTGATGAATACTAAGAGGCTGGCCCGCTATTTCATGGATCGAGAGGGAAGGATAGCGAATGGACTTCGGATCAAACGCAAGGGCACTGGCCAAGGTGGGATATTGAACTGGAGCGTTGAAGATGTCTCGAAACGCTAGGACGGTGGCTTCGGTGGCTTCGGTGGCTTTGCTCAATCCCCCGCGTATGGAGATCGTTCTTCACATGGGGTGGTTAAAACTAAGCCACCAAAGCCACCAAAGCCACCCAAGGGAAGATAGGGGAGCCTTCGCATGTTCCGCGACGTGACGGCCAAAGGCGACAAGTTGGCACGCATCCGGGGACAACCCCGTGCCGCAGCGCGCGGTGGTGACGGATCGGGGAGAACGAGTATGAGCTGCTTGGTCAAACTTGGCGACCGTACTTGGGTCAATCCAGCCTGCGTCGTGTCCATCACCGCACGCGAAGGCGGCACGCTTTCGGGTCAATCAGTGGGCGCGCACGTCACCGTCACGACTGGCAGCGGCGATCTCACTTGGCCCTGCGACGACATGGCGGCGGCTGAGTTTCTGGCCGAACACATCGGCAAACTATGCAACGGAGACCCCAAATGAAACTCAACGCTCTCGCCGTTCTGGCCCTCCTAGCCACCACTACACCCCTAGCCGCCGAGTCCGAATCCCCAGCCCCCCAATCCCTAACCCTCCTCTTCGCCCCCAACAGCACTGCCATCCGCCCCAGCGACACCCCGCTGCTCGACGCAGCCGCCCGACTCTACCGCGACGGCCACCCGATCATCCTGGTGCTGACCGGCGGCACCGACGCGGTCGGCTCGCCGGAACTGAACCTTCGCCTCTCGCAGGCGCGCACGGTGGCAGTGCTGCATGGGCTAGTGGCGCGTGGCATTCCGGCGGGGCGCTTCCAGCTTGTGGCCAAGGGGGCGTCTGAGCCGGCTGTGCCTGCGGCGGTGGGGGTCGCAGAGGAGCGGAACCGGCGGGTTGAGATCAGGTGGCGGTAGGGGTGGGGCAGGAGGTCGGTGCGCGAATGAGGTGCCGCGATGCCATGATGGCCAATGGTGACGACTTGATCCCTCGATCCTGCCCGACATGCGGCAGGCTAGGCCCGTGCAAACTGTCTCTGGACGTTCCCAACGTTCACACCGCAGACCCAGTGCCACCCACGGGCAAACCTGACCCCACGGTGCCGCTTTGTCCGTTCTGCGGTGCCGCCGCTCATAGCACCTTCTTGTTTGGGCGTCAGGTCTTCGGCTGTCGGACAGCGGGCTGCATGCGGAGGCCGGGATGACCGACAACATCCAAGGCGGCTTCGTCCAGGTCCCCCGCATCCCAACCCTGGCGATGCTGGACGCAGCCTGCCAGGCGATGCGCCACCGGCAGGAGACCATGGGGCCGGACTGGACGCCCGTGTCCAACAAGGCGCGCATTCTCTGGGAAGCGATGCTGGCAGCTTGGGAGGTGGAGCAGCGCGAGCGGCACACTGTGCTGATCAAAGGCGTTCTGGACGACTACCACGAAGCTTTGAGCGATCCCCGGATGGCAGACGACTATGTGCCGCCTGCCGCGCCCCCGGATGTACAGTCATGACCATCCTCCTCGGCACCCTCCTCGGCCTCTGGCGGCTGCTGGCCCTCGGCGTGGCCGGCGTTGTGCGGTGGGTGCGTGGGGGTGGGGTGTGAGCCGACTAATCCGGCTTCTTGACGGCACATGGGTGGACCCGGGCCACGTCATATCGGTTTCGGCCTTTGCGGGCTTTGAGATTGGCGACACGCAGGTTGGCCCGAAAGTGATCCTGACGCTCAGCACGACAACATTGCACTGGAGTCAACCCGATCTCGAAACGGCACAGGCCTATGCGAACCATCTAGCAGAGCTGGTCAATGGGGCTGACGTATGACATCCAACACCGAACGCACCCTGCCGCCGGACCCGAGCGTTGCGGGATACGCCAGAACGCCCCAAATTGCCGTGCCAGGCGGCACATGGGGAGTTGGCCGTTAGGGGTGGTGCGGACAACCCGCCCAACGCCTCAGAACGTCGCGCGCGTGCGGGTCAGCGGGAGCACGGCTACCCTGGCGCGTCACGCTCTAGCCCTTCGATCAGCGCCGCACGGGATGCGTCACCCTGTCGTGCTGCTCGGGCGTCTAGGCGGGCTAGAACAGCGCCGGACAACTCAACACGGCCAGCCTGCCGCGATGCTTTGCTGGCCTTGCTGCGCACCTGCCACGCTGCTTATCACCGATAGGTCACAGTCAGGTCCAGGTTCACGATGGCGCGCGTGACGTGGTTGCCAGGGATGGCTTCCATCACGTCGACCGATACGGCGTTGCCGTGCGACCGGGCGTTGCTCAGGCTGCGCTTGATCGTGCTGGTCGCGGCCTTTACGCCTTCCTCAAGTGTGGTGAACTGCTTGCCGCCTGCCATTACCTTGTTGCACCAGTTGGATACGTAGAACATCGGGACCATCCTACCTGCCGGGGCTATCATCACGGGATCAGGAGCGCGGCGCCGTGACCAGCACCGCGCGCCTCACCAAGCCGCAAGCCTACGCCCTAAGCCTAGCCGCCCGCCCCATCTACCGGCAGGATCGCCTCCCCGGCATCCGCCACGACGGGACGCACTGGCTCTGGGGTTGGCCCGGTGTGGGTGCCACCGTGATCCGCGACGCCACGATGCAGGCGCTGTTCCGGGGTGCGCTGCTGTCCTACGCGCGCTTGGCGGCTTGAAGACTCCGTGGCCCTGCCGACTGAGGCAGGATGGGCTTGGCTGAACCACAACCAAAAGCAGGAATCCGTATGACATCCTACCTCAGCCGCCGTGCTCTCTTTGGTGGCCTGGCCGCAATCCTGGCCGCGCCAGCCATCGTCAAGGCAGAGGCGATCATGCGGATCAGTCCGCCTTTTCTGTGGGGCGACGGCATCCACGACGACACTCAGGCAATCCAGGACATGATCGACCGTTTTGCTCGCGAGAATGCAGGCAATGCTGACCGGCTATTGTTCATGTTTCCTGTTGGAAAGCGGCTGCGTCTGGCAAAGCAGATTTGCATATGCCGCAGCTTGGGTGGTATTAGCGGCGCTATGGAGCACAAGACGCTTTTGGTCAGCACTGACGAGTCCGCCTGTCTAAGATTTGCTGTTGAACCTGGTTTAGACGGGACCGATCTCCCATATCTTGTGACAAATTTTCATGTGACTGGCGGAATTATACCCACGCAAAGCTTGTCCAATGCCGACTGAGGCGGAGCGCAGGTGGTTGGAGGAGCATTCGTGATGGAAATGGTAAATCAAGCGTGGATTGCCATACTGGCTTTGGTCGTGTCGAGCGTGACGCTGAGAATCTGCGGACTTCCAGCAGAGGCGCATGACGTTGCGTTGATGTCAGAAGGCGCAGCGGGCGTGAACTTCATTTACATGCGCGCTTTGGTGCGAAAGGGCCTGTGATGATGGCCCTAGCCTGGCTCCTGGGCGCTATGGTCGCCGGACCCATCGGCTACGTCGCCGGCCGATGCGTGGGCCACCACCGCGCGCTCCGGCTGTTGTGCGATGTGAACAACGCGGTGCAGGTGCTGGATGCGACTGAGGGATTCGATGGGGCGCGGCGCCGGGTTGTGGCTGTGCGGGCGTTTCGAATGCTGCGGGGTGTTTCGTGACCCGCTACATCGCCCACCGCAGCGCGCCGCGCGCCTGGACCGACGATGCACCCGTCAGTGTCATCGCACGCCCGACGCTGACAGTCCACGAGGCCGATAACGCACCTATCGATACCGGGCTGCTTGATGCCCATGGGGTGCCGCTCTACCGCGTGCGGGAGCGGGCGGCGGTGGGGTTTGATCTGACAGACAGGAGCCGCCCATCATGAACGCCATCGTCAGCCCGGTCGTTGACCCCACAAGCGACGTATCGACTGCTGGACCTGCATGGTCTGATGCTGAATACGTCGCTGCCCTGGCCGAGAACGCATCACGCGATGCAGCACGAGACGTAGCATGGGACGCTCAGGACGCCCTGGACCGCATGGCACGCAACCGTGCATCCGCCACCCGGCTGGGGAGCTTGGCCCAGCCTGCCGCAATGCCGCCGATCCCGCCCAGGGCATTCCGCATGATGCAGCTCACGCAAGCCATCAAGGAGGCGCGGGACGAACTGGCCATAGCCGACTGCGCCCGCCGAGCGGCACGGGGCCGGGTCGCCAAGGAGAAGCTGCGGTCGCCTGTGACGCGGGCGCGGAGCCGGCTGAATGCGGCAGAGGCAGCGCTGACGGCCGAGAAGCACGGCGCCGAAATGGCGGACGCCGTAATGCGGACGAATCAAGTGCGTTCGGATGTGCTGGTGCCGGTTAGGACAGGCGAGATGCGCGACGGCAAGCATGTGGTCCGCATGGAGCGGCAGGATGTTGTGCTCCGCCAGGCGCAGGTTGTCGTATCGGACGCCGGGCGCATTGAGAAAGTGACGGCCTTGGGCCGGCTGGTGCGGGATCGGTGCTTGACCCAGCAGCAGGGGGCGGCGCTGGTGCGTTATCGTGAGGCCCATGAGGCATCTGAGGCTGGGTTGTTCGGGGGTGGCCTTAACCCCGACGCAGTCGGCGGCAGTGGTTCGTCCACCGGCGGGAATGCCCGGATTGAGTCCGCCGTCGCCGATGGCATCCTGCTGGGCAAGATGCGGGCGGCACTGTTCCCGCGAGGACTCAATTTGGTCGAGCACGTCGCCGTGCGCGGGCTCACGGTCGCGAGCTGGGCCGCGCAGCAGGAGATGAACCCGGCGCGGGCCATGGGGCTGCTGGAAGCAGTGGCGGATATATTGGCGGGGGTGGAGTAGTCGCGATGTCTAAGCCATGCGTCAAATGTGGTGGCGTGGACCGTTATGAAAAAACGGGCGGATGTAAAGTTTGCGCGCGCCGAAGAAGCTCCGTCCAGAATGCGATGCGTCAGGTCGTGAGAGCACCTAAACTTGATCTAGCAGCAAAGTTGTGCGTCAAGTGCGGAAAGCTTGACAGATACGACAATGGCAAGTGCCGCTCTTGTGCTCTAGTCAGAAAGGTAAGACTAAAGGTACTTCATCCAGAAAAGATCAAAGAGTATAACGCTAACTTCTATCAACGCTATTCTGAGCGAATCAAGGCACGGCAAAAGGAGTGGGTTGCCAATCACCCTGACTATAACTGGAAAAAGCAAAATCCTGAAAAATATATGGCTGGGCGACACAAATATATTGAAAGAAATAGAAACAGAATTAAAGTGAGACGTGCTGCGCAGGGTAAGCTCTATTATGCCAAGAACAGACTTGCAATTATTGCCAAGACTAAGGCATGGAAAATTGCAAATCCAGAGAAACACGCTGCAATGGATTGGAAACGTTACAACCAGAACGGAATTGTTAAAAGGCGGCGGAATCGGTTGCTCGTCAACCTTCTTAGCTTACAAAACCTGCAACGCAAGATCATTATAGAGGTTTTTAAATGATGTATCACAATGCGTCTGACATTGATCTAATTGAAGCCTACAAGCGCGCAATCGGCCGTTCAGCCGAAGGACTAAAGGAAGCCGCATGCATCTGGTGCGCGCTCAAGGAGCGTGGTCGCAATATGGACGACTTGCTTGGGCCGTTCGTGGAATACTTCCCAGCCATTGCCGCCGGGCGACTGCTGCCGGAAGTGATTTTTACGTGCGGCGGTTCGCTGAAGCTGATGGAGGCCGTCGCAGCTTTGGTCCCCGAGGACCAGGCCAAGGTCACGCAGCCTGGCGCAACGGTGCAAGTGCTGATGCCGACAGGTGAGGTTGAGCATCGCAAACCCACCGAGCTTCCGGTTGCCATCGCCCGGCAGGTCTTGGGCGACGGTCGCATCCGCACGCCAGAGGAACAGCGTCCGTTCGTGGTGTCTCCTCCTCAGCCGTCTAGCCGATCCAAACCGCAGCCAGAAGTGATTAGCTTCCGTCAGCCCCTCGTCGTCCCGCCCACTCCAACCAAGACAGCACTTGGCTTGGCTCTTGCTGATGCGGGCTACGAGGCGCCGGAGGCGAAGTTGCTGCAAATTGGTGTTGAGGCATGGATCAAGTGGCCGCAAGTGATCGCAGCCGGTGCCCGCCGTGATTTTGTGAAGGCAAAGCTGCGAGCAGACCTCTCATGGATTTTGATGGAGCAGTATCAGCCCGCCATACTTTCGCAAGCCGTAGGTTGGCTGTTGGCCGAGGCGGAGCGAAGTATCAAAGATGCAGCACCAGCACGGCGGGCTCACGGCAAGTCTGAAGATTTACATCCCTCTGGCTTACCGTGACGAGAGGCCCAAAATGCGCGCAGGAATGAGTCGGCACGCTTAGAACTCAGCAGCGCCATCATCTCTGTCCAGCGTGCTTCAAATTCTACCGAACTTCCCTTTCTATACTTCTCAGCTTGGCTAAAGAGATTCTATGTCAGATTAGGCCGAGGTGGAACGGTATCCAATCCGACAAGAGTCCCATCAGGATCGGTCTGTCCGTCAAGGTAGTGGCGGCCATCCGCACAACGGATGAACATATCACCAGCATCGTCCACCTGGATCGTCCGCTTTGTGCGATGCCCAAGGCAGCCCCAGAAGGGATTGCCCGGCATCACCACGTCTCCTGGTTTCAGATCGTGCAGCTTCATCGCGTCATCCTCCGGTCGCGGGGGGGGGGTCGTGATCCTATGCGGCTTCCTCGGCCGCAGCCTGGTAGCCGTCGTTCCACGACATGAAGTCGGGGTGTTCGTCGGGGTAGGGATTGGACGTCTCGGACTGGCCCGCATCGTGCGCTTCGCGGCCTTCGGCATGGGGGTCGTTGTCCTTGTCGCTCATCTTCGTTCTCCGGCTGGGGTCTATGATACCGATCGTGAGAACCGATAATCTCTGGGCTTCACAGCGGCGTCGGTTGCGTTCACTATCGCAGGCGCAACAGGCACGACCTGGCCTGATGCCAGCGTCCGAAAATGACCACGACGCCAATGGGTGGACATTGCAGCCCGTTTTTCACCTTCTGCGGATGCCTGAGCTTCCGAGTAAGGAAGCCCGATCTTAACAGTGTGATACTCTGGTAATGCCGTCCTGCCGTGCTTAGTCCTTTGCCGATTGAGCCGATGCGGAGCCTCGATATAGCTAACCTGTGTTGATTTTGACATCAACGCCGAGATGGAGGACGCGACCAGTATGGTTGCTTTGATCGCAAGCTCTTCGGCCCCTGAAGCATCCCGATCCTCAACCCACCCAAACCCGTCGCTGCCAAGAGTGCCTGTTGCGGGAATTCGGCCCCACTTCTCGCCAACAAGAACGTATGAACGAACGTAAAGCCGTCCATCTACACACCAAGCAATGCAGGCGATGTGATCGAAAAACGCAGCAGGGCGCTTTCCTGCGAACTCAAAATAGGTAAATGGGAATGGCGTCCTGACCATCCCCTCGGCAGCTAACTTTACCCCAAAGTCTATAAAAGCCGAATTACCGAACTGAACTGCGGCACCCATCTCGAACTTACCGCTTGCCGCCAATGCCTGAGCGGCTTGGGGCCAAATCTCAATTTCTTTCATCTGGTCGGCTAACGTATGCGCCTTCATTGTGCTGGTTCCATTGGCCGGGGTCTATGATACTGCTGGCGCGGGTCCGGCTTTGATCTGGTTCAACACCCACACGCGCATCCGCGACCAGCGGGCTTCCGGAGATTCCCGGTATACCCCTGCTTCGTCGTTCATCCATTCAATCTCTTGGACCAGCGGCGCAGCGACATTGAACGTTTTGGCGATGGCGTCGTAATCATCCACGTCCAGCTTCTCCATCTTCACGCCGCGCGCTGGGCCCAGACTGCCGATTGCGCAGACTTCGCCGGCCGCGATTAGGTCGTGCGCGATCAGTCGCTTGTGCGGCATAGCATCCAACGCACCCAGCAGATCACGCAACATCGCCTGACCGCGCTTGCCGTGTGTGGCACTGGCCACCCGGCCGCGGTGCATGATCTGTTGCCATTCGCTGTAGTCGCCATCGACGGAATATCCAGATCGGCTCATGTCGATTTCTCCGGTCGAAGGTCTATGTGCTGGTCAGGCTGTGAGACGGACACAGCCACCATCGGCGTAAACACGCATCGCACCGCGCGTCCCGATCCGAACTTCGCACGAAATACCGTGGCGTGCGGCGCTCTGGCGGGCAACGTCGATTGCACCTTCCATACTGTAGGTCTGTCCCACCAGCGTCCAAGGCTTGTCGGAATGGGACTGGATGATTGTGTAGAACATCGTTTGTCTCCGAGTTGGTGTCTGTGTCGTCTAGCTGACAAGCACACTCTATAGGATCAGGTCACCCCTTGCAAGCACTAATGATCCGGCATATCATCAGACCATGCCATCAGATCACAAGAAGCGACGACGCCGCATTCCCAAGCCCCTTCTGAGCTTCACGTCCAACATTCCGTGGCGTGGGCGGAAGGACGACGAGCCGATGCTGGTCGGCTATGTGCGGGTTTCCACTGACACTCAGACTAACCAGCGGCAGGTTGATGAGCTAGTGCAGGCCGGCGTCTCGCCCATCGACATCTTCGGAGATGAAGCCAGTGGCGCAACGATGGAGCGCCCTGGCTGGGCAGCATGCGGGCGCGAGCTGCGGGAGGGCGACACGCTCGTCATCTATTCACTAGACCGGCTTTCCCGCGATCTCGTCCACACCATGACAACGCTGCGGGCACTTAACGATCGGAACGTGACCGTGAGGGTCCTCACGATGGACTTTGACAGCCGCACTCCAATGGGACGTTTCGTGTTCAGCATGATGGCCGGGTTCGCGCAGTTTGAGCGGGACATCATCCTGGAGCGGACCCGACACGGGTTGGCGAAGGCTCGGGAGCGCGGCCGGTTTGGTGGCGCAGTCCAGAAGTACACTGATGAGGCCATCGAACGCGCCTACAAGCGGGCTGGCACGATACCAAGCGCAGCCAAGCTACTGAAGTGCAGCGAGCCAACGATCAAGCGAGGGTTGGCTAGGATCAGGGCGAAAGAGGATGCCGAGAAGCCGAAGCGCGAGGAGGCGCAGGGCGATGCCGATCAGGGCTGAGAACAGGGCGCGTTATCCTGCCGACTGGAAGGCGATCAGCCTTTCCATCCGGGATCGTGCCGGCCAGAAGTGCGAGCAATGCGGGGCCAAAAACGGCGAACCGCATCCGCTCACCGGCTCCCGTGTCGTGTTGACCGTCGCTCACCTTGATCATCAACCCGAAAACTGTGACCCAGCCAACCTGCGGGCCTGGTGCCAGAAATGTCACAACGCCTATGACGCGCCCGCTCGCCGGGCCGGCATGAAGACTAGGCACCGCGCCACTCTTGCCATAGGAGACTTGCTGTGAGCGACGTTCGCACTACACCAACGACCGCTGAGCGGGTCAAGACTTACCGCGAGGAGCACCAATGCAGCATGCAAAAGGCTGCGTCCGAGATCGCCCGAGAGGGCGCGCTTGAGCAAGTTGCCAAGGCGGAGATGTTGGCTGATCTAAAGCCCATTCTCGATGACCTAATCAGGAGGATCATTCGATGATCGTCAAACATGATGCCCTTACGGGAACGACAGTCGCGCCTCCTAAAAAGGTTCTTACCGCACTCGAAAAGGTGTTTGTCGCTGAGATCAATGGGCAACTTCCGTTTCAATCCAAGGCAAACATTTTTCGTGACCTTTTAGCCGCCGGGCTAGTGGCGAGCATGCAACGCAAGATCGGAACCGGATGGAGTGCAATCACCGTGGCCGGCTATGAACTGACACATGCTGGGCGCCTTCTCTACTGCTCAAGCGGCGACGAGGGAGACAAGCCATGAGCGACACTGAGCATCCAGAGACGACCGAAGCACCCCGAAAGCGCAAGGCCCGCCAGAGAAGTCTGGCGGGCCTTGCTCAGTCCATCCCAAAGATCGGCCAGTAGCCTAGGCAGCGGTGCGGAAACTCTCAATCTCTTCGCCCGCCGCCTCGGCAGCCGTCAGCCAGAGAGGCTTGCGCCCCCGACCCGTCCAGGTCTGTCCGGTCGGCGACTGGAACTTGACCGCTCCGGGCTCCTTCGCGCTGGTGGCGCCAGCGGACCTCTTCGACGCGGCCGTCCCCTTGGTAGCCTGGGCAGGCGACCCGAAGAGTTGCGCTGCTGACAGCCCCACCGCAGCGGCCTTCTCCTCAAACTCAGCGAGCAACGCAGTCCGAGCAGTCTCAGTATTGGCCTTCATGCGGTTCTGAGCATAAGCGACCAGCCCTTGCAGATGGGCGTTGTCCAGGCGATCAAGCATGGCAATCATAACCTCATTCGGTGGTGTCGCGGACATCGTATTTTCCTCTGTTAATGGGAAGTGAGTATTTGCAGCGTTCTGGCTATCAAATCAAGAGGGCAAAAGAGAAATTCAGGCGTCCTACCGGGCTCGTACAGATGAAGGGATTGGGGGATCAAGCCAAAGCGGCACGCTGCAAGCCCGGCGCTCCTCAATGACCTTCACCGCCGATCCTGTGCAAGCCGCCAGCATTAGTCCGGCATCGTTGGACCGCATCAGGTTCGCCCACGCTGCGGCTGCACTAGGCCCGCCGCGAAACGCCAGCGCGAGCTGCTGTTCGGTCTGGTGAACGGAGGCGTTGGCTAACGTTACACCCCACAGGAAGCCGCCTCCTGCCGCAACCAGGATGCCGATTGCGAAGGCCCCGCCATAGGTCAGCAGCGTGCGCCGGTTGTACGCCCGCGCCAACTCCGCCGCGCGCACATCGGCGCCGCGCACGGCTGCCTTTTCCAATCGCTCGACGGCGTGCTCGACCGTGACCGAATCCAGCGGCTGCCGGATGGCCTGGATGCCGGATGCAAAAGCCCCCAACCCCGCCGAGGACGCCGCCAACAGGTAGCGGATGGGGTCGCCGGTCATCCCGGCCTTCGCCACTGCCCCGTCAAGGTCCGCCTGCGCCGCCAGGATGCCCGCAAGCACCTGGTCGTCGCCGGCCGGAGTGGGCTGGGGGGTTACGGCAACCATGCGGTGATCGGGGCGAGCATTGCGTCCATGGCATTCATCCAGGCCCGGACCCGGCTGCGGTCAAACACCCCGAGCGGAGCGATGGTCCGAGATGTGGCCACTACCCCATCACGAGCCGATGCGAAATCCAGCCGCTTCGCCTCGATCTCACCTGCCACGGACGGCTCCAGCCGCGGCATCCACAGCACTACCGCCCCGCGCGCCACCGCTGCCTTGAACGCGCTGTGACGCATGACGCGGGCGAAGGCGTCTTCCCGCGCCACAGTCGGGTCAGTCAGCCCTTCATTCAGCACCAGCGCGGTTGCTCGCGGCTGAAACCCCTGCGCCTCGAACGTCGCCAGCGAGGCCAGATCATCTACGCGCGGGCCGAGCGTGTAGATGGCGACGGGTGCCACGCCCGTGCCTTCCATCGTCGCCGCTAGATCGGGCACGTCGGATAGGACGCGCCCCAGGCTGGTGTCGCCGCCGCCCAGGTCCAGCAGCGCCGACGTGCCATTCTCCATCATGGCCCGCAGCAGGCTTTCCAGCCACCGCGCGACGGCAGCCGCATCGTTGGTCGGCGGCTGCGCTACCCCGTCAAGGAAGTTGGCCAGGGACCGATTCTGCGGGTCCAAGGCAGCAGCCAGCGCACTGCCGCTACCGGCTGCCACAAGCTCCATCACGTAGCGGATAAGCGTCGTCTTGCCGCTCCGCCCCGGGCCGATCACGAACCAGACTTTTGGACGCCCGGCCAATTCAGGGGCGACGAGCGCGGCCAGACCATCGGCCTTCCGCCCCGCAAAGGACGGGGTGGGCGACGGCAGGCCCACGGCGATCTCGTCTTCATCATCGGTGACGCGCGGGCCGAATAGCTGGACGACGGACGGTGCTGACGCGGGCGTGGACGTGGGCTTGGCTGCCATGGCGTTCTCCTGTTGTTAATCCCGTCGCAGCTTCGAGATGCCGAAGCTGGGAGTTGCAGGGGCTTCATCTGCCCCTTCCGTAGCGTCGAAAGCGGGGACCAGGCGGCCGAGCTGGACCGGAGCTGGGATCAGCGGCGCTGGGCGCGGAGGCGCTTCGATTGCAGGAGCAGGTTGAGGGGACGGCTTCACCCCTTGCCGAGCTTTGCCGCCAAGGTCCTTCTTGACCCGCGCCCAAGTGTTCTGCGCGCCCCGCAGCGTCGGCGGCTTGCCGTCGCCGTCCAGGATGCCGAGTTCATTGAAGCCGGCAACCAGCACGGACCAGTCTGGCCGCTTGCTCTCAAAGGCACGGATCATCGCGTCGTAATGGTCGCGCATGGCGATGTAGAGCGGGCTGTGCCGGTCCGCGACGGCCTGGATCAGCAGCCCCTCCAGCGATAGCTTCTTACCCGCCATCCCTATCCTGTCTCCGCGTCGTGCGTGGCAATCTGCTCACGCAGCCCATAGCCGTGTCAACGAACGACGCACAACCATCTTCACACCTATCTGCACATATTGAGTCATATGTCTCACATAGGGACAACATATGTCTTTCACAGGAAGAAGGGAGATACACACCATTGCACCCTCAGCGGGTGCCAGTCCTTGCGGCAGTGGGGTAGGGTGCGCTACGCCTTGCAGGCAACCCTGCGAGGCCGACGCCATGCCAGCCCCCACACTTGAAGCCATCGCCGCCGCGCAGGACCGCATTGAGCAGCGCCAGGCGGCCTATGAAATCGTTGCCCACCGCATCCTGGGGTGCCTCGAAGTCCACAACGAGAAGCTGGACGCGCTGCTTGCCGCCGCCAAGCCGCCGACCGGTCCCAGCCCGGTGCAGGAGCTGCTGGCCGGCATCTTGGCCGCCATGCAACAGCAGGCGGCGGCGCTGGAGGCCCTGCCGGACGGCATCGTGCAGGCTCTGCGCGAGGACGCCGCGGCCGACCTGACCGACGAGGACATGGACATCGAGGGCGCAGGCGCGTGGGGCCAGAAAGGGTAGAGCCGGGGTAGTGCTGACATTCAGCAAGGGGGTTGGACGCGCTCCCAGCGCCGCAAGGGCGATGGCCGAGTACCTCGCGGAAAGCACGGTCCCCGACGAGGCGATGGCGCTGGCCGACTACTACGTTCGCGGCATTGAGCGGGTGGAGGCCGAGGGGACGGCGGCGATCCCCCGAGCTGACATGGCGCCCGCGGTCGCCGCAGCATTGGGCTTGGACATGGGCCGGACAGCCAAGGTGTCCGAGGTGGCAAACCTGCTGCAAGGGCTGCGCGCGGACGGCGAGGCCATCGAGGGCCGACAGTCCTACAAGGTGGGGGCCGGGCAGGATCGGGTCAGCTACATCGACCTGACATTCTCCGCCCCCAAGTCGGTCAGCGTGGCGATGGCGTTGGCCCCGACAGAGGCCGAGCGACACATCATCGTCGGCGCGCACCGCGATGCCTGGATGGCCGGCATGGCGCACCTTGAGACGATCATCGCGCACGCCCGCAAAGGAGCGGCCGGCAGCAAGGGTAGCGTGCCGGGCAAGCTGGGATGGGTCAGCTTCGACCACTACACCGCCCGCCCCACGATCCAGGTCCCGCATACAGAGGACGACGGCACCAAAACGACGCTGATCCAGAGCGTGCGCAACCCGGCGGTGCCGGCGGACATGCAGCTCCACACGCACGTCACTGTCCCCAACGTCGTCTTTGCCGATGACGGCACGGTGGGCAGCATCGACACGTTGGCGATGCACGACCGGGTCCACGAGGTCGGCGCCTACTACCAGGCCCACCTGGCAACCAACTTGCGGGCGCAGGGCATCGACGTGGTGCTGGACGACCGGACGGAAGCGGCCCGGATGCCGGCAGTCCCGGAGGCTATTTCCGACCTGTTCAGCAAGCGGAGCCACGACGGCGAGGCGGCGGCGCGGGAGTTCGTGCAATCGCTTGGACGGGATTGGGACTCGCTGCACCCGCGTGAGTTGGTCGGAATAATGCGCTACGGCACCCGGAGCGCGCGGCAGGGCAAGGAGACAGCGGCGGCGCCGGCCGAGGGATCGAACGTCGCCGGCTGGCGGGCGCAGGCGGCGGCGGCGGGCTACACGCACCGGAGCGTCATCGACCCGGAAGCGAAGGCCCGGCTGCCGGCGACCGAGCAGGACCGGCTGCGGCGAGGCTACACGGCAGCACTGCCGCTGCTGGCGCGGCAGTTCGAGCGGCGGGCGACCATGTATGCCAGCGTCGCCCGGACGTCGGCAGCGCGCGGCTTGATCGCGTCCGGCGTGGAGTCTGCCGCCGACATCGACCGGATCACGGCGGCTATGCGCGAGCATGGGGTGCAGCACGACGGCAGCACCGTCCCCTTGATGTGGGCCAGCATGCCCAGCGAGGGCGAAGGGGAAGGCCGGCGCCCGAAGGTCAAGATCACCACCACCCTGCATGTCGCTCAGGAGCGGGAGGCGATGGCGCTGGCGGAAACCGCGGCGGCTGACCGCAGCGGGGCGCTATCTCCTGGACAGATCGACCGCGCAGTACGGGACGTGTCCGAGCGCGATGGCCTGGACTTTACCGGTGCCCATGGGCTTGAGCAGCGGCGGGTGCTGGAAACGCTTGGCACGTCGGGGCGGCTGGCGGTCGCGGTCGGCGTGGCCGGGTCGGGAAAGTCCACGCTGCTGCGTCCGCTGGTTGCGGCATGGTCGGCACCTCCCGAACGGGAGGGCGACGAGCGCGCGATCTACGGGACGGCGTTGGCGACCCGGCAGGCCAACCAGCTTGCCGACGCCGGCATAGACCCCCGCAACACCCTGCCCATCGCCGGGCTGCTCGCACGGGCGCACAGCGGCGACCTGGTGCTGAATGAGCGCAGCGTTATCGTGGTGGACGAGCTGGGGCAGGTGGGCACCGCCCAGGCCCTCGCCTTGCTGCGGCTACGGGCGGAACACGGCTTTTCCATCGTCGCCATCGGTGATGACCGGCAGGGCCAGGCGATTGATGCCGGCAATTCCATCGGCTTGATGCGAAAGGCGCTGGGGGCCAAGGCGGTGCCCGAACTTGAAGGATCGGTGCGCCAGGCGCGGGAACGCGACCGCGAAACGTCCGCGATGTTCCGGCAAGGGGACGCGGCAGGCGGCATCGGGCGGCTGCAAGAGGATGGCCATGCGGTGCTGATCCAGGGTGGGCATCGGCGGGCCGTCGAGGCAGTGGCGGACCTATGGCAGGCGCGGCACGCCGCCAACGCCGACCGTGCCGGCTACACGCTGACGGCCAGCGCGCCGACAAACGCCGACGCCCGGTCGATCGGCGCCGCCATCCGCGAGCGGCGGCGGGCAGCGGGGCAGGTAGGGCCTGATCAGGTGACGCTGCAAGCGACCGACCAGAACGGGCAGCACTACGTCCTGCCGCTGGCGGAGGGCGACCGGGTGCGCCTGTTCGCTACCACCCGGGCCAACTTCGGCGGGCGCGGCGGCGTGATGGGAAACAACGGGTCAGTCGTGGAGGTGGAGCGCATCAAGGATGCCGGCGTCCAGCTCCGCACCTCGGCAGGCAAGTCCGGCTTCGTCGCCTGGGACACCTTGCGCGACCCTGCCAGCGGGCGGGTCAAGCTGACCTATGGCGACGTGCTGTCCATCGACGCCATCCAGGGGGCGACCAGCACGGAGCATATCAACGCCCTGCCCAGCGGCTCCCAGGCGGTGACGGGGTTCAAGGCATACGTCGCGCAGTCCCGGTCCCGCGAAACGACCTGGCTTGTGATCGCGGACGGGATGGAACGCGGGGAGATACTGGCCCGGCGTGCGCTGGGAGCTGACCAGGCCATCACGGAAGCTGAGGTGTGGGCCAACGTGGCGCGCAACCTGTCCCGCCAGCCCGAGAAGGGGCTTGCGACCGACCTGCTGGCGGATGCGGAGCGGACCTACACCGGCACCGTCCGGTCCCTGGCGACAGCCTTCCAGCCGCACCAGCAGCGCCAGGCTGCGGGCGGGCCGGGGCCGGACCTGCGCTCCGCCTTCACCAGGCAGTGGGCTGAGCGCGACGTTGCCGCGGCGGCCGACACGGTAGGACGGGCCGCGGCGCAGGCTGCGGAGGCAACCCGGCTTTTGCCCGGTCCCAAGGCGCGGGAGGCCCGCAAGGCAGTCCAGGCCGCAAGGCGGTCCATGCGCGCGCCATCGCAGCGCCCGAAGCGCCAGAGGGCGCAGCAGCCGATGACCAGCACCCAGGCGCAAGCCGAGTTTGCGGACGCGCTGCACAGGGCGGGGCTGCGGCCCAAGGGGGCGCCCGTGATGGACGGCCAACGGCACCGGGTTCCGGTTGAGGGCGACAAGCGCGGGCGCATGTCCGGCAGCTACGTGGGCCACCTGGACGGCTTGCCCGCCGGCTCTATCCAGAACTTCAAGACCGGCGAGACAACCACTTGGCGGGCGTCGCGGGCCTATCAGGCGAGGTCGCCCGAGGATCAGGCCCGAGAGCGCGCACGCATCGCGGCCGACCAGGCGGCGCGGGAAGCATCCCGGCGGCAGGGAGAGGTGGCGGCGTCCAGCAAGGCGCAGGCGATGTGGGCGAAGGCCCGCCCGGCAGCAGCCTCGCATCCTTACCTTACGCGCAAGGACGTGGCGCCCCACGGTTTGCGGCAGGACCGGCGGGGAAGCTTGCTGGTGCCCATGCGGGACGTTGAGGGCCAACTATGGGGCGTGCAGACGATCACGCCGGACGGGGGCAAGCTGTATATGGCGGGCGGCAAGAAGCAGGGCACGCACGCCCTGTTAGGCGAGCTGCGGCCGGGCCAGCCCTTGGTGATAGCAGAAGGCTTTGCGACCGCGGCGACGATGCGGGAAGTGACCGGCCTGGCAGTCGCCGTCGCGTTCGACAGCGGCAACTTGGTGGAAGTGGCCCGAGCCTACCGCGCGCGCGACCCGGTCCTGCCTATCGCGATCGCAGCCGACAACGACCATCACCTGCCGCGCAGGGAGGTGCCGTTGCCCAACGTGGGGGAGGTCAAGGCCGCCGCGGCGGCGCAGGAGGTCGGCGGAGTGGTTCTGCAGCCTGCGTTCGCGCCCACCGACGTCGGGACGGATTGGAACGACTACGCGGCGCAGCACGGCAAGGCCGCGGCGCGGCAACTGGTGCAGGTCGAGCTAAGCAAGCATGGGTTCGAGTTGCCGGCCACGGTGGCGAAGCAGGCCACGACCGCGCCCGCCGTCACGCAGGCCATGCGCGACGCAGCGCGGCAACGGGCCGGGCAGGCGGCGCAAACCCCGGATCAAGCAGCCCGAGAAGCTGCCCGCCGCGCCCAGCAGCGTCCGGTAGGGCCGAGGCTATGAAGCGGGCATACTCCACTGGATCGGTAGGCTGCATACGCACGCAAAGGTTTTAGGCGCCATCCAACAAAAGATCGGCAGACTGACCTGAGATGGCTTCTAGAACTTATTCCAGTAGAAGCATATTGAAAGACCGGTTTAGTTGGCACAGATTAGAGTAGACTTAATTTGTAGTGTTCAACTTGTTTGATATAGTCTTGTATCCGACCTTAATAAGCATTGCATCAACATCAACAGTGTTCTCATATACCGCAACAGATTTCTCCACACCTGCTATCACTAACATTGGCTGATGGGTCAGTATGACAGAGCGATTGGCCCAGGATTGACCCAGGGTATCCGGGATAGTAAGACACCTCAGCATCATATTAAGACCTGGAGGACCGGCTTGGCTCAGCTCGACTTCAAGAACCTGCTCAATCTGGATGCGGCGTTCACACCAAGGAATGAGGCTGATTGGAACTTTTTGCGAGCCGCTTCGCAAAACCTATTCAAGCCTAGAACACCAATTGAAGATGACAAGCTTTTTCAAGGTCGTCTAAAGCAAGTGAGCGATGTCCTAGATGTTATCTATGAAGATGGAGGCCATGCCGTCATTTTCGGAGAGCGTGGTGTGGGAAAAACCTCTCTGACTAATATCCTTGAGAAGAAAGTCATACCCCTAATAACTACCTATTTTTATCATGTGTGTGGGGCGAGTAGGAGGTGAGATGATCGGCATTCACCCGAAGCGATTGACCATCTTTCTTAGTATCGATACGAAAGAATAGGATTGCAGGCATGACATTCCTCCCAAAACGCCCTGGAACAGGCAGTCGGCATCCTATCCAACTCTGAATTAGAACCCAACCAGGCGTCAGTCATCATGACGCAGCTTCTTCCAACGCTGGCACTTTATTATCACTGGTGTCCATAGTGTCCACCTCCACCTGTGCGCCATCACCGCAACTGTCAGCAGCGTGCGTCACCGGCCAACAGACCTTGCGATCATCTTCCGCCGCAGGTGACGGTGCGCGCCGCGTGCAATAGCCACTGGCAGCCCACCACTCGACTGGCAACCCCTTGCGATAGTCCGGCCTGACCGGCTGCCCGTCCGGCTGGTGCCAGTGGATGCAGGACAAGCAGGCGACCACGCCCGGTCCCGTTCCGTCCCCGATGGCCGCGCCGTCACCGCATCGGTCGCCAGGCCGCACCTTGGGCCAGTGCACCAACTCGAACTCGTCCTGCCCGGGTGATGGCGCGTGCCGCCGGCACATGCCCCCAGGCGGGTAATAAACACAGAGGCGACACGACGGCGCGAGGGTCGGCTTATCCATCACAACGTGGACCGCGACGGCCGCGCTGCCTCCGATTGACGACGGGATGCGTCGGCAGCGGACGACGGGGTTGCGGTGGCCCGCGCCCGCGAGGCGTCGCGTTGCGCCTGGGTTATGGTGCTGGACGCTGGCGAGACAGGGGCCGCTGGACCTTGGGCCGGCGCAGGAGCCGGCGCGGGGGTCACAGGAGCATCCCGGCGGGGAGCGGTGGGGCGATCCGACATGCTGGTTTCCCCTCTTACTGCCGCGAGCACTGCGGCGAGTTGGTCATACCAAGCGCCATGACGCTGCCGCCGTTGATCGTGCAGGCGAAGGTCCCGCGTGGGGTGTTGGCCGTGTAATAGGTGTTGGTCGCGCCGTCATAACGCCGACCCGAGATGGTGACGGCGGAGATCGGTTGGTTGAGCGCCATGGCGGTGTTCTCCCTGATCCTGTCGTCCGACAGCAGCTTATCCGCGCAGCCGCCGAGGGCCAGCGACGCGGCGAGGAAGGCGAGGGTTGTCCGGTTCATGGTGTGTTGCTCCGAAAGGGTGAGGACGTGTCTGATTGTCAGCCTGTGCGGGCAGTGCCGTCCCAGGGGTCGGCTGCAACGGGGCATACGTTTGCGGCCAGGCGCGTCGCGTCGGCGTGACTGCTTCTTCGCAGCATGTCGCGAGCTGCCGGGGTCGCCGTAACTGCAAGCCCGAAGCGGCGAGCAACGGCCAGAAAATCCCCAATCTTCGCGAGCTGCTCAACAGCCCATTCCTCATTTGTGTCCATCAGACTGCCTCCCAAAAAGTTGCCAGCTACTCGGCAGCGGAGCGGTAGCGGTCCGCCTCGACCCGAGCTTTCAGCTCCGGGCGTCGGAAGAAGATCGGGCGACCGCACCGGAGCGGGGCGGCGCCGCGGCGGAAGATGATCGCCTCGTCGGCGCGCATCCGGGTCCGCACCTCGTCGGGCTTGATCAGTTCGCGGGCCTGCTCAGACAGGCCCTCGTTCATGCCCCTGTTCCGGGACCCGGCCACGCCGCCGCTTTGCGTGCTGCTCGATTGCCCTTGGGTGCGGGCGAGCACGGTGTACTTGCCGGCGGTCCGAGAAACTTCCTCCGCCGTGCCGTCATCGTCCACCGCGGCGAACAGGCGCCAGGAGCACGAGTTGAACCAGGAGCCTTTGCCTTCCTTGCCCCAGGTATCCGTGAGCTGGCCCAAGGACTGCCACATGCAGAGCAGGGTGATGCCATACTTGCGCCCAGCGTCCCGCGCATCCTCCAGCACTTTGAGCTTGCCGAGGAAGTTCACCTCGTCCAGCAGGAACAGCACCCGCCCGGATAACCTACCGTCTGCCCGATAGGCCGCGCCCAGCAGCGAGCCGACGATCACGCGCGCCACCTCCGGCGTCGCGCGCAGCGACTCCATCGGCACCTGGATGAACACCGTCAGCTTGCCGCCGGCCAGCTCACCCGTCCCGAACGAGCCATCGGACAGCATGTCGGCATACACCTTGATCGACAGCCATTGCGTGTCGGCGTTGGCGTTTGAGTAGATGCCCGAGAAGGTTTCGTGGAACACGTCCACCAACGTTCCGGCCAAGTCCCGGGCAAGCGGGCTTTCGGAGCCAACCTGGATGTCCGCCAGCAGGCCCTTCATCTTCTTCTCAGGGGTGCGGACTCGTGCGCGCAGCTCACGCAGCGTCTTTTGGCTGGCCGGCACCTTGCTGTCCCACAGCAGATCGGCCAGCAGGCACGTCAGCAACTCCTTGCCGCGCACCTTGAAGATTGAGTTTTCGCCGGCCTGGTTGGGCGGTGTCTCCCCCGCCACGCGCTCGATCACCGCTTGCACGTAGGTTTCGGCCAGGGGGTCGCGCGGGTCTATCCAGTCCAGCACGTTCACGCCGCCCAGGCCGGGGCCGATCATGACGACCTTGTGCCCCATGTCCCGGCGCATGGGCGCAGTCATCGGCCCGACCTGGCATGAGGGGTCCAGCACCACCGCAGATCCCGTCCAGTAGGCCAGGGTGGGGATCGCGACCGCCGTCGTATTGTGAGTGACGACGTAGTTGTCTGTAACATACAGTCCATCGTCGGATGTCAGTGATATACAAATGGCCGGCTTCATTCCCACGGATTCGATTGAGACGATATTTAAGCGATGCCGCATGATTTTCGGTTGGCAACTTTCGACTTTACGCGGGACCGAGAACAGCGACGCAATGTCTGGATGCACGATACTGACACGCCAGGACGGGCGACCATCCTTTATGATGCCTAGGTAGGTGTAGTTGGTCTGCTGTGGGCGAATGGTTGCTATGGCACCGAGCGACCATGCCAGTTCCTGCACGTCACGCGCGAGCCTTTCGCTCGTGGTTACGAAAATGGCATAGGTTGAGCGCCCGCCTTGAACCGCCCCATCGGTATCAAGCAATCCCTGTAGCAGGGCCAGTCTTTGCGCTGCACTGCCAATTTTGTACATATCCGGCACGAATTTCTCATGCGACCGGCAGCCCCATAGGTTTAGACTTTCTAGCGACAGACGGAGCGGCGAGTGCTTGCGCAGCACCTTCATCGCTAGGGCATGATCATACGTCCCCGGATTGTTTCTGGCTCTGTAATCTGGAAGGTCGTACAGCATCCGATCAAGAATGGGCTGATCGGCGGTAGAGAGCATGACGGTGCTTCCAGACGAGAAATTCCCATCACCCAGCAGCGTTCCAAGGGCGTATGGCGGAATGGGCAGGGTTTGCTGCGGCATCTCTACCGCAAACGGCTCAACCAACGGGACAGCCAGCGCCTTCCATGCGCTCCGCTTGTTGTGGAGGCGGTCGCGTATCTTGGATAGGGAGTAAACGCACCATCCGACGCTGCGCTTACCCCTGACGCCGCACTCTCCAGAGCTTTCCCACGTTCTCGTCCACACCTTCCACAGGTGATCGTCACAGCACTCAACCGTGCGTCCATCTTTGAACGTTACGCGCCATATCTCCTTCACCCCTTGGGGATGCACACCCGCAATACACACTGGATGGCCTCCCGGCGATTGCACCAAGTCCCTGACACGGAGATCACCGATCTGACGAAATCCAGTAGGCGTAAGCACTTTGGCGTCCAGTGGTTGCGCCTTGTAGCCGCCGCTGCCGGCGAACACGGCGCCATGCGTCGCGTCGGAGGTGCAGGGGTCGATCAGCAAGGGCGCCTTGCCGCCCTGGCCCCACGTCTTGGGATCGTCGGGGTTCAGGCGGACGGCAGCCACGCTGTCCTGATCGACGCGGTAAGCCTCTCCAACCACGACACCGCCATAGCCAGGTGCCGGGCCGGGGAATAGCTCACGGGCAGCCTTGATGGTCAGCCAGTCTGCGTTGCCGTGCGTGTCCGACAAGGCCCGTTGCGGTTTGGGCGGCGTCTCACCCTGGCGCGCGGCGCGCAGTGGGTGGCGGGAGGGACGGAACAGCATGATGGCGGCCGGCAAGGCGGCGAGGATGCCGGCGCCCGCGGCGCAGATCGGCAGCCACTTAGCGACTGCCGGCAACCCGCTGTAGTCGCGCCAGTAGAAGTAGGCGGAAACCGGCGCGACCCAGGGGCTCAGGCTGTTCCAGGTGTGCAGGGCGGTGCCGAGTGCGAATGAGGTCAACGGCAGCCACAGGGCCGCGCCGATGCCGAGGGCGGCGGTGGTCGCCAGCAACCGGCGCTTCATCGCCGGGCTCCGGGGAGGTTGGCCAAGACCCTTGAGATGCGGACGAGCGCCACCGCGGGAGCGGCCAGCCACAGCGCGAAGGCGGCGGCCATCAGGGCAGGGAGGAGGCATCCGGCATAGGCAAAAGCGAGGACGAGGAACACGACGACATAGGAGGGGCGCATAGGGCTATTCCTTTGCCATCGGCAGGACCTTGGCGTCGCCATACCTGTCCCTGGCCTCTGGGTCGTACAGAACCTGCTCGATATACCGGTGGCCGGTTTCAGGGTCGCGCACGCAGTGAACCACCACGTCGATGGACCGCTGGAGCGAGGCGCGCACGTCGGCGTCGTCCAGGTGCCGGCCGGACGGGTGCGACTTGATCAGCTTGCGGATGCGGTCGCGGGCGTCGTCGGCGGTATCGGCATGGACTGTCGTCATGCCCCAATGGCCGCTGTCCAGCACGTTCATGTAGGCCAGGGCCGCCTCGTCGCGCAGCTCCTGGTTGAGCATCCCGTCCATGCCCATGCGTAGCGCAGCGGCGACCAGGTCCTCTGCATTGTGCTTGGACACGGACTGGCCACCCTTGGAGTAGAGCAGATGGACGACGTTGTGCAGCGGCAGGCCGATCAGCTCCTGCAGGTCCTCGATGGTGACCAAGCGCATGAGCTTGGGCACCCGATGGATGAACGCGCGCATGTTGTGGGTCTTGCCTGTCCCCATCTTACCCGACCAGACGATGTTGAGGCCGGACACGATGGCCAGCGACAAGAACGCCTCCCACTGCTGGCCGCGGTGCAGATCAGCCAGCTCCGCCTCCCGGTTGCGCGGGCGACGGCTGCCGGATGCCCGCGCGAAGACCCCGGAGGCCGCCAAGTCGTCTGGGGTGCCAGCCTGCGCCTTGGGCCGGCGGATGGAGATGGCGATGGTCCCTTCGGGTACGGCAGGCGGACGGGCGATCTGCACGCGCTGCCCATCAGGGAGCCGGGTGCTGACCAAGGGCACGTCTTCGGCGATGTCCTGCCGGGTCAAGGCGGCGGCATTGATGGCGATGTCGTCCAGGTCATTGAACGAGAAGGGCAGGGTGATGCGCTCGACGCCCCGCCCGCGGGTGACGTAGGCGTTGTCCTCGCCGGGTCCGTTGATGTGCAGGTCGGTCATGTTCGCGTCATCGAGCAAGTGCTGCGCCGGCTGTAGCAGCCAGCGCAGGTTGGTCGCGGCGGTGATTGCCATGTCCATCGGTCAGTGCTTCCTGGGGCGGTTTTCATAGAAGCGGAACAGGTCGATGTACTTGTTGACCTTGACGATCAGCGGCTGGCCGGGCCCGCGGTAGAGGGTCGGCGGGATGTTGAGGTCGTGCCCAAACGCCTGGGACGCCAGCGAGGTCGCCTGACCGTTCAGGCCGCCGAGGTTGAGGTTGGTGTTGCCGTTGCCGCGTTGCGCCAGCCCGGTGGCGACGTTGCCCGATGTGTCGATCAGGCTGACCAGCAGCGCGGCCCTGATCTTCTTCCACAGGTGGTCGTTGACATCGCCGGGCACGCCGGGAAGGCCAAGCTCGTCGGCAGCCGGGGCGTCCAGCGGAATGGCAAGCAGGTCCGGCGCAGGTGTTAGGGCATCGGTCCAGACAAGGAACGCCCGCTCCTCGCCGGTGCCAAGCCCGCGCTCGATGGTGCCGTTCACCTGGGTTCCGCGAGGCAGCAGGATCGTGTTCCCGTCCATGCTCCACACGTTGTCATCCACCGTGCATTCGACGGGGCCGGGCAGGGCGGTGCTGATCGCGCCGTCAGGTGTGCAGCCGAAGGTCTGGCCCTTCTTGATCGTGTATTGGACGTGGAAGCGCTGGGGGACCGGCGCCGTATCGGCAAAGTGGGTGGTCTGCATCCGCTGCGCATATTCGCTGCCGCCCGGCGCTGCCACGTCGGGATCAGCCCGTGTCGGCGCTGCCTGCGCCTGCGCACGGGTTGCCGCCCGCTGCGCCGCCTCCTGCATCCCGGCGGTGTCCTCCCAGAAGCCCATGACGCGCAGGGGTGGGGTAACTGCTGCCGTGGTTGGGGGCGGGACGGTGAAGGCTGCTGCGGCCGGCGGCGGCACGATTGGATGTGCCGCGGCAGGCTCGGGCGGCGGTGCCACGCGGAACAACTGCTCGGGCATCTGCTGGCCGATTGACCACGCGGCACGGGATTGGGCGGAAGGCGTCTCTTCCCGGGGAGCCCTGGGCCACAAGACCCAGGTCAGGCCGCCGGCTGCGGCCAAGGCGCACGCGATGGCGCCCGCTGCCCGAACGCTGCCGGGCAGGTAGGTGCGTCCCCGGGCGACAGGAGAGGCACCGGGCGACGCGAGGCCGCTCACGGTGCGCGCACGCCGCGGACGACATCGGGCGAGCTGGTGCCGGTGCCGCCGCCCGGCTCCGTGCCGATGGGGTCGAAGCGGTTGTTGCGGAGCGCGCACACCTTGCCGCCGCGGCGCAGGCGCAGCTCCCGGTGGACGCTGGGCAGGACGACCTGCAAGCCGTTCGGCATGGTCGCGTTGACCGTGGAGACGATGGCCTCCTTGTTGTCCTGGTTGATGATGTAAACCTCCGGCAGCACCGCATGGGGCGGGAAGACCATGGTGGTCCGGTTGCCGTCGTCGGTGACGAACGAAGGGGCGAGCAGCGGACAGCCCACCGGATCGCGCTTGGAGTAGTCCTCGTTCTGGGTGGGCAGGGAGGCGGCGAAGCGGACCTTGACCGCTTGGTTGGCCGCCGCGGCTGCGGCCTGCTCCCGCCTGGCCCGCCACGCTGCGACCGCTTCCGGCGAGGGGGTTGCCTTGTAGGCGACCTGGACGGTCATGTAGGCCGCCCGATCATCGGTGCTGGCGACGTTGCCTTCCCTGGTGTGCAGCTCGAACGAGTAGTGGCGGTCGCGGCCATCGGCGGTCGCGGTGCGGACGAACAGCATCGACGGCTCCATCTGGTGCATCGGCTGGAGGATCAGCACGTTGCCCGACGAGCGCGCGAGCCAGTCCTTCGCCTCCTTCGGATCGGTGAATACCAAGGCCCCGGCGATGGTCAGCGGCTTTTCCCCGGCCTCCAGGATCAGCTCCAAAGGCGACAACCCGGTGCTGGTCAGCCGCGTGACTTGCTGGGGGTCATAAGCGACGCTGCGGACCCTGGGGTCCTTGGGGCCTGGCGCGGGATCAACGACGGCCAGCGCAGGGACCGGGGCCAGCAAGGCAGCGGCGAGAAGCAGCGGGCGCAGGTGGGTCATCGGGGGGCTTCCGGATCGAGGTCTGCTTGATAGTGGGAAAAGGCGATGCCCAGCGGGTCGTAAGCCTGCTGGATGTCGGGGGGGATGACGTCCGCCGCGGCCAGCCAGGTGATGCTCGCGGTCTTGCGCAGCGTCCGGGGCGGCAGGCCGGGGGCGGTAATCTTGAGCACGAAGGCGGCAGACACGGCGTAGGGCGTTGCGGGATCGGTGCGGACCTGGATGCCGACCACATCGACCACGGCAGCGTTCAGTCCGTCGCCGTAGAGCGCGGCGGGGTTGTCCGGGTTCTTGCGGTCAAGCATCACGGCCTGGTAGCGGGCCATCTCAGCCGACGTGCTCATGGCCGACACCCGGCGGTAGTTGCCGTTCACGCTCTCCCAGACGTAGTTCTCCCGGTCGCGCACATACTGGATGACCGTGTGCCGGAACACTGCGTCATGCAGGCTGCGGGGCAGGTCATCGCGGACCTGGGGTGCATCAAAGGTGCCGTCGTCGTGGACGATGGAGACGTAAACTCGGTCATGCACGGTCGGCCGGTTCCACATGATGGCCAAGCACGCGGCGGCGACGGTGGTCATCATGCCGGCGACGATCCAGCCCCCGCCGATGGTGACGAGGCGGCGCAGGCGGCGTTCCCGAACCAGGCCATCGACAACGGCGTAGCTCTGCTTCGCCTCCGCCAGGGCATCACCGCGCAGGGCGAAGCCCGGCTCGCTGGCGATCTGGTTCATCAGCCATGCTCCCGGCTTGCGCTGATCATGCGGCCTGGCGCGGGGCTGAGCGGACTGGTGGCCAAGCTGGGGCGGTTGGCGGGCACCCACTCGCCGGTCGGCTCGGGCACGGTCGAGTACTCGTTGGAGGAGCAGCCAGCCAAGGCGAGGATGACGGCCAGGGAGAACAGCGGACGCATAGGGATCAGCTCCGTGTGGAGTGCGTGATGGCAGGCGGCGGTGCGGGCGGCAGCGCGGCGGGGGCTTGCGAGCCAAGCTCCGGCCTGGCCAGGGACAGGCTGAGCGGCGGGGACGGCGGGCCAGGCGCCGGGATGGACGGGGCGGACCAGCCGCCGCCGCCGCGACCGAGAAAGGACAGGGCGTAGAGGGACGGCCCTGACAGCGCGATGCCGGTGCCGATGGAGTAGGCGAGGGGCTGGACGTTCCACATCACGTAGGCGCCGGCCAGGAACCATACGGCGATGGCGAGCATGACCTGGATCGCTTCGGCAAAGACGGCGGTGTTGGTCGAGGCGGTGATGATCGCGTTGGTCGCCTGGACCATGAACCACTGGTTGCCCAGCATGACCATCTGCAAGATCACGAAACCGATGACCTGCAGGATGACCAGTGCGATCATCTTGCCGACCGCACGCTCGAAGATCGGCCGCGTCGCATCGAAGATGGCGCACCCGATGATGGCCGGGAACACGCAGACGATGGCGGCCAGGGTCATGCGCGCGACGATGTAGACCAGGGCAAGGAACCCAAGGCCGAGGCCGCCGACGAAGCCTGTCACGATGCCGGAGATGCCGGAGATCACGCCGGTGACGCTGAACCCGATTTGCATCCAGGCGGTGCCGATGATGACCCACATCTGGTTCCAGACGTTGTCGAAGATCGCGGCGGTGCTGGCGACGCTGTTGGCGGTCGGGCCGGTGCTGCTGGAGATGGCAGCCGCAAGGGCATTGGGAATGCCGGTGAAGAATACGTCCCGGACCCAATAGTTGAACGTGGCCAGGTTGGTCGAAAGGTAAAGGACCAAGCCGACCCGCACGAGCTGGGGGACGAAATTGTTCAGCGGCGAAGCGTCGCCGTTGGCCAACTTGACGCCTTGCATCGTGTAGTAGAGCGCGGCGCACAGGGCGAGCGGGGTGGACACATAGTTGACCATCGCGCTGACGATCCCATCCATGCCGGCGGACATCGCACCGTCGAAGCGGGTCACGAAGGTGCCGATCGGCGCGAACATCAGCCGGCCCCGACCCGGCCGTTGCTCATGAGGGACGGCACGCACCGGGCCAGAGGATCGAACGGCCTGATCTTGTCGGCGGCGATCCAGCCTGGCCGGTTGTCGAGAGTGACGACCTCGGCGTAGCCGTTGACGACATGGCGGGGCGTCTTGGCGAACACGATGTTGGACGCGGTGACCAGCGTCGCCGCATCAGGGCGCGGATCAGCCAGGATCGGCACGCCCGGCCCGTGGCGATCAGCCAGTTGTGCCTCGGGCACATTCAGGACGGTGCAGGCCACCCCATCAAGAGGATGGACGACCTGCGGCTCTGCAGCCATGGCGGATACGGCGCACAGCACGGAGGCGGCGGCCAGGGTGATCCTGGTCATGTGTTCATCCCGAGCAGCACGGGTTGGCTGGCTGCGCTGGCACCGATCTTGTTGGTGATCGATGTCCGCCACTGGCCGACGGTCATGTTCGCCGAGATGCCGTTGGCGACGAGGGTGGAGCTGGACATGCCGGCCAGCGCGGTGGTCATGAGCTGGTTGCTGGGCGCGCTGGCCAGGCTTCCGGCATAGCCGGGTCCATAGTTGTAGTAGCCGCGGACATCGAGGACCGTGGGGTTGGCGATGCCGGCGGCCTGCAGGGCGGTGGCGCCGTCCTTGAGGTAGGCCGCGGCGGCGATGGACTGGCTTGCAGGGTCGTTCTTGGTGGTGATCTGGGACGCCAGGTCCGGATTGTTCTTTTGGACCTCGCTCACGGTCTGGGCGTAGGTGCCGTTCGACATCTGGAACGCGCCGCTGATGGTGCCGGTGCCACCGGGGTTGGCGGTGCAGTTGGACTCCAGCGAGCATGTTGCCGCCAGCGCGGTTGGATTGACGCCAAGGGCGGCGGCATTGCGGGCCGCCGCCTGGCCCCAGGGCTGGCTGGTCATCTTCGACAGCGTGGAGCCGTCGTCGGCGATCCCGCTGCCGCCTGTCGCGCTGACCAGCGTGCCGGTGGTCCCGCCGGCAACCATATCGGGGGACGCTGCCGGTGCGACGTTGCAACTGCTGGTGGCGGCGCTGCTGGCCAGGATGACGGCGCCGCCGGCCGCCGAGCTTGCGCTGCTGCCCGCCTGCCGCACCAACGCCTCGGCCGAGCAGCGCCACGCCTGCAGCTCGCGCGCGGCGTCCGTCGTCGCCTGGGCGTGCTGCATGATGCCGACCGCGGCGAGCTGGTTGCCTTGGGTCTGCGCCATCGCTTGCTCGCCGGCAAAGCGGGCGGATGCGTCGGTCGATGCCTTGATGTCGGTGGTGTTGCTCAGGCTGGAGCGCAGGCTGGTCAGCTCGGTCAGCCGCTTGCCGCTGCTGTCCAGCGCGGCCTGGGCGATCACCTTCTGGTAGGCGGCGGACGACGCGGTCTGGTTGATCGCCGCGGCCCGGAAGTCCGAGCCGGTCGGCGCATAGAACATATCGCTCCGCATCACGTTCTGCGCCAAGGAGGCAGTCTGCGTCATGCTGGATGACAAAGTGCCTGTCGCGCTCGCGAGGCCGCTGAGCGCCTCCCCCAGCCCCGCCGTGTCGGCGCCGAAGGGGTTGGTCAGGCCCATTGAGCTGAGTTGCGGGCCAAGCTCGGAAACGGCGGCCAGGTTGCCATGACTGACCGCGGCAAGCGTATCGCGCAGGTGGACGATCTGAGTGATCTGGTTGTCGATGATCGTCATCTGGTTGGCGATCTTGACCGCATCCTTGGCCACCGTCTGGCCGAACTGGCTCAAGGTGGCCGCCTCGGTCGCCGGGTCCGAGACGATCCATTGCGCGCGGGCGCCGCCGGCGTGCAGGCACAGGGCGGTGCAGGCGGCGAGGGTCTTCTTCATTCGGCGGCGCTCCTGAATTGCAAGGTCGAGGGTTCGTCAACGACGCCGGGGGCCATGCGCTCGTAATGCGGCACCCACGCTTGCGGGTCTTCGCCATGCCGCGCGATCAGCCGGTTCATCAGGTCGTAGGTTGCGCGGCGCCCGGAGATGACGGCGATCTTGTCGGCCGCAGCGCTCAGGTCGAAACGGCACAGCACGGACCCGCTGGGCCGCTTGATGAGGAAGGTGTGCTTGAGGCTCGGCAATTGCTGGGTGACGGCCAGGAACTCCGCCTCGGTCAACCCCATGCCGTCGCACAGGTCGGCCCGGTTGCCAGTCTCGTCGCCGAAGAAAATCTTGGTGGGGATCTGCTGCATGAGCGTGTGCGCGTTGGGACTGTTCAGCGCATCGCGGGCGCTTTGTGTCGCCAGCAGCACGACACCCTCGTTCTTGCGGATCGTCTTCAACTGGTCGTTGTTCTCGTCGCGGAACGCAGGGACCTGGTCGGTCTGCCAGAACTCGTCGATTGCGAGGACGATGGGGAGGCCGTCGATCAACTTGCGGGTGCGGTAGAACAGGTAGGACAGGGTCGGCGAGCACACCGTGTCGTCGCGGAGCAGGGCGGTGGTGTCGAACCCAACCACGCGCGCATCCATGCAGATCAGGTCGCGTTCGTTGTCGAACGCCCAGCCAAGCTCCTCACCGTGGCACCAGCGTTGAAGCCGAGCGCCAGCGCCGTTCTTCTGCCGCTGGCCCAGCATGACGACGATGCCGCCGATGCTGCGCTCGCCGGAGGGCATCCGCATCTGCATCTCGACGGCGCGGACCAGCCGGCGACCCTCGTCAGGTGACAGGTCGCCCTTGCCGTCCGACAGGATCAGGCTGCGGTGGAACTTGACCAGGAAGGCAACATCCTGCCCGTTGTTGCCTAAGCCCCGCAACGGCGCCGACCCGGACGACACCCCCGATTGCAGCGGCAGGTAGGACCCACCAACAGCGCGCACCATCGCGCTCAGGCCATAGTCCTTGTCGATAATGACAACCCGCACGGTGGCGTTGCGCAGCGCCAGCATCGAAATGCTGCCGAGGAGGGATGTCTTGCCGCTCCCGGCACCGCCGATCAGGAGACAGCTTCCAAGGTCCTCCTTGGGGATGGATACCGCGCCCTGGACGTGGAAGTGGAAGGCATACTCGGTGTCCGAAGTCGTCCGGAGCATGACGATGGGAGCGCCCCAGCGGCCCTTGTAGATACCCCGGGGCACGTTGTGCCGGGCCGCCAAGCCAACGGCGTTGATGCTTTTGACCAGGCCGGGCCGAGGACGCCAGCGCATGTTGCCCGGGACTTGCGCGTAGAAGGCGGCCTTGAGCGCATCGGTTTCGCGAACGCTGGTGATGCCGGCTTCCGACAGGACGGTCTGGCACTTGGAGATGCGGCGGTCCAGCTCCTGCAAGTTAGACGCATGGACGGCCACCGAGAAATGGTGGGTGACGTAAACGCTGCGCCCGCTTTGCACGTCGTCTTCGTCCTGGACCAGCTCCTCGACTTGGGACCGGGCGGCGTCGTTGCCGCTTTGCATCTGCTTGACGCGCAGGCTGATGCTGGCCAGCGCGTCAGCCTTCTGCTTGCACCGGGTGGAGTTGGTGATGGTGATCGGGAACGGCACCGAGCGGAGTGGGGTGAACAAGGTCGGCCGGGTGCGGGCCGGGTAGTCCTTGAACGACAGCAGGCCGATGAACAGCGGCTCGCCCTCGCACATCACCTGCAAGTCCTGGTGCCCGAACACAACGCGGTCCGGCACGACCAGGGCGCCCAGCCGTCCCAGGGTCAGTCCCATCGGCCGGAACCGGCCGTTGACGATCAGGTGGAGGGCTTCGGCAATCTCCGAGAAGACGACGCCATCTGCTTCGCGGGTGCCCAACCGGCGCGCGCCGTAGCGGACCAGGCTAGCGCCGATCTTGTCCAGCACCGTCTCGAAGTCCTGCAGCTCGATGTCCGCAACCTGCGGGTGGTCGCTGACGGTTCCGCCGAACAGGGACCGCAGGCCGGTCGCCAGGCTGTCCTCGGGGTGCATGATGACGGTAACGAACAGGTCGTTGCGGTAGAGCGTGCCGTCGCCCTGGGCGTCGCGGTAAGCGTCATCGAAGCGGGCGGCAAACCAGTTGTCGATAGGGGGCAGCGTCGCCATGCGCTGCCGGTCCTGCCGGACGAAATGGTCCCACACCTCAATGCGAGGGTGGGAGATGTTGCGGACCGACTGGTTGTCGCGCGTGTTCGCGGAAACGATGGCCTGAGCGCCAGACAGCTCCGCAGCCAACCCGGCAAGGTGGAACATCGCGCTCAGCGAGCCGTCCTGGTTGACGACGACGCCAGGCGTCCAATGCCCAATCTGCGGCTGGAAACGCCGGGCGTTGCGGTCAGTCGGCACGCTGGGTTGCTCCCAAGGGGTCGGTGCTGTCGCCGCCCCAGCGGCCCCGGTCAGCGAACAGCGAGCCGGACAGCATGGCGAGCAGCAGCACGCGCGGGCGGTTGTGATCGGTGGCGACCAGCCAGCGGCCAAGGGCCGTCAAGACAACCATCAAGGACAGCCACAGCGGGTTGCTGGTGACGACGACGATCAGGGCTGGCAGGCCGGTGATCGGCAAGATGAACCAAAATGGGATGTTGAACCCCTTGATGACGGCCGGCCGGGTTGCCCCAACCGACAAGCCATCCCAGGGCACGTCCTCGTTGCCCCGGGCCGTCATCAGACGATGCCGTACGCGGTCAGCAGGTAAGAAGCGCCGAAACTCAGGGCGAGGCCGCCCACAGCCGCGCCGAGGTAGGGCACGAAACGGCGGCCTTCACCGACCGCCATCACGCCGTGCACCGCGCAGATGAGGCAGATGACGATGCCAGCGAGCTTGAGCGCGTAGGGCAGCAGAACCGTCAGACCGGCGACGGGATCAACCCCGCCAGTGACGTTGATGGCATAGGCGGGCGTGCCTGCCGTAGCCAGAACGCCGGCGGCGAACAGGAACAAGGGTGCTGAGTGGGACTTCATGGGTTGTCCTTTCGGGTATTGTGGTTGAAGGCGTCACCCAGCCCGTCCTGGTCGTCTTGGACGGCTGAGCTGGCATGGAGAGCATCCTCCAAGCCGGGAGGAGGGCGGCGCGGCGATGGCGCAGCGATGTCCTCGGGTGTGGCCGGGGCCTGGATGGCGCCGGCGATCTGGATGGCGGGGATGACTAGCGCGGCTGCACGCCACACGCGGGCGGCGTAAGCGGCGCCACGGTCAAGAGTGCCGGTGTTATAACAGGAAGCCATCGCACGGAGACGCTGCTGCTCAGCGCCGACAGTGCGGGCGTAGCAGCCGGCTAGAACCTCGGCGCTGACGCGAAAGCTAGTGCAGGCGTCAAATGACGCAGAGAGAGCAAGCCCGCGGGCCTGCAGGTGTCCCGCACGCCAAGAGATTTGCGCGGCACCTAGATCGACAGAGTGCCCGGCTGCGATAAGAGACGCAGCGGTTGCTACCGCATCTGGCAACGTGGCAGGCGCATAGCTGCGTCGATCCGTATTGTCGCCAATGGCAAAGGCATTAAGGTTGCTTTCGGCCTTAGCAAACGACAGCAGCGTTTCAGGGGCAACGCCACCCGCGCAGGTCTGGGCCAACTGTAAGGCTACGAGGAGGGACAGGGTGCCGGACATGCGCCTCTCCAGCGGAGGCACGCTTCACTGCTACTCCCGCTCTAGCACCATATGAGGCGCAAGAACGAGACGCAAGCGCTAATCAGCGATAATGCAACCTATCCGGGTACCTTGGGGTCCGGCACACGGAGCAACGAGGGCACGTCCTGACCGACTGCGGCAGCCAGCCGGCGCATCGTATCCAGCGTAAGGTTAATCCGTCCAGCCTCAACGCGGCTGATGTACTGCCTGTTGAAGCCCGCCCTGTCCGCAAACTCCTGCTGCCTGAGCCCAAGCGCAACCCGAGCCGCCCGCAGGTTGCGGCCGAACAGCGTCCGCAGGCCGTTTGGGACAGGCTCGCCGTCTTCTAATGGGGGCTGGTCCGATCCGATCATGGCGACACCATGCCAGGATTGTGCGTTGCGCGGCAACCTCAGGGGAGTTGAGTCATTGGGGCATTCTCCCTAAACATGATAGGATTGCCATCTAGTGCCGTCAGCATGCCACGTACGATGAGGCGCGGACTACTGTAACAGCCGCGTAGCTCGCCCTGCCCCCCGCCGAGCAAGATAAGTGCGCGCGGCCTCAGAATATGCCTTGACGCCACAAATTCCGCTAAGGCAACACCCAGGAACGCTGCCGGAACGGCGGTGGGCCCCATCATCGTAGCGTGACCGCATGACCGATGCACCCAAGCGCGGAGCCAGGGGGCGATTTCCCAAGGGCAACGGAAACGGCAACGGACCAGGCTGGGGCGGCTCGCTCAAAGGTGCAGGTTCTACTGCACCGGTTGCACCTCCGTTTATCAAAGGCAACCAAGCCGCCGCCGGCCCTCACGACATGAGCCGCGAGGAGTGGCGCAGGTTCTGCCTGGGTGTCTGGCATTCGGTGGCGGATGACGTGAGCCAGCCAGGTACAGCCCGCAGCATCGCCGCTGAGAAGGCTTACGACCGGGTGGTTGATGCCCCGAAGTCCCGCATTGAGTTGGGTGGCCCTAATGGTGGCCCCATCCAGTCGGTCGGCATCACCACTGACGATCCTTTGGAGGCTGCGCGTGTCTATCAGCAGCTTGTGGGCGGAGGTTAGTTTTTCTTTCCATTGGCCCAAGTGTCCTGTAATATACCTAGGGACATAAGGCGAGCGGTAGGCATGGGGTTTGTGTATCGGTTGGACTTTACGTCCGGCAAGAGTTACGTGGGTATCACTACAAAATCTGTTGCCATGCGTTTCAAGGCGCACGCTAGGAATGTAAAGAGCGGGCGCTTAGCGCATGTTTACGCTGCATGGCGCAAGTATGGTGCTCCTTCTGCTGTATGCCTTGAGGAATTGCCCAATTGTGAATTGCATGCGGCAGAGGTGCGGTGGGTGCTGAGGGAAAAGACCCTGCGTCCGGGCGGTTATAATATGACGACTGGTGGGGACATTTCACCAGCACTTATGCCAGAAGTTAAACTGAAGATGTCAGCGGCCCAAAAAGCATATGCAAAGACACCAGATGGCATTGCTAGGATAAACCGCAATAAAATTAAGTCGCCTGAAACAGGCGCTAAGATATCAGCCGCACTTAAATTAAGAAACGCTAATCTAGAATATAGAAAGAGAATGGGCGAGGCCATTCGTCGGGGCCAATCTACTAATAAGGCTCGTGCGAATATGTCAGCAGGGCAAAGACACAGGGCTCCAATGTCCGTAGAGACCAAAGGACGACTTGCGGATATAGGCAGAGCTTTCTCTCTTACTCCGGAAGGAAGGGCGATCATATCGCGCGCAGCGGATGCTAGAAGATTGCAAGCCAAGCCAAAGTAAGAAGTTTGTAAGAGAAGACTTCGACTACAAGAATCCAGACTATGTAAGTGTATTCCGCAGTCGCGTTGAAGCCCTGAATAGAATTCGGGCTAACCCTGATAAGCTTCAGACTCTGAAAGCTTTTTACCGTGAGAATCCATCAAACTTTATAGATGACTGGGGTTGCACCTCTGACCCTAGGAATGCCGCAGTCGGTCGCCCCGTCGTCCTGCCCTTTCTGCTGTTTGAACGTCAGCGCGAGTGGGTGAACTGGTTTATGGAAAGCTGGCGGACCAGCCGCCCTGGCGTCACGCCCAAGAGCCGCGAGTCTGGTATCTCATGGCTGGCCATCGCTTTGTCATGCACCCTATGCCTGTTCCATGATGGCTTAGTAGCGGGGTTCGGCAGTAGCAAATCCGAACTTGTGGACAAGCTGGGTAATCCCAACTCGTTGTTCTGGAAAGCGCGCGAGTTCATGGCGCTGCTCCCTCGCGAGTTCCGCGGCACTTGGACGCGAGACGACGCTCCAGAGATGCGGATCAAGTTCCCAGATAGCGGCAGCGTCATTGTGGGGGAGGGCGGCGACAACCTAGGACGCGGCGGGCGCACTGCGTTTTACATCGTAGACGAGGCAGCTTCGTTGGAGCGCCCGCAACTTGTCGAAGCATCTCTGTCCGCAACAACAAACTGCCGGATTGACATCAGCACGCCGCGTGGAATGGGCAACCCCTTCCACACCAAAGTGACGACTTGGCCCGCTGAACGAGTTTTTTTCTTCCATTGGCGGTCGGACCCCCGCAAGGACGAGGCTTGGTATCAGGATCAGCTTAGCAAGCTGGATGCCGTAACAATCGCCCAAGAGGTGGACATAGATTTCGCCGCTTCCATCGAAGGTGTCTTAATCCCAAGCGCGTGGGTTCAAGCCGCCGTGGACGCGCACCGCAAGCTAGGCATTGTGCCCACAGGCGCACGGCGAGCCGCGCTAGATGTATCTGACCAAGGTCCCGACACGAATGCCCTTTGCGGCGCACACGGCGTGCTTGTGGACCTGATGGAAGAATGGTCAGGCAAAGGCAGCGACATCTTCCGCACGGCGCAGCGCGCATATGATCTGTGCGACACACACGGCTATGACAGCCTTAAATATGACGCCGACGGGCTAGGTTCCAGCATTCGCGGCGCGGCGCGCATCATCAACGAGCAGCGGGTTAAGCAAGGCATCAAGCCTCTGGCCGCAGACCCGTTCCAGGGGTCAGGCAAGGTGTTTGAACCGACCCGCAAAGACGCGAACAGCGGCCGACTCAACCAAGACATGTTCCTCAACTGCAAGGCGCAGTCGTGGTGGGCGGTGCGGACGCGCTTTCAAGCAACATTCCGCGCAGTGACAGAGGGCGTTACGTGTCCGCCGGACAGCATCATCAGCCTGTCGCCAAGCCTACCGCTGCTGGCACAATTGTGCGGCGAACTGTCGCAGCCAACGTACACGATCAACGGCGTGGGGAAGATCGTGGTGGACAAGACTCCCGAGGGCGCACGTTCGCCCAACCTTGCTGACGCGCTCATGATCCGGTTCTCCCAGACCACCCGCGCGCCGCTGACGGTATCTACTGCCGCCCTGGCCCTGATCTAGCATGTGGCCGTTCGGGCGCACGCCCGCGCAGCCGCCACCTCGCGTTGAGCCTGTCCTACCTGCGCCGCGCCGCTCCATACGGGTCACCGACGCTGCCCTCATGCATGCGCCCAGCGCCAGGCTGGAGCGGGCCGCACCAGTTTTCGCGTTCACGCTTCCCACCGCGCTGCCTGGCGTCAAACCCGCCAACGCCGATGTCATCGCGATGGATCGCGCGATAGGCGATCTGTATGACGCTGCAAACGCGGGCACGCTGGAAAACGGTCTAGCGTTCCTGGGTTATCCCTTCCTCTCCGAGTTGGCGCAGCGAGCGGAATACAGGGTCGCCAGCGAAATATATGCCAAGGAGCAGACCCGCCGTTGGGTGCGTCTTCATGCCAGCGGCGACAAGGCCAAGAACGACAAGCTAACGCAGCTCCGCAGCACGATGGATCGGCTGAACGTTCAGGACGTGTTCCGTGAGGCGGTCGAGCACGACGGGCTGTTCGGACGCGGGCAAATCCTGCTGGACACCGGGCGCAGTGACGATCCCGCCGAGATGGCGACGCCTCTCACACTGACGCCAGCCAAGATCAAGCGCGGCGGCTTCAAGGGTCTCAAGGCAGTGGAGCCGCTGTGGACCTACCCTGGCGGTTATAGTAGCACGCAGCCGTGGCGCAGCGATTTCTACAACCCGCAGACTTGGTTCATGCAGGGCCAGCCAGTCCATACGACGCGCTTGCTGGGCTTCGTAAGCCGCCAAGTGCCCGACCTCTTGAAGCCCGCCTATATGTTCGGCGGCCTTTCCTTGTCGCAGATGGCAAAGCCTTACGTTGATAACTGGCTGGTCACGCGGCAGAACGTGTCGGACTTGATCGGCTCCTTCAACACTTGGGTGCTGAAAACTAATATGTCCGCCGGTATGGACGCGGCGGCCAGCCCCAACGGCATTGACACGGGCACGATGATCGGCTTGGTCAACCGCGCTGAGATGTTCACCAAGTTCGCCAACAACCGCGGCGTCTTCATGCTGGATAAGGACCAAGAAGACTTTGCCAGCGTATCCGCTCCGTTAGGCGGCCTGGATCACCTCCAGGCGCAAGCGCAGGAGCACATGGCGGCGATCTACCGCATCCCACTGACGATTTTCCTCGGTATTTCGCCAAGCGGCTTGAATGCATCTAGCGAGGGCGAGATAAGAGTCTTTTACGATAATATGGAAGCGCAGCGCGAGCACACGCACCGCCGGCCGTTCCGAACCGTGCTGAACCTGTTGCAGTTGTCAGAGTTCGGGGAGATTGACCCCGCCATTGGGTTTGACTTTGAGCCGCTGTGGCAGGTGTCTGAGATTGAGCGCTCTACTCTCCGCAAGACGAACGCAGACACTGCGGCGGTTTATATTGAGGCTGGCGTGTTGACTAACGAGGAGGAGCGGGAACGCTTGGCGCGTGAGGACGGCGGAATCTATGACGGCCTGGACCTGTCCATCGTGCCGGAGATGCCTGGCATGGAGGATGGCGAGGCCAACGATCCGCTGACCGGGCAGAAGGACACCGAACTGAAGGACGCTATGGCAGGGGCATGATGCTGGCCTGAACTGCTTTATATCCCCGACCCATGCCGCCTAGTTTTCTGGCATGTAATTCTTG